TCAAAAATCCTTTATTTATCGGGGCATTTACTATTCCAAGAAATCTTACAAAAGATACTCTTGAGTATTATTATAAGAATTCTCAGTTTAATATCCCCGATAAAATGGAAATAAAAGTCTACTTAATATAAGGGATAGGAGAACATTCTATCCCTTATATTTTTAATTTATTAAATAAATTCCATTCCAGATGTACCTTAATAAATAAAAGAATGGAGAATATAATATGCCTAGAAAACCTAAAAGTGTATATACTAGAATTGAAGAAAAAACTGCTCAAATAAATAAGTTAAAAGAGAAAATATCTATATGTGAAACAGAGTTGATTGCATTAAATAAAGAACGGGAAAGGATTGAAATGGAACAGATTTTTTCTGCCGCAAAGGAGAAGAATCTCAGTTTTCAAGAAGTTCTTGATTTAATATCACGTTCAAATAAAAGAATCAAATAAAATAAAATCGTAAAAAATAAGGGAAGAATCTATTTCAGTTCTTCCCTTAAATTATATTTAGATTATTTCTTTTCTTCCCACTTATTTAATCCATCTGGTTTCACGAGTAAGCCTTTTCTTGCAAGAGTAAGCAGAGCTTCTTTTACTTCGGCACTCCCGGCATTAGCAGAAGCAATCTTAGACAGGTTCGGTTTTCCTGCACCAAATCCTCTATTGTGCAAGAACTCCGTAAATGATTTAACTGCTGTATTCTTTAAAATTCCAAAATATTTCACTCCGTCAATCCTCTCTTTCGTATAATCTTTCTGAACGGCTGTAGATGGTTTTGCTTCTTCAACCTTAATAACTTTAACAGGAGTAGTAAAAAGCTTCTTTTCGGCTGTTCTGCGGCGGGTAAGCCCCCTATATACACGACCACCTGCTTTATTGTATTCCAACATCTTTTTTGCGATTGTAGATCGTGAGCGAGTACCGTTAGCTGTTAAGCCTTTGATACTCCCGATGTTATACACAAAACTAACAAGCGCATCAATTTCATTCTGATTCCATTTGTAGTGGTCATTGTATTTCATGACAAGAGGAAGGTATTTTTGAGTCAGAGATTTTTCCAGCCATGATTCAGCGGTAGCTTTGCTAATTGTTAAGCCGGATTTAATAGTTGTCTTTGTAATTGACTTATCAGAGTTAGTGATGCCATATCCAATCGTCCAAACGCCAACTTCATCTCTATAAGCCTTTAAATAACATCCTTCAAATTCTTTAACCAAGTCTAAACAATTCTTAGTAATTTTTGCCATTATTCATCACTTCCTTCATCAATATCATCATCCACATCATCTTCTGGTACTTTTTCAATATCATCAAAATCTGCTTCTGTATCTAAATCTGTTTCGGAATATCTCGCAATAAAATCCTCTAATTCGGAAATAGTGATTCGTCCGTCTTTAAGGATTTTCATAACATCATCTGCTACCTGTGCAGGGTGAGTAATACTCTGATTTTTATACCAAGAATAAACAATACCGACAACGCCAACAATAGCAGTAACCCATGCAGTAATTTCATTTTCATTGATATTGATTACAGGTTTCCCCATAATGTTCAGTACATAATTCACCATCGTAAAAATAAGAACAACAGCACTAACATATGTACTTGGTTTAATGTCCTTTACATTAATTTGAGATAAAAATTTCTTTAATTTGTTCATAACGATTCCTCCTTAAAATTTGTTTATAGGCAATAAAAAAGAGAGTAGTAAATTCTCCCGAATAAATAACAATATCTTTATATTTATGCTCTCTTCACGATCACATATCCAGCTCCATGAGCCGTTCCCTTCCACCAGTTAGCCTGATTTTTTCTGCCAGCTTTACCATGTAATACCGTCTTAATAAGCCAGTTCATAGTAACCTTTTTTGTCATACCGTTTGTTGCAACAACATATTTACCGTCAACGCTTCGCCCAATAATCACATTTGTATGAATTGGATTTTTCTGCTCAAGTAATACGATATGTCCATCATGAATAGCTTTTCGAATATCAGCTTTAATTCTTTTATTAGCACCTTCAGGACAACCTTTCCAAGTAGCAATCTTTTTTCCTACAATTTTATTAATCGCTTTTTCAATGCCGAAAATAGTTAACTTACTTCCTGTATAACCGCCCAAATGCTTTTTCGCATATTGATGTACTTCCGCAGGAGATTTTAAAATTCCTCTAAACTGTAAAGCAATAGAAGCAGCTGCCATAGAACATCCGTGTTTTTGACAAAAAGAACCAAATTTCTTTTGTTGTGGAATTTTAATTCTTCGTGAAGCTCGTCCAGATGCAATAACTGCTAGTTTAGGATATTTCGTACTATCTCTAGCTTTTACTTTTAGAACTAACCCCTTAAGGTATCTGCCGTTGGTAAAGCCGCATTTTCCTTTGTAAGAAACTTTTACGAAAGGAATATTATCTTTCCAAATAATTTTAGCTCCGACAATTCCGACATCCGTATTTGCAGGAGCAGTGCATATGACAGAAGCAGTTTTAGAAGCCGATTGTCGGAGATTAATCCGAAAAATTGTTTGTAAAACCATAATAACCACCATCCTTTATATAATAAAAAAGACCCTACCAAAAAGTAGAGTCATTAAATCATTATTTATTTTCTATATCCAACTCTTTTAAAATCCTTTACCAATTCCTTTTTCACATCTTCCGCAATCTTCTGTATGAATTTATTCCACAATCTTTTCAGCATACCTACATCACCTCCATTTATATCTCGGCTTTTCTTCATCAAACCATTTCCATCTAACAAAATCATCAACAATAATAGCAATTGCACTTAACGGCAAAAATAATAATGCAAACTGCGGACAAGTCTGACCCAAGATATTCCCCGGCAAGCCGCTATAATCCCACACATCTAATCCAAGCCAAAGATTAACAATGCACCCTGTAATAAACTCAGCACTTAATATGAACGCTTCAACTCTTAATACTTGTTTCCAGAACGGATAATCCCATTCAATTTGTTCATTCTGTAGTCCTGCGTAGATAAAACAGATACCACCGCAGATAATCATGCTATAGTGAGAATATCCACGCCAAAGAATTTCAATTCCGTAATATGTATAACCGCCAAGTAGAAAGAGTACGAGATATTTAATAAGGATTTTAATATTATGCGTTTGAATCACCTGCTTTCGTTTTCTTATTGCCAATATCTTCTTTTACATTTATAATATAAATGAATGTTTTTTATTCGTCATAAGGCGAGAAAGGAGAAGAATATGAAAAGAATTAAAATGTTGCTTGTTGCGATGTTGTGTGTTGTTATGACATTTGGCGCAGCGAGTGTTCCTGCAAGTGCGGAAATTATTGAAGGGGATAAACCGAGAGAAATTACTGTTAAAGAAATAAAACTCGATAAGCCTGTGTATCGAATAGGTGAAAGTCCTATTTTAATGGTTAAGTTCAGGAACTTAAATGATGTCGATACATCTCAAATAACTTCTATTTATGTTAGAGGGAATGGTGTTTTATTCTCATTGAAATATAATGAAGACAACGGCTATTTTCAAGGAAGAATAAATTTATACACAAAAAAAGAAGGTAGAACATGGATTGTTATTTCAGAAATTAAAGTTAAAAATAATGACGGAACAATTTTAGTTGCAAAGAGATTCCCGAGCATAGAGTTTATTACAAATAATAATTGTGCAGATGGGAACCATACTATATATAAGGATAACTGGGTAGAAAATAAAACACATTCCCCTTGTACTGAAAGTTGGGATAAAACTATAAGTTGCAATATTTGTCACCAAGTTGTATATCGAAAAATCATTCCTGCTCTTGGGCATGATATTAGCGAATGGATGTTGATGAATAATCCTACACTTTCACAGAATGGACTTGAAGAAAAAATATGCAAAAGATGTGGAATTGTTTTGCAATCACGAATTATACCTAAATTAACTCCTACTTCTAAGCTCAAATTTAAGAAAAAATCCATTACAATCAAAAAAGGAAAATCTATAAGACTTAAATACATAAGAAAACCTGTAAACGCTCAGGACATATTGTCTTGGAGATCATCCAAACCAAAAGTTGTAAAAATTCTTAAAAATGGTAAAATAAAAGGTCTTAAAAAAGGAAAGTCTGTAATTACATTAAAAACAAGTATTGGAAAGAAAGCCAAAATTACAGTAAAAGTAAAATAATAATCTATTGACAAGGGTTCTTTCTTCTGAACCCTTGTTGTTATCTAATTTTATTTATTATAATAATTCAGTACCATCAAAATCATAATCCAATGCATAAATTAAAATATCTGCCATATTAACATTAACAGAGTAGCTATCTATAGGAGCAATTTTAAAATCTATAGTATCTCCCTCAGATAAATATAATATATAGTTGTTTAATTGACCCAACGTATAATCAACTGGAGTAGCATAACTTGCGGAATATGCCGCATACCTACTTCCATTTTTAAATAACGCAACCTCAACTCTCTTATTTGCAGTCGGAGAATTAATAGCAAGACGAGTTTGAAAACTATATACTCCATTTCTAGATATTGCAATTTGATAATTCGATTTTTTATAATATAATTCGCTTAACTTACCTTCCGTGCCATTACTGAACGAAGTAAGTTTTACATAGTTACCCTTTTTTGTTCCGCAACTTGTATTATTAGAATTCCAATAATGAGCGACTAAGCCAGCATGACATTTTGCACTATTTAAACGGGATCCATCATTAAATAAAATCCCATTCCAAGAATATACAGTGTTATCTCCTGATATATTATCCCACATTTGTAATCCATTTATAGCACTTAAGTAAAAGCTATAACTCTGTTCTTCATTTTCTTCTCCATATATTGTATATTTAGACGAACCTTGAATTAAACATTCATTTAAGGATAAAGAATCAACTTGTCTTTCCAAAATATTTTTTCTTGAAGAATCAGAGTAAGTTTTACCATCGTAATTTAAAATAATGCTAGAAGTATCGGACAAAAGACTTAGTGAATTGGAAAAATCTAAAATCCCAGTGTCAACTGTATCAGTATGTGAATAAAATGATTTAATTCCCTCACTATTTATCTTCCATCCCCCAATACTACCATCCGTAGAATTAATAACCCCAGAAATATCCGCATCCGAAGCGTATAATTTCCCATCATATCCAACTCTAAACGGTGCATTATCCATAATTAAAGAACCTGCCCAAAAAGCCTGAGAACTACCGCCTAAACCTGCACAAGTTACATCGGTATCTCCAGTAACTAAAGCTAGATTGTCAAGATTAAATTTTCCAATTTTACCCGATTCAGCCGTAATATTGCCCACAACAGTAGCTCCCTGTAATGTTGCAATTCCATCATTATTAACAATAAATTTATCATTAACATTGATTGATCCGCCAACTACAGTTATATCATTTGCAATAACTTTTCCTGCATTATCCCATTTTAAATATTTGCTATCAAAACTGCCATCCTCAAGATTTAAGAAACTGCCAGATTCTCCTGTTACATAATTTCTAGATTTTAAAGCATCAGCCATGATCTTTTCTGCTGTAATAGAATTTGCTGAGAGCATATCAGTAGTAATACTTTCGGCATTAATCGCACCATTCTCAATTACAACACTTCCTTTATCTGGTGACCTAACAACAAATTTTCCTGTAATCGCTTCAATCAATCCATTTGTTATTTTCAAGCTTGTTTCGCTTGAACCAGATTCTACAAGCCAAGAGAACATATCTTTTGTTTGTTCTTCTACGGTTTTAATATTATGCGCCACATCGTCAGGAGAAGGAGAGTAAGAAGTGGATTTTATTCCTTTCTCAATCTTTAATGTTTTAGCATCCGCAAGTAAAAATGAAAAGCGCATATAAACTGCACCGTCTGGTATTTGAAGCATTTTTCGTTTAGATTCTTTGCTATTGGCAAGTTCTGACTTTACACCAGAAAGAAAGACTTTATCAGCACTATAAAAACAAGTAGCAGGAGCGTTACCAAGATTTGTAAACCCAGATGCAATATAATAATCCATATCCCCGACATTTATGTAATCAGAATAACCCCACGCTGCATCATTTATCTCTACATTCTCTGAACTTAAATATTTTCCTTCGATAGCAGTATTTTGAACAAATAAGTTCACGCCACCAAGTTCTAAATCATTGTATTGCTGTTTAACTTCCCTCTTAAAACCATATAAATCTTGTGTAGAAGAGGACAGAATATCTTTAAGAGTCTTTTTTACTTTTCCGTTCTCATCTGTTACTTCAAAAATTGTTGTTTCTTCAACTTTTGATTTAATCTTTCCAGTTAACTTGTCTACAGTAGATTCAATCTTTCTAATTTTTGAAATGCTATCTCCAAGTTTAGAAATAGTAGTTATATCGTAATAGGCACTGTTGTTAGAAAGACATTTAAAAGAAATTACTGTAATTGCATTGGTATATAAATCACAAGTTTTAGATACAATAAGAGTAGAAGAAGATATAGTCAATCCATTTTTTCCGTTTGTAATATCCTTCCATGTTGTTCCGCTATCAATACTATATTGCCATTTAGAAAATGTAATTTCACCTTGAAAAGTCGGAGTGATACGAATTGTATCAGGAGAAAATGTTTCTCCACCATCTGTACTTTTAAATACTGTAGATTCTGCTATAACCTTAACTGACTTAGCAGCTGCACCTTCTTTTTGACAGCTCCATGAAAATACTTTTGTTACTGTGTCTTCTCCTAATGTGATAGGAATATTAAAAGTTCCTGTATCGGCAGAAATTGTAGTTCCTGCTTTAACGGTAAATGTAATTCTTGCCGAGGATTTTGTAACGGTAATACCATTTGCAGAAGAAATATTTCCAATTGTAAAATCAGTATGAGGAGTCATTCCCTGTGTCACTTTTATATCTGTATAACAAACAAAATCTTTTGTAACTTTTCCATTTGCATCTGTAGGAATAGATTGAGCTTCATTTGATAAGATAACTGAAAATGGTTCTTCTACATTAATTATTGTACATTCCCCATAAGCAATTTTAGCCATATATTCACCTTCCTTTCTCATTGGAAGGTTTTATTCTTCCACAATTTTCTCACTATTTTCATCCATAAATGTAAGCATATAAAGATCATCTACGGTAAGGTCAGGGTTAGAATCTACGAATGTATCTAAATCAAATACTCTTAAAGTATAGACTTCTCCTTCTTTTCCAAGTTCTTGAATTTTCTCATTTATATCATTAATTTTTTCACTATATTCTTCTTTATATTCATCTTTTAAAATATGCTCAAAAACTTCTTTTTCTTCACCATTTTCATCCTTTTGAATCTTTTTTTCTTCAATAGTCTTTTCTTCTGTAAAATATTCTTTTTGAACATTCATAACTAATTGTTTGCATACCTTTTCATATGATTGAGCAGCTTCAATTAGACTTCCGATATTTCTCTGTAAGTCTAACTGTAATTTTAGTGGCAATACTTCATTTCTTTTATTTTTTTTAAAATCGTTATTGTACCATCCAACAACTTCAAATACCTGTGCGTTAGATAATGCTACTTTTTTCATAATACTCATATAAAAGTCTCCTATTCATTTTAATTTAAAAGAGCCTATCATTTTGATAGACTCTATATATTATTCAAATACTAAATTTCCAATCATATTAAATTCTTCAATATTAGATACTTTCTGTACCATTTTTTCATACGCTTGCTGTTTTTCAACAAGTGGAGTTACATAAGCATCAATCTCCATTGCAAGCTTTGTTAATTCTTCAACTGTCCAATCTTCGCAGATATTTCCTACATCATTCCATTTGAGAAGAGAATATAAGAGAGACTGTTGAGAATAAATATTATACATCGCCATTTTTGATGTAAGTTGTCTTTGTTTTTCTTCTGTAACTGTATAATATCTTCCTTCTTTATATTTTGCTTTAGAAAATAAAGGATGAGAAGATAAGTACTCAGCTAATAATGTTTTAGATTCCACAATCTTTTCATTCTTCAATTTATCCAATTCAGGATTTACAATGTAATTTAAATAGTTTTCAGGATTACTATTTAAATCATCCATATCAAGTAATGATTTTTCTTCTACAAATTCATTATAGTCATATTCAATATAACTTGTTGAAGATTCTTCAAAAGCATTTTCATCTGTTTTTTCAACTCCATTTAGACAAATAAACACCGTAACCATATCACCATTTTCAATGATTTTAACAGGTTGCTGAGATTCCGAGAATCTTGCCTTTTCCATAATCACTCACCACCTTTTTACAAATTTTTATAATCTTTCTTACTTTATATTTCTTTTTAAATTTATTGCTATCACTATTTACAATTTGTCCCCAATATGATATTGCTCGTCTAGCCCATACCAACGGTATAAATTTATGTGTAGCAATCATTTTTCCCAATTTTAAAAATGTATGTCGTATTCGTTTAAAAGTTCTACGTCTAATAGTTGTATGCCATCTATAGATACGAAATCCCATCATATCTATAAATTTAGTGTCATGTTCTTTATCTTTATTATCAATTTTTGAGACAAACCAATCAACTTTTATAATTAATCCTAGTTTATCTTTTGCATATTTAATCATCAATTTAACTGCTTTATGCAAATCTTTAGAATTTGTAGATATAAGAAGAATATCATCCATGTAGAATAATTGGTGCTTTATAAGAGAAATATATTCACTTGTTTTGTTTCTACGAGATTTTCTAATTTTATGCATATGACTAATTTCATGATATAGTTGAGATAAGTATAAATTACATAAAAATTGAGATAAATAAGAACCAATAGATAACCCTTTATCAAATGTATTAATAATAGTTTCAATTAACCATAACAGCATATCATTTTTAATATGCTTTCTAAGAAATTCCATTAATAATTTTCTATCTATACTTTCATAACATTTTTTAATATCTGCTTTCGCAAAATAAGTTAACGATTTGTTTCTCAGCCATCTTCTTATTTGACGTACACCTTTTGAACAACCTCTTCCTTTAATAGCCGCACATTGATACACACCTATACGACAAAAGAAAGGTTTTAATCCTTCTACAGCAATATAATCGTATATTTGCTGTTTTACATTTTGTATTCCAATCCGTCTTTCTTTAAAGGAAGATGAATCAATTTTGATTTTATACCAAATTGGAGGGAAATGTAATTCTCTATTCAATAATTCATTGCGAATAGTATCAATAATTTTTTCTACTATCCATTTTACAGCTTCTTTACCATATCTATAAATGATACAATATACCTGATTAGATGTTAAACCAGATTCCTTAGAAAATAATCTTAGTGTATCATTTCTTTTATATTTTCCATCAAGACAATTATAAGTAGCTCTACTTATTAAATCTCTATCTGTAATATCTATATTTTTACAATATCCTTTCGTATTTTTAAGACCATCCTTTTCTAAATTTATGTCCAGACATTTTCGATTGTCTTTAAAAGGCTTTTCGGTTTTTTAATTTCTACTAAGCCCAACTATAATCATGTATTATAGTTTCCGTTTGCCCTTGGACGAGAGTAAACAGATTGGTCTTATAAAAAGAATTTTACGCATCTGCGAAGGTGTGATAAATCACAATAAACTTTTCGTCTACGAATTATGATGCTAAAGATTAAAATGAAATTAAACAATTTCGGCAGCCGTAATTCCAGTTCGTCCTGTCAAGCCTGTTCCTGCAATTCAGATGGAAACCTGCATTAGAACCATTCCTGAGATTACCGCCAGCATCATAAGTCCCTATATTTAAATTTTAATTTTTGTATTATTTTGCAAAGTAATATAGTATAGTCAATAGGAGAGAAGGGGAAGACCCCTCTTTTTACTACGCTACGCTTCGTAAAAATTCACCCCTAAAGACCAGGAGATTAATCGCGGCAGCCGAAATACCAGTACGCCCAGCCAAGCCCGCCCCAGCAAAACAGAAGGAAACCAGCAAAAGAACCATTCCAGAGATAACCGCCTTGAGGATATTCTCTAGTTCCAGAAGTACTTGTACCACCCGAATATAATTTACTTGCGATACCCTGTTTATCACTTGCTCCAATAGCAGAAGGAAACCACGCACCAGTAGAAGTATCAATAGTCAAATCGCCAATCCACCAATCACTTCCTTTTCCGTCAATAGAAGCAGGAATATTACCTATCTTTGTATATATCTTTTTAATAGTTGCTTCATCAGAGCTTCTAGCAATTCCTTTTGGACATACATATACATCTTTACTATAATCTGGCTGAAATACCATTACAGTGTCGGAAGCAATTTCATAAGCACCATTTCTATATTCTCTACCCTGGACACGATATACATGTTTCCAATCTGTATTAGAAATTGGAGAACCATCGTGATGTCCAATTACAGAATCAGTACTTCCAGAATACCAAGGCATTGTTGACATTGTAATATTTGCTGTAACGGTATCTGAAAGAACAATAGGAGTAGTATCAAATCCTGTGTCAATATCAAGATATACTGCCTTATTGTTATCATCTAAAGTTTCAATATTTAAGATTTTAACAACCTTAGCATATTTGTGCATATTAGTAACTCCACGATCTAAATTAACTCCTGTTTCTGTATCATTTAATTGTCCATATCCAACTGATACAGATGAACCTACTAATAAATTGTTTGCTTGTGCATTTGTAACAGGGAAATATGTTTCTTTTGTACTTCTAACAACAGAAGCAGAATATTGAAGATTATAATTCGTACATCCTTTATATAAACTCTGAGAATCTTTTGTAGCACCTTTGATCACATTAAAGATAAATTGAAACGTCGTATGTTCTGCACCAGCACCATGATGACCTTTTCCTTTTTTTGGGAATTCAGTCATCATTTTATTATAAGAAGTAAAAGTTTCTGGTTTACCATCTTTTACAGAACGTAAAAACCCATCATCGCCAATACTTGCATAATATTTACTACCAATACACCAAGGCAATACTTCTCCATCAGCGGTAACACATTCACTCCAAGGTTTTAATTGTACATCCGTTCTTAATGGATTTCTCATATCAGAAATTGTAACATCTGCATATCCTTCATCTTGATTTACTTGAAAATCATAATAAAAAGACATTTGCATAGCTCCAACATCCACATTGCCTGTAAATGAAAAATTTTCATCCCCCTCGATAGCAGTAGGATATGGTGAACCATCATCATTTCTTTTATAATTACAATTTACCCATTCAAATAATGGATGTTGTCCATTTAAATAATCATCTTTACCTTCAACAGTGTCAGTAGAAGGGGTAAATTCAAGTCCTGCATTATCTAAAAGTTTCGTACCAGTAGAGGTAGGGTTGGTGGCAAATAACCAAATTCTTGTTCTATATACCTTACCAGTTCTTTTAAAATTATAAAAGTCTTTGATTGTTTCTACACGAGGAGTATTATTTAAAACGTCATGTATTGCTGCTTTTAAAGTAGAAATATCTTTTCTTGCTTCTGTATCTTCTAATGTGTAAACAGTTCCTTTAATATTCGCTTGTTTTATAGTTGTTGTCATAGTTCACCTCCTCAATCAATTACTAAAGTCCCATCATCCGTTACTGTTATATTTAATTCCTTATCCCATTCTTCTATTTTTTCTTTTGTAATTGAGTCAAGTATCTCTTTATTAGAATGGGCGTGTTCTGAGTCCTTAGAAGCGTATTTTTCATCGTGATTATGGTCTTTGCTTGAAACTCCAATTTCATCCGAAGAAAGATTACCTGTTAATTCTTTTCCATTAATAGATGGTTTATTTTTTAAATCATCGTAATTAGAGGTAGATGGAGTAGAAGGGGAAGAAGAACCGACTTTTTTATCTGTATACTTTTTTGCTATCACAAAAGTCTCAACGTCAATCATTTTTAGACCTCCTTCCAAACACCAGAGCTATTTAACACATATAATTTACATTTATCAATTACAAAACATGTTGAACCGATTGAACATTCTGAAATTTGTGATTTGTCTGTTGCACTTTCCAATATACCTTTTTTTGTATTTGTTGGAAGTTTAGATATATCTTCTTCTAAATCACAATAAAATTCTTTTAAATTAGGTCTATTATTATTACCAACATCATTAATCCAATAAGCCATATAAAACACCTCCTTCAATTTAAAAAGAGAAGAGTATGTTCATCTCTTCTCTAAAATTATTCATATACAATTGTTGAAATAGAATTATCAGATTCATCAACAACTGGTCTTTGTACTTCATCAGTAAGAATATATACATGAGTATCCTCTTCTGTATAAGCTGTATATTTACAAACAAATGAGATTTTCTTATTAACTATAGAATTATCAAGATAAATTGCTTTTCCTGTTTTATAAGGCTTCACTGTATCCAGTGACTCACCATTTTTATTTCTTCGATACCACTCATAAGTACCACTTGGCAAATCATCTCCCGTAGCTTCAACCCACCTTTTATCACTTGTAGAATATTTCATAAGAGTTACACTTTTTGAAGTTGTATTAACTTTGTAAAAATACCCAATTGTTCCATCAGAAGGTTCTTCTGTAAAGAAATCTGTAGATTTTATTTCATCAATTTGTTGTCCATTCTGAAAAATCATTGCATAGACTCCACCAACTCCAGAACCATTCACTAATTTATCTCCTAAAGAAGAAAAACATTCTACACTAATAGGGTCAGTTTTGTCCATAACCGTATAGAATGCCTGATAAGTTCTAGTTTTGTAAACTGCACGACATCTAAATGATGCAGTAGAATCAACCATAGGAGGAGTAACTGTAAGATAATCATTGGTACATCCATTAATATCTTGGTAACTACCATCAATATATTTGCTCCATTGATATGTTACTCCTGTTGTTGCTGTATCCATACCATCATGAAGTATGGTTCTTAAAATAACATTATTATTTCCATTATTAATAGTAGAGTCACCAGTTACATATACCTCAAGCAATACAGCATTCTCTCCGCTTTTTGCCTGAATAATTTTATTGATACTAAATTTAAAAGTATTAGAAAGTCCATTTGATGTAATAGTGATAGTGATTTCTCCAGATAATCCAGAAAATAAAGTTGCTCCTTTTGCGACAGAAAGAATAATACATCCTTCAGAGCTTGTAGTAGCAGGAGTGTTAGATTTTACTGTAATTCCAGATGGAAGAGGAGTAGCTACAACAGCAGTGCCATCCGTAGCTTTCATACCTAATTCACATTTAAAAGGAATTGTAATTTCTTTTGCTTCACTAACAGTTTCATCAGTATCGCAGTTGATATTATCAGAGAAATTCCCCAACCTAATACTTAATGCATCAGCACCAGAATCACCTTGTTCGCCATCAATACCATCTTTTACTATAGGAATAGATTGGCTATCTTTATAATTAGTTGTTGTTCCAGCTTCATATAATTCACCTTTAATAAGTTTAATCTTATTACTAGATGGTTTATAAATGTGTGAATTCTCATCTACTCCTGAAGTATATTTTAAATCAAAATTTTCTCCATCCGTGGACTCATAAATTTTAAATCTACCTGAATAAGCTGTATCAGGGTTATTGCCTACTCGTTTTGTAGCAGAAAATGTCACTGTCTCAGGAACAAACACATCATTTTTATCAATCTTTAAATAGGACAAATCTGAATTAATATAGTAGAAAATTGGGTCAGCAGCATCAGCACCAGATCTATCTTTATGAACAGTAAATCTTTTATTTAAAGTAGTATAACCTGAACGTGTAGCAATAAAATCTACATATCCAGTCTCTACAGTAATACCTGTGACAGTATATACAAAAGTCTTTGAATTAAAAGTTCCTGTAATTCCATCACTTGGAGTAGCAGTAATATTCCAATTAGCTGTATCATCTTTTGAACCTTTTAATATAGTAAATTTAGTATTTGCTCCATTTAAAGACGTTGGGTATAATTCTCCATTTGCTTTAGTAGGAATTGACTGAGAATCATTTGTTAAATTACAAGTGATTGTTGCTGAACCAGCTGCACCATTACGAACTTTCCAAATTTGATGAATGTCAGAAAGATTTTCTGTGTTTGTTACAAGTTTAATCACCGCCATATCTCCCACAAATACATCATCTGTATCATTAACAGTAAGAGTAGTTGTATTAGAAGAATTAGGATATACTTCAAAACTTCCATCAGCTTTTTTATACTGCCATTGTTTTACAGTTGTATTTTCTAATGTTGCGGTAAGTATAATAGATGGGGCAGAAATAAGGTTTCCTTCTCCGTTATACTTAAAAGCTGTTTCACCTGTAATATCACATTTAGATAGTTTTTTTACATTTTTAATAAGACCAAAAGTCATCTGCGCCTTTGCTTTTACTTCGACACCTTCTGCATCAGGGTCACGATAAGTAATTGTACAGATGTATGTAATCAAATCTGCATCAGCTAAAACATTTTTTGAAACAGTTAATACTCCACCTGAAACCTTTTCTCCTGTAACTAAAGCAGTTGGATTTCCTGAGCCAGCTTGTCTTTCCCACACAAAACTAAGACCGTTTGAACTTAAAGCCATCATTTCACCATTTAATTCAACAAAGGGTGTTAAAACTAAATTGTTTGCTTCCCAGTTGGGAGAATAAGCTGGCGATTCATTTGGATCATAAACAGTTGTAAGGGGAAGAGAAGAGCCTAGCCATGCACTTAATTTTCCTACATCAGAAACATCAATGATGGTAATTCCACCATAGGCTTGTTGTTTTGCCATACAAAACCTCCTTTATTTACTTTTGCTTTGCCGAATAGAAGCTTGTGCCAATGCTTCCCCATCATAAGAAAAAGTGCAGGTAAAATACGCTGCACTAAACATTACATCACTTCTATTAATTGTTATTGTTTTTGCTCCACTTGAATGTTGTTCGTTCCAATATTTATCACTAGAAGAATCGTAACTAGAACGCTCCCAAGTGAAACAAGAATTATCATATTTATCAGTTACGTTTTTACCATTTTGGAATAAATTTACCTTTACGGTAATTTGAGATACCTTTCTACTTGTGTTAACTCCTTGAGGAGTAACAAATCTTATCTCAAAAGGTATAGAATTATCAATTTTAGAGTTTAAATTTTTAAGAGATTCATTGGTATTATTTTGAAATTCTGTATATTTAACTCCAAATAAATTTCCACTTCCATCAAGAATATTTTTTATAGAAATATTTCCATTTTTATCTGTCTCAACAATTGGAAAATTTAATTTGGACTTTGAAATAGTATCATTAGAAATCATATTTCCAATAATTGTACTATCAGGTATACCCTCTTGTGTGATACCATTCTCGTCAAACATAGCAGTTTTACCATCAGTACCTTTTACGATAAAATTAAAATTACCATTGCCATCTTGCCCAATTTGAACTCTAATATTTCCATCTTTATCATAAAATTGCTGAGTAGAATCTTTAAATGCAATAGATGGGTTTCCATTACTAGATATTAAAGTTATTAATTCAGCAGTAGCAGAGTGAGTCATTAAATCCGCAACAGAAATTTTAGATGCGATTAAATTTTTAATAACACCTTCATCAATTACAACATTTGCGGCTGTTAAATGAATTGCTTCTAAATCTCCGACTGTACCAGTTCCTGCCAAAAGATGTTTAATATTACCTACAGTTGTATTAAGCTCAGATGTATTTATTTGCTTATTAACAAGATCGATAATTACATTTCCAGATTCATCTTTAATTAATTGAGTTGTTAATTCTTTAAAGAATCCTGAATCTGCGTTAAGAATTTTCGTTGTAAGAATATCTGTTTGGATTGATTCTGATACAAGAGTTTTAAATTCTGCACTGTTAGCTTTTATAAGTTGCGCTGTAATTTGGTCACCATCTATATATTTAGAATAAAGATTTGTGAAATTACCTGTAATACCAGAAACTGTTCCTGCATTATTTTTACTCATGTAAGCATTAAAAGAAGAACTTCCAAGTAATGATTTTATAAATTCTGGTGTAATTGTGTAAGATGTGACATCTTTCGAATTTCCTGCTGAAAGAGTAAGTGCATTTTTCTGTGCTGATAAAGCAGAGCTTAACAAATCATTAAAATCATTTTTTTTTGTTTTATATCTTGTTACAGATGAAAAGGTAAGTGTAAAATCACCTTGATAAATACAAGGATTGTAAGTAATTCCTGTAACTCTTAATTTTTCAAATGTACCATTATTATTGATTTCTGCGTGAATAAAATTGTAAATATCTAATGGTTCAATTAAGCATTGAAATTCTTCTAAACCATAAATATTATCTAGGGTATCTTCCCATGTGTATTGTGGGTGAGAAGCTGCGTATAAACGCTCAACTGCATCTAAGTATAACTTATATTCCTTTTCAATCTTTTCAACAGAAGAAGTAATAGATGTTGAAATAATGTTTTCATTCTGATAATCTGTATGCTTATAAAGTTTCTTTAAAAGAAATTCTTCATATTTCGTAAAAGCAGGATATTCAGTTTGTACGTTTTCAAAATTTTCTCTTTTTACATTTTTCGCAATCGTATCATATTCAGATTTATAATTATTTCTTTCTGAAATTAAATTGTCGTATTCTTTTTGTCTTTCTGCAAGAGCAGATGTGCAATCATCATATAACTTTTTATAGTCAAGATATAATTGATGATAAGAATTATAAACTTCTTCTGTGCTATCAGTAATTGAAGAATCATATTCCTGAGAATATCTCTCCAATACTCCCATTTGGTCAGAATATTTTTTTTGACAAGATGTAAGTTCATCTACTCCATATAATTTCCAATCAGTAAGGTATGATTTTTGATATTCCTCATCCATTTGAAAATATTGAAATGTAGATGCATTTTCTCCTAACTCTAGCATTGGCGCAGTAATATCAAAAGCTATATTTGTTCCTTCGCATAAAAAATAAATTTCTGAAATATCAGATGGTGCAGTAAAGGTAATCTGAACCCTTGTCCAAGTAGAAGTAATATCTCTTTCTATATAAGTAACTTTTGAATAATCATTATTATCATTAGATGAACAATAACCTAATTTGATTTTATTAGCATTTGCTGAACGAATAAAAGCACTTAAAGTATATGTACTTCCTTTAGAGGTAGATATTTCCTTTTGTTTTATTCCGCAAGAGTTGTTATTACTATGAATTGCCATGTAACGAGTTGCTCCATAAACAGGAGAAGTATCAAGTACATTACATTCACTAAGAGAACTTCCAATTCCATACCAATTAGAAGATGTGATAAATGTTGCATTTTTTAAGATATTTCCAGAACCATAATCTTTAAGAGATTCTTTAATATTATTTGCTTCGGAATCTGTTGTGCTTACAAGTTTATTAATGATTGTAGGAAGGATGTAATTTACAATCTGTTCATATCTATCCCAATCTGCGGATTTTTTCAAAGCATCTAAATCAAAACTTCCATCTTCTTTTATATATTCAGATTCATAAGCACGAATCAAAGCAGTATAATCGTCATATGCCTGCATTAAATCTTTAATAGATTTACTTGACCAATCCTCTGTTGATCCATCTATAGGAACTCTTGATTTTACCTCAGTAGCTTTTTCCTGTACATCCACATATTTTTTTTGAAGATTAATATAATCTAATCGTTTGGATTCTCTATATTTTACCCATGCCTTATATTTTTCTTTTAAAGATGTAGGAATATATCTTTCATCTTCAAGAAGATATGAATAATCCTCAATATCTGTATCGCCAAAGTTTACTGAAACAATATTATCAATTCCTTCACCGCCAGATACAGTAACAGTAGTAAATAATTCGTCCTTGCGTGTAGCTTTTAAAGAATTCTGTATATTGCGCCAACCAATATAAGCATTTGTATCTTTCCCAATATGGTCTACATAAGTTGCATTAATTTTACAATTAATTGTATCAAATGTAAAAATACAAGAAAATGCATTTGAAACATCCTGCGTAAGAACAGAATATAAATCTGAATTGTCAATATCAAATGCATAAGAATCTTCTGGAAGATATGTAGGATTTTCTAATTCTTGTCCAGAACTATCTATATGGTGAGGCATGGTATCAATTTCACCAATCTGCCAAGGAGAATCTGCAATATTATCTACCCAATTATCAATTTCATTTCCATCGCTATCAATTACTTTTTTTGAAGGAATTAAACCTGCATGATGTAAAAGAATATGTAACAATGATAATTCTGGTTCATCTGGATTATGAAATTTTACTGTTGGAATACCGTTTTTGTATTTATCAGGATATTTTTCTTTTGGATATTTAGATTGGAACATCATTTCATAAGATGATTCTGTGCCTTGTCCAACTTTAAAACGCTGAATGTCGTAATTCTGTAATCCAATCTCATATGATTCAGCTTCAATGGTTTTACTTTCAATCTTTCCATCATGATTTACTTCTGGCGGATTTTTAATGATAAACCAAATTCCATCCACAAAGATTTCCATTAATTCATCAAGATAATCATACCACGCACTTTTTTCACCATTGAAAGATTCATAAGCAACAAAAGATAAAGAAACAGTATTATTTCCTTTTTTATTAATCTGAGCAGTTGAATAATCAACTCCACCAACAACACCCAAAAGTCTTTTTCCTGGCTGTGCAATATATATAAACTGTTGGACAGCATATTTATTTGTATAATCCATTAATATGCACCAACCTTTCTATATTCTCTATATTTTATTTTGACAATTGCGTTACCAGAAAATTTTACTTTATTTTGTCCAGATAACAATTTAAACCAATATATTTTTTGTGGGTCTACAATATTTAAATCAGTAAGAGGAATTAATGAACCTATATAGTTCTTAATGGTAAGTCGCTGACAATCAATGTAGATTGTATTGTTTGCGCCTGTGGGATTAAACGTGATAGAAGATGAGTTGTCTGTGATATTTGCCAGAGTGATATCTTTATCGTCTTTTGGGTTAATCTCAATAACAGGATAAATATAATTCTCTAAATCATCTGTATCATTCTGAATAGTATATTCCTTTTCACTTTCTGTAAGTGTAAGAATTTTTTCCTCACTATATCCAAATGGAGAATCACAATTAATTGTAAATTTTAATCCTATAATTTCTTGAATAAAAGTAGATTCTACGTTTTGAATTGTGACGAAATAATCTACATATTCATCTGATTCCACAGCATTATCATAATCTGTCATATGAAATAATTCTGGGAAACGTGGAGATGTAAGCCATGCATTAATCTTTCCGATTTCTGAACGAGTGAAAAAATTTTTATCAGAAATAAGAGGGTCTTTAACCACAGTAACAGTAAATTGAAGAGTAGAAGAGTAGGTTGCGCCAAAATGATTTGGACGTTGCCTAAAGATATTCATTTCTCCAATATTAATCGTTCTTTCCAACCCCATAGGAATAGAATCTAACATATCAAAAGATACTATTTTTAATCCAAAATCTTTGGACGACTTTCCATTAAAATCAAAATATTTACCAAAAATAGCCATGTTTTATACCTCCTTTCTGATTTTTTAATAGAAAAGAGTACCAGAACTTTGACATTCTGATACTCTGAATCATAAAAATATTTATTTTACAGTTTCGTTTTATGACCAGATTTTTGTCTTTGGTCTGTTAGTTGTTTCACTATGTAATCATAAGACATTTCTTGCATTTTCTTAACCCCGGGGAATGTGTCCTTATCAATACTTCCTTGGACAATCAAATTATTTTCAATGTTGATATCTCCCATACCACCATTTTTCATCATAGCGTTTGCTTTCTCAACATTGCTAATAAAATCTGGTACTAAATTTTTAACAGGTTTCTCAGGGAGAATCATTTCCCCTAAACGTGCAGTGATTAAACCTTCATCCCCATTTGCAGTAATAACATTACTTAAAGCAGGAATTACTTTTGTAATATCATTTACAGGAACAAGTTCATTTGCAATTCCACCTTTTGCAAATCCTTTAATGCTGGCTTTAATAGCAGATGCTTTAATACTGCCCATTATTTTACTAGGATTTATGAGAGATTCTCTTACTCCATATTTACTTAATTGATTTATATAACCCTGTGCTGTTTTTTTAGCTTGAGATTCTTTTTCAACTAAGTTATTATGGGTTTTTGCGGCATCAAGACCTTTTCCCTTTTTAAGACTTTTCGTACTAATAGATTCATGAGCTTTAACTTTCTTTTTCTTGGCATCAGCGAAATTCTTCCACCAACTGCTTTCCTTCATGTTTTGAACATGTCTTTCAGTTTTTCCCCATGCGTTAGCATATGATTCATTAGCTTTAACTAATCCAGCCCGAAGAGATTCTATTTTTTTATTTTTTTCATCTTGTGCTTTTTTCGCCTGTTGTGCCGCTTTTTGTTTCTTGGCAGCTTCTTGTTGCGCTTTAATTGTTTGCTGGCGATGCCATTCTGCCTGCTGCTCCGATAAATCAATTTTGGAAGCACCATTTACTGTGCTATCATTAAGTTCTTGTTTCTTAAGAATATTATCAGCTTTATCTGCATTTTCTCCTCTTCCGATATTATTTACATTAATATCATCAACAGTAGAAGTAGTAGTTCCGTTTTTAACATTTTCAATATTATTACTTAACTCAGTTTGAGTTTTATTTGTAATATCTTTTGTAAAAGTATCAACAGAAGTACCAGACGATGCAATGATATCTCTGATTTTCGCATAAGCTTCATCATAAGATTCAACCATACCGTCAAGCATTTTATTAACAACATCGATCTGCATTTTAGAATTGCTATCTAAAGCAGTTAATGTTTTATCTAATGCATTGGATGCGTCTTCTGAAACTTTATCATATCCTTCACTACGAAGTTCATCTTCATGATCTCTTACGGTTTCATTATAATCATCTTGAGCATCTTTAAGCTGTGCTTTCAATTCTTCCAAACGTGCTTTTCCTGCGGCACTAGAAGTACCTTCTAAGGCTGCGATTTCATTTTGAAGAATATTAATATTCTTATTTTTTTCTTTTAAAGTCTTATCGTAATTGTAATAATCCTTTTTCTTTTGTAAAGCATCTTTTCTTTTATCAATGTTCTTTTGAAGAAGTTCATTTTCTTTTTGAAGAGAATTTTTGTAAATTTGTAGAATTGTATTTCTACTTTCTTTGACAGTAGAAGCTTCTTTCTGTTGAGCCTCAATAAGTTCTCGTTTCTTTTCTGTCCATTCTTCCTCTGACATTGAAGTATCTGTATAAGAATTACCTAAAGCATCAAGACCCTTTTGATAATTTGCAATAGCTGTTTGAGCTTGTTGAATTTTATTTGAATTTAGAAGAATTTGTACATTACCAGTATCAGTAATTTTTCCATCATCTGCAACAATTTCTGCATCACCCATGAGGTTAATTAAATGATCCATATCGTTGATATTATTGTCAAGAATTTCGTTTTCACGTTTGAGTTTATCAAAACGAAGTTCAATAATATCATTTAATTTTTCTTCACGATGTTGCATACGGTCATAATTATCATTCTCTAAGTCAAGAATTTCTTTGCGAATTTGAACAGCTTTTTCACCTGTAAGATTAGGGTCACCTGTATTTTTGAGTTCTACCAAACGCTGTTTCTTAATATTTATCATATCTTGATTGGCTACGATAATATTATTGTCAGTAGTCATTTGATTCTTATAGGTTTGTTCTAATCGACTATCACGTTCTTTATTAGAAATGTTCTTTACACTAATCAATGATGCGAGAGAAGATAATTTATCCATAGCAGAAGTCCATTTATCAATAGCAATCTGTTTTAGATTATATGTTACTTCTCTAATTTGCTCATTTAATTCTTCGTATGAAGTTTTAGATTCATTTAAAGATTTTATAATCTCGTTATATTTTGTTTGTGCTGCTAAAGCTTCTTCACTATTCGCACCAAATCGTTTTCTGGCAGTTTGAAGTTCTTTTGCATAGGCATTAGCCTCTTGTTGAAGAATGGACGTTTGTGATGCCTGTTTACTTCTTTGAGAAATTAAATTTTTATGATATGCTGAATTTAAATCTTCTGAACCACCTTTAGCTCTAATCATTTCATTTTCAGAACTATAGATATCTTGTTCAGATTTATATAAGTCATTTACGGTATCATAATAATCTGTAATAGAATCAAGCTTTTTTTGTTCTAACTCATATAGTTGTTGTTGAAGGTCAAGCTGATTTGTACGACATTCTTCTGCTTTATCCCAGTATTCCTGATATGATTTAATAAACTCTTGTGCTTTTTCACCATAGGAATTAATATTAATCGTACCATTTTTAATCTTTTTAATAAGATTCTTTGCTTGTTTTGGCTTAACAATCTTACGTTTTACAGCTTGTTTCTTAACAGTATTTGCCTGTTTTCTATACCTAATAACAGCCTTTTTATTGGTAGAAACTTCCTTATTTGTATTCTTGTAGGCGTTTTCATAATTAGAATTTCTTCCTCTTAAAGTACGAGAATTTTCAGCTTTCTTTTCAAACCGTTCTGTTTGAGTTTGAAGTCTCTTTAAGCGTACTTCAATCCAATCAAAGAATCTCTCAAGATAATCTTGAAATTTTTCTAAGGCTGTTTTACCTTTTTTTGTGGTTTTCTTTTTGGATTTATCGGAGTTGGATTTAGTTTTCTTTGTGGTAGAAGGAGTAGTAGATTTCGTAGTTTTCTTATTCTTATTGGTCGATGTGGATGATGTGTAATATCCAGGTCTATGTCCACCTTTTCCTGTTTTAGCTCTAGCAGTTGTTCCATTTAAACTGCCATGAGCATAAGCAGTAACATCATCTAAATAATCATTATCAAATACATCGCTTAAATCATCAACTGTACCTGTCGCAAAAGCAGACATACCACCAACAATTTTTGCATGACTATTGGTAATATATCCCTTTTCTTCCAAAGATTTCATTTGTTCCGAATATCTTTTCTATAATTCGCTACATTATAGAGGATAAAATTTTATCCCTCATAGTTTCCTATGAGTCCAGACTATATCAGTATGTGAATAATTTTATATTAATAATTTGCTTTCTAAAATAGTAGAAATATTATTTAATTCAGTATATGGAATACAAATAAATTTTATATTATTATTTTTACAATATTTTTTCTTTATATTATCATGTCTTTGTTGAATTTTAAATCTCTCTTCACCACCAAAAAATTCAACAGGTTCATAATGTTGTTTCCCTTGATATTCAATACATACATTGATTTCAGGCAAATAAAAATCAAATGGTAATGAATTAATATCTTTACAATCACTAAAACAATATTCTGAAATAAAATTTATTTTATGTTCATTTAAAAAATTACTTATTTTAAATTCTCCATTACTTTGTGATTTTGAACAAGAAGGGCAATATTGTCCTTTTACAGATATAAAAGAATTATAAGATGTTAAAAATATTTGATTACATTTTGGGCAAATAAGTTCTAAATTTTTTGATTTAATATCTATGTAATCTTCTGGGTTTAAAATATTTCCACCATATTTTTCAATAACCTTTTTAACATACGAAGAAGATAATTTTTGATTTTCATATTGACATTGTTTACATCCATGACGAAGAGTTAAAGCATATATTTTTGTAATTTGTATTCCATGTTTAGGACATATGTATTTTATTCTTGTATTAGAAGTTTTAATATCATCTTTTAAAGAAATTATTTTATAATCATTTTCTTTACAATATTCTAATGCTTTATCATATAAATATCGTTGTCTTTCTTTCAAATTATTATCACTGGTTTTCCGTTGCTTACATCTCAAACAAGCATATGTTTTTTCGTTACGTTTCCTATAATAATCTTTCCATACGCATAATAACTCTTTCCCACAATAATCACAAATTACCTTTACCTTTGCATGAGATCCTTTTGTTAAGTCTTCGGCTTTTACATTAAATTCATCATTATATTTTGTAAAAATGTAACCTTTTGATTCATACCAATCTTTATTTCGTTTTCCCCATTGTATAGTTATATATTGATTAGAAGTTAACAATGTTACCTCCTTTTTTGTATAAAAAAATCAAGCATGATTTTTATGCTTGATTAAAAAATAAAATTATTCACATATTTATTTTTTCGAATTACCAATCGCTTGTAATTCTACTCCCATTTCAGGGATAGTCGTTGAACCTTCCTCTATTCGAGGCTTGGCTGCTGATTTCCCATTTTTACGACACTTAGGACATCATTTGTATTTCAACAAATGTGCTTTTATTTCACCATATGTCATCTATATATTTTTTTCTACTTTCGTAACATTCACGTTTGATTTTATTTCATATCTACGTTGTAGTATATATAGCTTTAGGGTGGATACGAATATATCCTTTGTCCCAGCAATTAAATAAAATTTTCTTACACCTGTCACCAGATATAAGCACTTTTTAAAAAATGATTGAACACAATATCGCCCCTGTGTAAATCAACAAGAGCAGGATAACCATTGTTATAGATATTTAATTTACCATCTCTAACAACACCCTCAGTTCCAACTTCATTAATTAAAGTCTTTTCACTTTTAGGTATACCAACAGATGATGAGTTTAAAGTTCCCTGTGCTTTCGCAGGAACAGAAGGATGGAATGTACCGTTAAATTGATGAGATTTATGCCCATTACTAGAGAATCGTTGACTTCCACCAGATTTATATGCTTTAGTCCCATAAGATTTTGTTCTAACTACATTTACATGTTCTGTAGTTATTGTAACAGTTTTTCCATGTACAGAATCAATTTCACCTTTAATAGATCTAACTGTTCCACTAGCATTATCATTTGCGTTGATAGAAAATGACTTATCTTTTATTTTTTGAGCATTAACTTTTGAAATTGCCTTATCCGCAGTAGAACTATCTCCATTAATAATTGCCGTTTTTTGCTCTGCCGTTAATCCATTCCAAATAGAAACAAGGGCAGTAGCTTTATCCTCAGCACTTAAACTAGAGAATTTATCATTTGCACTCATGGCGTTCCATAAAGTTACGATTGCTGTTGCTTGGTCTTTACCAGATAACTTGGTGTTCTTATCTGGAGCATCCATACTATCCCATTTTTCAATGATAGGAGTAGCGTTGTCTTTACCAACAAGCTCAACTATTTTTTGTTTAGCATCTTTAGAATTGATGTCTTTGTCAATTTTATCAAGTTCTTTTGAATCTACTTTACAGTTTACTTTTTTTTCGACAGGTTTCTTACTGTCACTTTTTATTTTTTTATCAATCTTATCAACTTCATCTGTATTAGTAGTATATTTTACGGTTTTTTCTTCTGTATTTTTTTTATTTTTTTTAGAAGATTTTTTATTTCGTTTTGCTTCGTCAGGTGCTTTAACTTGAATTTTATCTTCGTTAACACCCAATGTATTTGCAGATGTCTTTTTTGCATTAGCACTATACTTATTAAGATTATTTAAATCATCTCTATGACTCTTTGAATAACTTTCCCAGTTTTCACCAGAATGTATAAAATCTTCAATAAATTTTTGTTGTTGTTCCCGAATAGAAGATGCTTGTTGTTGTAATAATGTCTTTTTATTTTCATCATTAGTTAACAATGTAGCTCGTTCTATTGCATCAGCAGTATTACCAGCTAATTGGAAATTTGCATTTTTCTCTGCTTTTTTAGCATGAATATTCTTGCCATTTTTATCGGTGTAATGTTTAGCATCTTGGATAGTTTGTTTTAAAGTTTGTTTTTGTACAGCATTATATTGACCCCAAGATTCATTTGTATTTGAAGTTTCTGCACTGTTTTTTGCTTCTTGTAACTTCAATTTAAGGTCTGCTAAATTATACTCAAATTTGATTTTTACAACTTTTTCTTTTGTAAGATCGGACATATCTTTGTTATATTTTTTAACATTTTTATCCCAACCTTCAATTTTAGTTCCAAGTTGTTCTTTATATCCACCTTTTCCATCATCTTCTAATTTATCATAGATTTCTTTGATTCCAGAAAGAGATTTTTTATATGTAGTTAGATTTTCTCCGTTCCAATTCATGCCCGAAAACTCAAATCCATAACTACTAAGATTTTTCATTGCTGTTTCAGCAGCACTAACACTAAGGTCTAATTCTTTTGCGGCTTTTGCAGAACTATCAAATGCTTTTGTCCAAGTTATATCGCCATTGTCATTTTCTTTTGCTAATCCGTGTTCTTTTAAATCATCTATAAAATTATTGACACTATCCATTGGATTATCAGCATCGAAATAGCGTTTTCTCTTTTTGTTTGCTTCTTCCCATTTTTCTGCATATGCATCAGCATCAAATTTAGTACCTTTTTTATCGGGATTGATTTTATCCCAGAACATATACTGAGTAGATTCTTGAAAATCATCAGTACCGATTTTACCTCTCTTATAGAGGTCATCTGCCTGAGATAAATAATCAGACATTTTCTTCCATTCAGAATCCTGATTTTCTGTATTATCAAAAGCATTGGTTACACTGTCTACTGTACCATCAAGATAATCATTTGTCTTTTTCGCAGACTCAGAAGCTTTATCTAAGTAATCTTTAAGCTGTGAAATTTTATCAATTCCTAAATCATTTAAAGACAATCCAATACTACTTAGAGCTGTCTGTAAATCCTGTCCAGAATTAACAGCATCTTGTAATTCTTCTTTAATAGCGTTTTTACCCGTAGAGCCATCGAAGAATGTATTTAATGAACTTAACGCTTTTTCTGTGCTATTAAGGTCTTTGTTAGAAATAGCATTTACTATTGATTTAAGATTATTAAATCCTTTACTATGTTCAGCAAGTGCTTCAACACCCTCGCCATTAACAGATAAAGCTTTCATCATAGTAGATAATTCTTCTTGTCTACTATCCAAGCTACTTCCAATTTTATCTTTTGCTGTTTCTGCTTCTTTAATCTGTTTTTCAATCGCTTTCGATTCAGAAACAGAAGTAGCCTTTGATTGTTTTTCACGAAGTTTTGCGATTTTATCAGAATATTCCTGATATCCTTTCAAATCCTGTGCAGTCGCATCTATTACATTTTGAGGTCTAGGATTTGTACCGACTCCTACACCTGTACCTGCACCAATATATTCATAATTACCATCTTCATTTTGAATAACATTAGGACTGACTTTCTTTTTCAGATTCTTTTCGGCATCTGCCGCAGCTTCTTTTTGTTCTTGAGATAGAATATTCTGTTTATTTTTCAGAGTACCTTTTAATTGAGTATTTGCAACTTGAACTTTCTGAACTTCCGCTTGATCCACTAAAGAAATTCCACCTACGCTATTAATTTTCTGAATAATAGCATCTACAGATTCTAAACCAGAAACATCAATGTCATTATTTGTGGCAATCTGTTGTAAAGATTCTTTATACCCATTAACCTTAGACTGTAAATCATCAACTTGCGATTTTGTATCTTGAACACTCTTTAATGATTTACTTGTATTTCCGTAAGCACCATTATAGGTTAATCCGAATTTACTATCTACAGCCTTAAATGCTTTATAGGCGGCAAAGATAGACGTAAGGCTGATGCCTAATTTGCCAATATTAGTGCCAGCAAATTTCTTTAAAGACTCAAATGGTAATGTTAAACTTTCTTTTAAATTACCGTTTGAAGGATTTAAAATAGATTCTTTGAGAATATCAGTATATGCTTTAACTTGCATTAATATTTATAAATAATTATTGGATTTATTATATAAATATGATAAAATATACTAAATATTAAACGAAAGAAGGTATTTGTCATGGCACTTATTAAATGTCCTGAATGTGGGAAAGAAATATCAGATAAATCAAAACAGTGTATTCATTGTGGTTATCCACTAGAAGAATCTAATAATGATAATAAAAATACTGCGTATTCCATAAGATTGATACATTGTGGTGAGCAAAAAGTTAAGCTTATCAAAATTATTCGTGAAATTACAGGATTGGATTTAAAAAGAGGAAAAGACGTAGTAGACAATCTCTTACTCATAAAAACTAACATCTCTTTAGATGAAGCTAATTCTATTAAAAAACAAATAGAAGAAGTGGGAGGTGCTGTCAAAATAACAGAATTTAATGCTAATGATGTAGTTATCTCTCAAACAGAATTAAACATTCCAAAATGTCCTACCTGTGGTTCTACCGATATTTCCAAAATATCCACTACTTCAAAGGCAGTAAGCGTAGGATTATTTGGTATATTTAGTTCTAAAATCCGCAAGCAATTTCACTGTAATTCATGCAAATACGAATGGTAGAAGAGAGGAACATACAAAATGCTTGATAAACAAATTATTGATATACTATTAAAATATAAAGATAAAAATTCTCAAGAGATTACTAATATAAATAATTCCATTAACTCTATTAAAGAAGAGTTAGAGAATGTACAAGCTAATTTATCTCTTCAAGCTTATAAAGAGTTAGCTGATTTAAATAAAAAAGATAATAATATGTTCCTTCAAAAATCTCAAGATGCTTTATATCTTAAAGAGTATTATCAAAAATTTGATACTTTTCTTATTCCTATAGATACAGAAGAAGATACATCAAAAGAGGATGACAATAAATCTGATAATAATGAAACTGTACAATCCTCTAAAGAACCCGATGAATATTTAGAATTATATCTTACTCCTGATGAAGTATGTCCTTGTTGTCATGCATCAATGAACAATGTTAAAGATTACTATTATAATTCTTCTGAAAAAGATTATAAACAAATCTCAATTTTTAAATGTGATGTTTGTGATAAAAAGTATGTCACTTTTGAAGAATTAGAAAGTATTCAAAATAATATTGATCGTACAAATATTTCTCTTTATATGAATTATCATCACCTATTAGATATTCATAGTAAAATAACTTTACAGGTAAAAGGAACAACAGCCAGTTGTATAAATAAAAAGCACACAACCTCAGATATAACTGTTCAAATTCCTGTGATATATGAATCAGGAGATATAGGTTTCGAAATTTCACACGCTATATATTGTCATCAATGTGATGCTTATATCATTTTAAAAAATGATTTTGATAAAATAAATGGTGTTATTTTATGCAAAGTAATAGATGAAACTTTTGAAAGTAAACCTGTATCTAATAAATTTGGGTTTGATGAAAAACAATCTGAATTATATCAACATGGATACAATGTTCAAAAGAAAAATCCATTATCAGATAAACAACGTCATTTTATATTATTATCATTATTAAATACAGGAATAATGAATTTAAATCAAATTTGTACGCATTTAGATAAACTAGTACAGATTCACAAGAAAGACAATAATTTTGCATTAGCTATAAAGAAATGGAAACGTGATCGTGATTTTATTACATCAAATTCCAAAAACTTTTCATCTTATACAGCTGATAAAATCGTATTAAAATTTAGTTGTAAAAAATCACTTGCACCTTATTAATTATACAACCCCACTTCATTTTAATTCAGAATGAGGTGGGTTTTGTTCCCATTCCTTTTCCAATTCTTCAATCTCTTTTTTTAATTTTCTTAATTCTTCTAATCCTGTAGGACAGTCAATCTTCATAGAATAAGTGTATGAATGTGGTTTAGGTTTTATTAATCCAGATTTCCTCTTTTCCATAATTTCATCTAATCTTCTCTTGTCAATAAAATACCATGTAATGTATCGAATAATTCTTTTCATAAAATTCTTCCTATATTATTTTTCTTATTGTATGAAACATTTATAAATCAATAAATATTTTTAAAAATTATCAGTATTTACATATCTGTTCTTTTATGATATTATATTTTCCACTTATAATAAAATAAAAAGATAATAAGAGAGGATGGTATAAATAATGAAAAATTATTCAGAAAAAGAGTTAAATATAATTTGTAATAGCATCCGTAGAGAAATCAAAGAAGAAAATAATTATCTCAATAACTCCATATATATGAATAGAGTAGATGTAGTTCTGGATGTATTACAGCGATTTATTTTAAAAATACAAGAAGATAATAGAGCAGAAGAGTAGTAGCCTTCTGCTTTTATTATTTCTGTATAATAAAAAGAACTAGAGATTTTCTCTGGTTCTTTTTTAAAATATAATTTGTATGAGTCACAAGCCTACGAACGATGGTAGGATATATACATCTTTTTATTCTTTACATTGAGAGTAATCAATCTTAATGCGTTCAAAATCCTTTGTATTAAGAAGAATGAATTTATTTGTATTATCAAAATAATCTTTAATAATTCTATTATCTTTATTAAACTCCTGATATCTTGATAATAGAATAAATGGTTCTCTTTCAAAATTTTCTGACTTTCTATATATACCTAGATAAGAAGTACCATCCTTCATATATATTCGTAAAAACATTCCAGTTTTTATAATATCGTCCCAAATATTTTCATTTGTACTTCTATAAATATGAAGTTTAATTAACTTATCATTAAACCAAGTTGTATGTAATACTTCTCCTAATATTAATGCAATAACAAATGTTATTACACAAAGTAAAATTACAACAATTGGACGATTTTCATATTTATTAGAAATAAACTGAAAAAATGTTATTTTATAAAAATTTTTCAATATGTAATTAGCAATCACACTTTTTATAATGAAATTTTTATAACTATTTTGTCTTACAAAACTTATCCAATAGTAAGCGGATAAAAATATATATCCATAAACAATATTAGATATCAAATTTGGGATATTATTTATAAGTTCAATTACCCAATTAATACTTATCACTCCTTTTTATTTTTCGTTACTTCTTCATCTTCTAAACGAGATTGATTTTCAATCTCAGGTCTTTGCTTAGAAGAAATCTCAAATATTCTGTCTTCGTTATTATTGTTATTTTTCTCTGTTCCCATAATATATTCTCCTTTGTTTAATATAATTTTCTCTATTATACATCCAAAAAGAAAAATATACCATACAGAATATTTTGTTCTATTTTTATCCAACAAACGTCAGAATAGTAACTGACGCATGGTTTACCATGATTTTTGTTTACCCTGGAACATTCATTCAAAGCACATATAATAAGGCAATATATACTTTGGAGGAAGGGTGTTCTCTCTACACTTCTCAATATTTCATATGTTTCCCTCGTCACAGTGACGTATCGCATATTACTTAATCGTATATTGAGTTGGCTCGTGCGTTGCCACGAAATTTTCATTCGATTCACTGTTATAATAACAGAATAGTGGTTTCAACGAATTATTCCTCTAATTTAAAATTTTTAGCATCCAAGAATCCTCGTCTCCCTACATTGTTTATTATTCCATTTCTATAATATTCTCTGCATGGATAGACCAAGTTAAAAGTAAACTGTAGCTAGGATTTTAGCTAATCCAGATTCTTAAATGCTTTTACAGCACCGATAGCTGTTAATACAGCAGGTACACCATTTGCAACACTAATGAATTTTGTAAGGACGTTGATAGCAGTAGTACCACCATCTATAAATCCTTTAAATACATCAGAACTAACTGCGGTTGTGGACAATTCTTGAAATGATGCTTTCATTTGTCCTATATGATATTCGATAGACTTCTGATAATTTGATAATTCTTTTTCAGCAGAACCTTCTGAACCAAATTCTGCTGTGTTGTATGCCTGTTTAATAAGGTCTGTGTTGCCAAGGGCGGCTGCCAATGCGTTACCATTATTCTTGCCTCCCATTACATCAAGCAACTTGGCTTGGGTTTTATCAGAATACCCTGAAAAATTACCACCAATATCAGTGATGATTTTCATAATATCCTTATAACCTGTGCCTTGCTTATTCATAATGTCATAACCGATAAGGTCTAAAATTTTATCTCTAGTATCTTCACTACGAAGTCTCATGGAAACTGTTTTCCACATATTACCAACCCTAGAAGGGTCTTGTACTACAGCATTCTTTAATATTTAGTTAGAATCGCAACTTTCTAACCGAGATTAATTATTTTAATTAATTATAATATTTATCAACAAAATCATCCCATTGTTCCTTTGTATTATCTCCATACCCATATAATGAATGAAATTGTTTGTGAATAGTTTCTGTTATACAAATATATTGTCCGTAATATTCTTGTAAATCTAAAAAAGTTTTGATAAATAAATCTAATTCATCTTGACTATATAAATTTAAATCAGTATAAATAGGAAAATTTAAAATATCTATAGTTTCTGCCATTAACAAATTGAATCCATAAATATGATGCACAATAATATTTGATTTTTTATTGGATAATTGACATATATAATTTGCTTCTTTCTTTACGTTATTTTTCCACACTGTAAGTTTTGTCCTCATATAACGGTTTAAATTTCCATAATTATGTTTTTCTAAAGGACGACTTAATCCTAATTTATACATATGCTGAGATATTCCACTAACAGTTCTATGTAATTTTTCAGCTAATTCTTCATTATCCATTATCAAATAATTATTTTTTATAAACAAATCTTCTTCATCGGTATAGCGTTGAGATAGAATAAAATAACTTACTAATTTATATTCTTTTGCTTTTTCTGTAATAGAGAGATTGGTTCTGTTGGGTAATAATATCAATAATTCCTTCATCATACATTTAGAGTAGTTTTCTTTTAGAATTTTTATTTCGTCTTCTGTCCAATTCCTACTTGTTGTCAATCCGAGATATTGTGCTTTTCTTCTAATTGCGTCATAATCCCATTTATCAGATATTATTTTTAAAAGCTCTCTTTTAGGTAACTTTCCATAATATTTTTTTAATTTTTCTATATCTTCATGACTCCATGTCATTCCTAATATTTTGCATTCATTAGAACAATAATGTCTTTTATTTTTTTCTACTTCGGATTTTATTCTATCAAATTCTTTCCCACAATAATCACATGAACAACGAATTCTGTTTTGTCCAGAAATACCGTTACATTTTTTACTACAATAAATTTGATTTCTATGTGTAGTTCTAAAAGTTTTATTACATATTGGACATATTTTAGGAGGAATCCCATTTTCCACTCTATACTTCTTATAACAATCTTGACTACAAAATTTTTGAATATCTTTGAAAGCTGGTATTATTTTATAAGATTTCCCACATCTTTCGCATATTTTTATAATTGAAGTCGTATGAAAAATATTTGCACATTTTTTTGAACAAAATAAATTTTTATGCTTTCCTGTCTCTAAATCTCTTAACCTATGAGGTTCAACAATAATTTCTTTTCCGCAATTATCACAATTATAAGTAAAAGAATTTCGATATTCGTTTTGACAAATTTTACTACAAAAATTACTGTTTTCTTTATAATTTTCATATGTTTTTCCACATTGTTTGCAAATGTGTGTATGTTTTCCCATTTTATCACCTATTATTTATCCTTTCTGTTATTTATTCTCCATATAAAAAGACACCAAAGTTTTAAATAATTCTGGTGTCTTAGTGTACTTGTATGTAGTTACTCCTTGAATATCTTTTACAAAAGAATAATTAATACCTTTTGATTGGAGATATTTCATTTCAGGTACATATTGTGTACTATATTCTTTATCAAATTTTTTCATTAAATCTCCTAATTACTATAATTAATCTCCAATAATTTTCACTATTGAATAGATCATTTTTTAACCACGTTCTTTATGAACAGCAGTCACACCGTTTCCATTTAAAGGGTTTTCACCTATACCATTTGCGATTGTACCGTACTCCTGTTGGTTTAGATATTCGGGATTTTCACCCTTATTTTATAATTCTATTAAAGAATATTTCTAAACCCCGACATGGGGATGATCGTTTGACACATTCCTATTCGGAACTTTGCGACCAAGCTACCATTCCTATCTTATGTAAAGACAGTCAAATTTCCACTTAGGCTTTTGACCATATGGAATCTCTATCGTTGTTTTACTTTCGTTACATTCATACCAGCTTATTTCATCCGTATTGTAGTGATAGAGCTTTAGGTTTTACTGGTTTTAGATGTGTTCACTTACGCACATTTCTGTACGTTCAACCAATTTTGTTTAGTTGCTGTAATCAAGGCGATAGCAGATGAAAGGTCTGTATGAGCCGCATTAAATGATGAAGCACTTCGTTTTAATGCTTCGCCTAGTTGACTGGTATTGATAGGTTGTGTATTACTTACCTCATTTATCCGATCTACAATACTACCAGCATCTTTCGCCTTTAATTTGAAACCTTGAAGTGTACTGATTAAGTTTTCTGACGCTGATTCTTGCGTCATATCATCTCCAACTTTTTGATAGAGAGTGGTCATGTCAGATAAATATTTACTATCTTGTAAATTATATCCAAGCCTAGACCATGAAGCAGTACTACTAATAACATCGCTAATTGTAGCACCGTACTTCTTAGCACTCTCCGCAGCTTCGTTCCAATAATCACTTAACTGACTTGTTGGAGCATCACTTACTTTAGTTAATTCGATTTTCGCTGCATCAACGTCTTTTACCGCATTCATCATCTGCGATGGAAGTTCCACCATAACATTCTGTAATGCAGCATAAACTCCTGTAAACTGAGCAATTTGCCCTAAAGCTCGTTTCGTGTCTGAAATCCATGATTTCCCTTCTTTTCCACTACTTTTAATCTCAGACTTAAAACTAGCTATTTGTTTTTTTAATTCAGAAGACCTACCAGATGTTAATTTAGTATTTTCTAATTCTGATACAATAGATTTATAATCTGGACTAAAATCTTTATGAGCTTTTGTATTTTCATTCCAATAACTCTTAAAATCATTCAACATTTTATTCTGCGATAACCTGTCCACAGGTTGCATCAATTTTTCATATTGTTTTGATGCACTCGTAGTTAATGTATTGAATTCTTTTAAGCTTGCGTTCATGCTATCGAGATTAGCATTAGAACCTTTTGTAGATTCTGCATTAAAATTCGCAAGAGCTTGTTCAGCTTTATTGATTTTAGAAGCTAATTGATCGTAAGCATATTCACCTAGATTAGATCTTCCAGCAGAAGATATATTTGTTTTTAAATTCCCGAAATTAGAATTTGTATTGTTGAATTTATTTTGAAGAGAATTGTATTTTTTATAGAAACTGGATGTATCCTTTTCTTGTTGTTGTACATATTTAGAAGCATCCTTAAAGGCATTTTCGGGTGTTATTTTATTAAAACTTTTCTGAATCTCATTTGATGTTTTCTGAATATTATCTCGAATTTTTTGTTGATTTTTGGAAAAGTCAACTGCACTAATTCCTTTTTGAATTCCAGTACCAATTTGTTGTCCTACTTTCACACCAATATTAGCACCAGAATTACTTCCAACACCTTTTAAAAGATTGTCTATTCCCTTGGCATCAAATTGAACTTGAACCTTTTTATTACTTAACTCGTTTATTTTTCGTTCATATTCATCTAATTTTTCAAATCCTTTCAAGCTCGCTTGAATATCAACACTATAATCAGCCATATTTTTAAATCACCACCTTTTTAATAACAAAAAAGAGAGGTGTATAAAAATACAGCCTCTCAAATAGTTGAGTTATTTTTTAAAATATTAAAATTTTATAAAATATATATTTACATTTTTAATTATACATGTTATACTAAACAGGTCGAAGGAACTTTCACTCTTTGACTTTAAGTATTCTTTATCCTTTGAGAACAGTTGTATGTTGACTGTTCTCTTTTCACTTCCCAAATTGTGATGCAAAATTAGCTTTTGCAGTTTCAATAATCAATCTAAAAGCTTCTTCATCATATGAAGGGTCACCAACAACTCCATAAGTACCTGTCATTGTAGCACCTAAAACCTCTGCGCCACTAAAAGTACCATCAGAATAACTAATCTGATTCCCTTCATAACCTGCTTTTAAATATGCTGTGTCTCCACTTATTCTAGGTGGGTCAACTTTTTTTGAACCTTCTAATGTACCAGTTCTTGGTCTTTTTGGATTTCCTTGTCCATAAAAAGTAGCAAAAGAGTAGTCAATAATGCTACCTGCATCAGAATAAGTTTCTCTCATTGCACTAGCTAATTTTCTTTGACAATCTTTATGTATATCTGACAATTTCATTTATTTTACCCTTTATAAACAAATGTTCCTAATTTACAGAATAATCCAAGTGCTGTATAATATAACAAGGAATACATGAGAGAGTATTGCGTGTGTACTCTCTACACGTCATGTATTCTACTGTATGTAACATGTCAATTTCGCAAAATCCTTTTTACAAAGGAGAAAGAGAGCGATAGTTCTTGGAAAAACTTCTAATATCTTGTGGGTTCTCCACGCTTTATTTCCCAGACACAAATTATTGCGGAAGGGAGGTGAAGAATGGCAGAATTACTATGCAACTTAGTTATGGAAATTTTGAAGAATATTCCTTGGCTGTTTGTATTCCTAATTGTACATACGGTTTATGAACACCAACCAAAAAGCTTCGAAGTACAATTCAAAGACTTTATATTAAAGTCCAAACATTAATAATTTTATTTTTAATTCTTCATTATTTAATATCATCATTTAGAGTAGTTCCTGTACTCCCGTTGTTCCACCAGACGGGAGTATCTTTCTTTGAACCTCACATTGCTAAAGTGACGAGTGTTCTCGCCTACTTTATAAATTAGAAACATTTTGTTATCAAATTATTTAATTACTTTAAAGTTATCTTTCTTATTTTCTAATTTTTTGATTTTTTCTTTTAACTCACGAATTTCTGAATTTTTAGCGTCAACGATTTCCTTAGTTGCTTCGTCCATATTAAAAGAAGAAGCATCTTTAATTACATTAATAATATTTTCTGTTGTAAGTTCAAATCCAGACTCAGAAATCTTATTGAAAATTTTCTGTGCCTTTTCTAAGTTCTCAGGTGTAAAAATTTCAAAATTCATTCGTGAAAAATTCTCAAAAGAATCAATAATAGTATCAGCCGCCATAACAATTTTATCTAAGTCAGGGTTAGCATGAAGATATTTTTGTTTCTCAAATTCTACTTTGTCTGCAACATATTTTCTGATAGTTTCCATCATATCATATAATTCTCTAATAGAATTCTGAATTCTTTCATCTTCTTCACTTTCTGGTTCTTTATCAACAGGTTTTAAAATGAACATATTAACTAATTTTCTAAGGTCTTCATCATTGTAATAAGCACTAAAAACACTTTCACCTTTTTCAAACTCAATACCATCAATAAAATTTCTAATAACAGCAGAAATTTCTCCTTCATCTTTATAATAAGGTGTATAATCCCCATCCATAAAATAGAAAGAAACTATGGTTTCGATAGCATTAATTCTGTCCTGAAGAGTGATAGATTCTTTAATTCTCATATTGTCTTTAATCATAAAATAAAACTCCTTTTTATTATTTCTATAGATGTGTATTCTCTACAAAGTTTTGCACATCGTAACTATAATTAACTTTTTTCAATTTTGACTCTATGTATATTGCATTATGTTCTTCTAAGTCCTTGACATTAAAAGATTTTTTCTGAATTTCATTCATCATATTGTTAAAATCACATATCTCAATAAAATATGTATCATTATTTTTATTTCTAAAATTTACAATAAAACCTGCAACCAAATTATGTTTACTAGATTCAGTCAATTCTTTAATCTGGTTATCTCTAATACAAGAGAGTGGAAGAGAAGTGGACTTTGTACTTTTTAACTCTAAGCAATAAAACGTCCTTGAATTATCATCCCACATGATGTAGTCGCACATATTATGTGAAGTAAAACGAGTATTAGAACCATTTCCAAAACTGGCTGCATTATCTCTTAAGCGATATATCCATATATTCTCTAATTTATTAGCGGATTGTTTCCAACAATCTTCAAATTTTTTTCCTGCATTTTTAGATATAAAATCACACACCCTTCTATAAAATATTTGTATCAAATCACAACCCATCTCATACAAATATTTTATTTTAACGACCCTCTATCAAATAAAGCAGAAGAGAGTCGCTATTTCTAAATTTTGTCAATGTGTTCCCATGTGTACATTTCCTTCTGAACCAATGAATGTACAAAGCTGTTTTTGCCTCCATAATCTTCATAGGTTTTAATCAAACCTTCAAGAGTTTCCATTTCAATATCATTTATTTTCTTAACTTCATGATAATAGCGATACGATTGCCCAATTTTGTCTTTTAATTCTGCCTGAACACGTCTGTTTTCCTTTTCTTCATTTTCCTTAAATCGTTTGTCTGTATTATCTTGCATTTCTGTAAGTTTTTTTTCAAGAGAATTGATTAATTTTGAAATATTTTCTTGAGAAGTAATTAATTCTTTTTGTATAGAAAAAGATTGTTCTCTATCGTGAATACGATTGTTTAAAAAAGAATCCATGTCTTCTTTGTGTTTTTCTGATAATCTTTTTAATTCATTTGCTGTTTCAACAAGTAATTCGTGTTCATGTTTTTTTAAACGCATACTTTTTGTTTCAATTCCTAAAAGATCGAATAAAAACCATTGAAATAATTTAATACAGGTTTGCAATCCTAATAAGACAATAAAAATAGTAAGTCCAAATGCTTTTAAATCAATTGCAAATAATTGTTGTATTGAATTCATCCATATAAAAATCCTTTCTTTAAGAAATATTTTTCTTTGGACGATTCTGCATCCAATCAGCATATGGCTTTTTCGTTTCTGCTTTTATAAAATAATAAGCCATATGACCTATTCTTTTTTCAGAAGGAGATATCCATACTGGCTGAATATTATATCTGGAAATATAAAAAATAACTTGTTTTATTTCTGTAATAACGATAATTCCATCTTCTCCAAAAGCTTCTTTAACTTCATCCAAAGAATCAAAAATTTGTTTTTTGATAATGTTCACCTCAAATCGTAAAAAATAGGGAAGACTAAATCTAATAATAATTAGCCTTCCCTATCTGATTATACTAACTACTATTAAACTATTCAGATTCATTTTTGTTCCTCTGTTGTAACATCATCAGCTAACTCAACTTCCGTTACTTTCTTTTGTTTTTTATTTCTTGAAATTGGTTTTATTTTTACTGGTTTAGATTCTTCTAATTTATCAGTAATAGAATATTTACCATTTTCATATTTAACAAATACCTTATTGAAATCACTATGATCTGACGGCATTTGAATTTCTTTTCCATCAAATTCAACAACCATTACATATTGATTTCTCAATAAAACTTTACATTCTTTTACCATGTAAAAACTCCTTTATTAAAAGAAGAAGTAGGGTAATATCGCCCTACTTCAAAAATATTATTCTTCGATTTCGATAATATCCATTACATCTCCGTCTTCATTTTGTAAAACTGACATTTCTATCGTAATTTCTGCGGGATCCCCATCAGAACTGAAAGAAAGGTCAAGTTTACGAGTAGGAGAAGCCTTATAAGCAGTAATTCTTACTGGTACAAGATTACCTTTTTCATCTTTATCAACTGTTTCCATCTGAATGAAGAAATCTTTAGGTGTTTTGTTATTATTGAAAGAAATTTTCTTAATTCCAGATGTCTTCTCTTCAAGATAAGACACTTCATATGTTGTTCCAACTGCAATCTTACTTGTTTCTGTTGCTGTAAATTTCTTTTCTGCAACTGTACCTTCAATAATATCTCCTGTTGCTAAATCTGTTACATATGCTGTACCAGCTTTTGGCGTATTCTCCAAAGTGATAGTACCACCTTCTTCACCAGCTTTCTTTTCTCTTCTAACGATAAGACCAGAGTTTTCAAGTGTACCATCAGAATATAATGCATAAATCTCAAATGGATGTACTTGGAATACCATAGTCATTGTACCTTCAAGTGGATTATCAAACTTAATATCTTTTGCACCTTTCTTATTAGCATATACGGCATCGGATTCAAAACCAGCAGTAGTAGTATTGCAGAAATCTACAAACATCCAAGGTTTCATTGTAGCATAGTCAAGAATATGTACATTACAGCACTGGCGGTTAGCCATATTTAAACTCTTATTCATTTCCATTCCTCCTATAAATTTCATTTTTATTGCAACAAAAAAAGACTTGATAAACCAAGTCTTTTTATTCTTCGTATAATTTCAACCATCCTAAAATATCAAATTTGTTATCAGAATCACCCCATATAGAAACACTGCGTTTCATGATTTCATAATAATCTTCAATTTGTTGTTTTTGGAATTGATCATATAATTGAAAAACTGTCAAATTGCCTATATCTATGAGATTCAAATTTTTACTATGAACAGATAAAGAAGATATAATATTTGCTAATTCAAATCGTTTATCAGCTTTATCATCTTTTTTTTCTTTCCCATGTAATTTTGCAAATATTTCGGCAGCTTTTTTATTTTTAAATTTTATTTCTTCTTCATTTTTTTTTCGTTTGATATTGACTCGTGAAAGAATGATATCTATAACAGAAGAGTAATTTTCTGAATAGATAGCACCAACAGGATTTTCTTCATCTATTGTTTTATCATATGCATAAAAACAAACATCTTCATAATTAAAAACAATCTCTTCTACAAAAAAGAAATTTAAAGCCAAAGATAATATTTTAATAAAATAATCATCATTTTTAACAACATCAATAATAGATAATTTTTGTTTATCCTCGTTAGACAATAAAGAATATTCATTTTTTAACTGAGAAATAAACTCTTTTAATTCTGGTTTATCTGGATAATTTTCGCTATTCTTTTCCAACATAGAAAAATAAGTTGGTATATCTATGATTAAATAATCTATATATGTTTGATAGACGGGAAATGTGATTTTTTTAATATCATTTATCTTAGGGCTTTTAATACTTCCTATATTTTGTAGTTTAACGGGTTCTTCTGAAAGAAGAGTAAAATAATCTAATTTCATCAAGCCACCTCTTTTGTTTTGAAATCAGATATATTATACTTAATTTGTCTTCCAAAATATTTTGACTGAGGGATAATATATCCAATATCTGATAAACTTGGATTACCTATGCCCAAATCATTGGAACCCCATAATAATCGTTCTATAATATCTGTTAGAACATCAGCACGATTACCCATATATGTTTTAATGTGTTGCTTATTCATCTGCATACAGTCACGATGCACGAAAATCCAAATATATAAATCTATAGATTTTGTTGTACGATTTGCACCTCTGCAAACAGTTTCTATACAAACAAATGGCATAACTTCTTCTTGAGTTCCGTCAACATACGGATAATCAAACACTTGAGTATACTCCATATCGTTTTTCTCATCATCAGTAAAATCTTCCTTACGCAACATTACTTTTGCAAATTCATCAGATTCTAATAGACGAGAAATTACTTTTGACTTGACAAAAGCCAAATCTCTAGCAACTGATTTTTCCATAATATACCTCCGATTTATCCTACAATAGTAATAGTTGTTTCAGATAAAATGTTACTTTCATTGTCGAGAACTTGTAGTGTAAATGTGCAGTCGATTGCTTTATCATCTGTACATTTTAATTGTATTTTATTATCTGTGATATTTTGAGTAATTTTAAAATCTGATTTTACATTCCATGTGAAATTTAATGGTGTGATTTCTGCGCCTGTGCTATCAGTAAATGTAACCGTCCATGTTTTTGATCTACCATAACGAAGGGTATCTCCACCTGTAATTATAACGGAAGTGGTTGGATTATCTGGTTCTGATGGTGGGAGAGTAGAAGTGGATGGGGTTTTATAATCACAAATCCATAAATCTTGTCTATCTGTAATTTTATTAAACTCACTTTTATTAGCAATAAAACTTAATATTCCACCATGATCTTTCCCAAAAAGATATAAGACATCATCGCTTCTTGTTATTTCAAATACTTTTGTTGGTAGTTGTCCAGTTTTTACTCTATCAATAAATACTCTACATCCATCAAGAGTTGTTCCATCGTCATCTTCTGGAATTAATACAGTAAAATCATTTGACGTAAGGATTATTGTGGAATTTCCAACTCGTCCATTATCATATTTTGAAGCTGAAACAAAATTAGCCCAACGTCTTACGATCTTTCCGTTATTGTCTTGCCATATTAATTCATATTGACATAATACAGCAGTTGCCTTTTCACATACACCATTATTACCAGGATAACCACTAATCAACCAATACTGATTTTCAAATTTTATATACATTCCTGCTTTTAATGTACCAATGGTAGCAAAAACGGAACGCTCCATAGATTTAAGTTGTGTATTAGCTAAATTATCCATAATAATAACTCTGATTTTTCCAATTTCTGTCATATCAGAATTGCACAAAATAACTGTTTTAGCTATATCTGTAGAAAGAGCTTCCGCAAAAGCATCTTCTTTGTAATCTAAAAAAGCATCATTTTCAAAACCACCTATAATATTAGGTCTTGTTTCAGGTGTCATTAAATACCATTCTTGCATTTAGACACCTCCTAACTATAAGCAGAAGGGGTTTGCTTATAAATCATATTATTCAATTCTTCACATACTTTATCTAATTCACTTTTTGCGGCAGTTTTACTTCCATTAGATCCATCAATTGAAAGGTCTTTGGAAACAATACTAATTCGTTTATTAACTTTTGATAATTCTCTTTCCTGATAAGATTTTTTCATCATTAATCCAAGAGTATCAACCGTATAACGATTAAGTTCTGAATCAAATTCTTCTAATTCGTCTATGTAATTAATAGGGTCTATTTCGAATGAATATTTTCCAACTGCTTTCAAAAACCATTCTTTTTCAAGAGATTCTGGAATAATAACTTTATCTTGAAATGTACTGTGAAAACTATTAATAACTTCTGTATAAGTCGTATTCATTCAATCACCATCTTTATACTCTAAGTCCAGTATAATCCTCAACTGCCCGAACTTTTTCATAATCATTAAATAATTTTTCTTTGCGAATAATATTAATAATGCTATATCGTTCAGCTCTTGTAATAACTAAATCTCTTAAACCTTCTTCAAAATCTTTTTTTGATTTCTTAAAAAGGTCTTTTACTAATTCATTGGTGATAAATTTCTGAACAGTATTTTCTGTCTCGAAATCTGCTTCAATTCTTGTTGCTTTATCATCAATATATAAAGTTGCATGAGAACCATTACCATTACTTCCTCTAAAAAGAGTATTACCGTTTTGCACTTGTGCGATAATTTCACTTGCGGTTAAACGAACACTACCGTTAGCTGGAATTTGTACATCCCCAATTGATTCAATACGTTTAAATCCAGTATCCCAATCTGCAATACTTCTTACGGTGACTTTTTTTTCAGGTGAAAATGGTTCAATGGTGCTTTTTTTAACAACATTTTCATTTGAATTTTCAATTTTTACATCTGTTTCAACAGCAGTCTTTTCTGATGTTGCAGCAGCTCTTGTTCTTCCTGCCATGAATATATTTCCTTTCAACTATATTTATTTTTCAACTAAATTGAATGTTTTACTTTATTGTATAAAGAAATTGTTTTATCTAATTTTTCTGATTTTGGAAAAATATAATATTTCGTTTTTGTTGTATTATGAACACCTATAAAATATAATTAATTCCAAAAGCCTTTATAAAGTGAAATAATTTCTTTGAATAGCAATAAAAATAATTGTTCATATGTACCTCAGTAAACTAAGGTAGGAATAATATTATTCCTACCTATTGTTTTTAAAATTATTATAAATTTTCAAGTTCTGGAGAAAGTTTCTTATCAGCGATAATACCGATTTCATACTCTCTATTAGGAGCAACTAACGCACCAACTTCAAGATCATATCTTGTGATTGACTGACCTGTTGTCACATCATTTCCAGAGAAGGATGTAAGTCCACCTCTAGTTACAGTATAAATAGGAGATTTACCACCTGTAGGCATAACAAATGCTAATCCAGCAGGAAGCATAGTTTCAAAATTTGTTCCATCTTTTGTAAGAGTTGTGAGGTCATATGGATTTGGAATTTCAGACAAGATTGTACCATTGTACATTCCCATTAATCCTGTATCATGAATTTCTTTCATAACTGCTTCAGAAATACCATTGACATTAGGTGTCACCCCCTGATATCCTGCAAAACTATTAAACTGAGAAATTAATGCATAGTCACCAGAAATAGTAGGTTTTCCAAAACGTCTAATTGGAGTAATAACACCATCTGCACCAGTCTTTGTTACGCCATCACCTTCCCAGAAATATTTAACACCTCCTGCATGTTTAAGAGCAGAATATACAGTATTTACAACATATACCGCAGCTTTATTTCTGATTTGAACTCTTACCTGATCTTGAAGTTCATTTTCATCAGACATATCACCTAATGCAGCTTTTCTATAATCAACAGCATAACCACCAGAGATAGTAGTGGTAGCAATAGGAACACGTTTCTTTCTAATTACTGGAAATTTAACATCCTGTCCTAATGCCTGTTCATTCGCTGGAAGATTTGCAAATTCAGTAATCTCAATTTCACAAGATTCGTTATATCCAATTGGTTTATAGTTACCATAAATACCAAGTAACTTAATTTCCTGTAAAAGTACAGGTTCCATTGCAAATCTACGAAGTTCATTTAATTCTGAAATTGCAGTAAAATCTCCTGTACTGGCTTTCTGATTTAATTCCTTAATATATTTTGCGGCTACATCAGCTTTCTTTCCGTATGGAGCTAAATCTTTTCCATCTCTCATTGCTGAGAAAATCTCAACGACAGGAGATTTCTTGCCAATCTTTCCACTAACAAAGTTAGCATCTTTTCTTTCGTTATTTAATTCAAATGTATAACCCATTTAATATTCCTCCTTTTTAATTATTTCGCAACAACTTTTGCTTCTACGCCAAGATGATTACCGATAACTTTTGTTACTTCTAAATATGGAGCAGCAGAAGCACCAATAACTAAATTTCCTGTTGCATCAGATTCAAGCTTATTACCTACAGCAACAGTAGTTGGAAGTTCATCGCCATAAACTTCAATAATCTCTCCATCAAGTTTTTCAAGATTAATAACTCTTACCTGCTCGTCTTTTCTAATTGGATATGTAGGCATATATTCATCATCACCACGCTCAATCTGCATGATAGCTTTCGCTTTCTTTTCTCCTACTGTGAATTTTCCAGAGCTTACATCGCCAAATGCACCATTAAATGTATCTGCACTTGCTACTGCATTTTCATATGGATAAACTCCATGTTCAATCTGTCCAATAGTATGTAATTTAATTGCCATTGTTTTCCTCCTTAAATAAAATAAAAAGCCTAAGTAATTAACTTAGACTTTGTGTTAAAATTGTTTTAGTTAAATTAAAAAATATTGATATCTTCTTTTTCTTCGGTGTGAGTATTTGAACACATTTCAGAGAAAATATCTTCAACCTTTGGTTCTTTCATAGAATTCTGTTCTGCAATTCTAGTTTCTTCCTCAGCCTTTTTCTGCTGTGCAACAATGTTCATACAAATTTTAGATTTAATAGAATTAATTTCAGAAGTAACATTCTTTAAATCTTCTTTCTTTGTAGCTGCATTGATTTCAGAAGTAAGTTTTTCAATATCTTCTTTTGCAACAGATTTTTCTTCATCGTTAAATTCTGAAAGAGAACTATTTAACTCACCAATTTTTTCAGCTACTTTAGCTTTAGCAAGCTCATTTTCTAAGATTTCTCTTTCTGCCCAGTAAGTCTGCTGGTCTTCTTTTAATTTATTGAGTGCAGCCTGAATTTTTTCAACAGAAGCATTTAACTCAACGATTTTTTCATCCTTTTCTTTAATTTCAAAATCTTTTGCTGTAATAGCTTCATTTAACTCTGATATCTTAGTTTCATAAGTCTCAGACTTATTATTCATTTCTGTAATAACATCTTGAATAGTTTTTTTAATTTCATCCATATTAAATTCCATTTTTTTATTTTCCTCCTTGTTTTTCTTTTTCTGAGAAATTTCTACAATAATTGCATTTTCATCCGAAGGAGTGATACCAAGAATACAATCAGCAGAATACCCATAAATCATAGGCGTTCTAAAATCATCAGTTATATCTTCTCCTTCTTCATAAATAATTGTATTTGCATTGTCTTTCAAACCCATAATTTCAATAGAAGTTTCTACTTTATCTAAGACATAATTAGCTCTAATCCATTTCACAAAATCAGGATAACGCTGATTAAAAAATGAACAATCACCAATTAATGCTTTAATATCATTTCCATTTTTATCTTTAACGGTATCTATGTAAGCATTTTCACAAACTCCTACGACTTCTGAATTTTTAAATAATGGTTCAATTGAACCGTCAGGATTGAGTTCCCCTCCCGTCATACCATGTCCAATAGGGGTGGTTTTATCATCAGAAGAAAACTCTGCACATATAGGCATACCTATAGCACTAGCCATATTATTTCTTACATATTCTTCCTTCCAATGAAGCCCATTACTATTTGTTTCTTCAGAATCTTCATGAATTTTATGGAATATAATCTTTGCTGGAACTCTTCCGTTCCCATTGACTTTCTCAGAAATTTCGAGGACATTATTAAACATAGACATATCCTCCTTTACGTTGCTGATGGTTTTGGCATTTGATTACTTTGATTTGATTTAGACTGAATAGTATTTTCATTTGTAGGATTGTCGATAGATTCTCGTCCACCTTCATCTTTACCAGAAAGAGTATACGATGTCATATGTGGAAGATACTTCTGATAAATACCGTCTTCAATTTCTTGGTCTAAAACATTAAAATACACATCTGGATCAATTCCTGCACTTGCTACAAGAAAACTTAAAGAACCAGATGCTTCACTGTAAAGAATCTTCATCTGCTCAAAAAAAGAATCCTTATTAACAAAAGAAGTAGGAAAGTAGTAAACTTCAACTTTATTTTTATTATCTTTAATAATATTTTTATTTATGACATAATTTAATTCATTTTGCCATTCATATATCCATGTATATAATTGAGCTGTTACTATTTGAAGGTTATTTTGACCCGCAGCAAAATTTCCCGTACTCATTGCACCAATCAATGAAGCACAAATACCTAAATCCAAAGAAATGTTATTATTTAAATCAGATTCATTTTTTGAATCAAATAAATTTGTGTCAACCTTAATAGAATCTAATTTTGTTCCTGCGGCTACAGAAAAGAAACTTAATCCTCCACGACTATTTTTATTCATAACCGCTTGTTTGACAGTATTGTGTTGGTCTTCTTGCTGTTTTTTGCTTAATGCACAGCAGCCTTTTTCTTTTCCTTCCGGAAATGTCTCGTAAACAATGCGAGAGTTAACTTCATCTAAAAGATTTCTTTTTGTATCTGTATAATAATCCTTATATAAAACATCTTCCAAAGTAGCTATAATTAAACTACGTCCCCAAGGTTCAGAGTCAGTACATTTGATTTTTTTACACATAGTTCTATCATTATTAAGAAGCATCCAATCCCCATTAACTAACCCTTTTCTTTTTTTATAATATCCTTCTGAAATTTCGGTAGGGTATTTTCTAAGCTTTCGTTCTAAGGATTCTCCTGTAAAATCATCAAAATATCGTAAATTAAAAGCAAGCTGATAACGTCCATTTTTCTTACCTACAATTTTTGTGTATTCCCAAGGAAGTGTAACAATTCGTGCATTGATTCCAATTTCATTTATCTCTACAATGTTTTCAACCTCACAATCTGTCATAAATTGATTTTGGTCATAAGGACCCATTCTTACATCAAAGTAATAGAAAGCAGTACCTCTTCGCATCTCAGTATGTAACGCATCACGAATAAAAGATTTATCATCAATTGTTTTAAGGGTAGATTTCATCAAATCTTTTACTTTTTTAATTTTATTTTTTCCACTTTTCTTTTGAATTGTAATTACACTATCTAAACATGGTAGAGCAGTCATATAATCAATAGAATTAGATACAATACCATTTTTTGTATAGATAAAATCTGATAATCGAATTGCTTCTTCATGAAACAAAATAGGATTTCTTAAAATATTATCAATTTCTGATTTTTGAAAATAATTATAGACTCCACAAGAAAAAAGAAAATTACTTGCATCAAAATGATTTATAGAGACACAACTATTGTATTCATAATTTTTATCAAAATTAGAAAGTGGGAGAGAAGATGATGTTGAATTTGTTTCAGATGTTTTTTCTTTAAAATTTTCTTCTTCTGACATAAAACACCTCCTTTCTATTTAATTAATAAGAGTACAGTAATCATAATCACTTGAATTACCCATCATATCAAGTTCAAGTTGATCAAAGAAATGAGATCCGTATGAAACAGAAGTATATCTGTCTTTTCGGTTTTTCCCTTGTTCATAAATTTTAATAATTCCTGTTTGTGGCATTTTTTCATATTGTAATTCTGCACATTCGCTTACCATTTCTTGAGTTTCTAAAAACGGACGTTCATACTCAACTTGTGTATCAACATCTATTTCAGAATTATAATCTTTATTATTAGACAAAATATCCTCTTTTGCAGTATTATAATTAACCAAAAAATCTATTTTATTTTCAATTAAATTCTTACGAAAAGAAACAGCTATTTCACTATTTAAAGTTTGCGTTGCATTAATAGCATATATACATGATGGAGCATTTGGGTCAGGACAAACTTTTGCATATTCATCGACATTCATACAGCGTAATGGAGAATATTCCTTTGATCTTTCTTCATCATATAAAACTTTTTGAAGAGCGTATATTATTTGAAGACCACCATTTCTGGCATCAATAACAATATAATCTGCATCAAAATCTTCATATAACTGCCTAATTCTAATTGCTTGTAAGGTAGTATCTCCTATTTGATTTGACTCAATATAAGGGACTTGTCTTCGATATCCTTGTTTTACTTCCACAGAACTGTCGTTTTCAGACGTATAAACAATAGATTCAGGAATTCCTCTTATACAACTATAAACAGAGTTATCATTTTGACTACCTGCTACAAAAGCTATATCATTTGATATTAAACGAATTTCATTATCCATTTTAGGAATAGCATATTTATTTTTTTTATTCATTTTATAATCAAATATATTTCGAGGATAAAAGACATGCTTTAGAATCTGTCTATTAATTAACATAGAATATGTAAAGTAAGAAGATAGAGAATCCTTTACTCTAAGATTTAAAAATTCAATTTTCCAAGTAATGGGGTCTTGTTTCTTTTTTTCATTAATTAATTGCTTCAGGGTTTTTAAATGGTGTTTTAATGTAATGCTTTCGTCAAATGTAAGAAAAACGGAACCATCATGCTTTTGCATACCTTCATATGCTTGGTCTACAATATCCCACATCCAATGTCCATCATCAATCCAACTAGAACTGATATAAACGTCTATCGGGTCTTCTTGTAAAACAGGATTTTCTCCATAGTATGAATTAAGCATATATGGCTGATTTCGTATTGTTTGGAATGGTGAAATAACAGAATCTTCAATTTTTTTATCTATCTGTCGAAACTCTTCTCTGCAAATTGCATTACTTCTTAAACCTCTTGCATTATCATTTGCCACAAATACGGTAATCTTAGACCCATTCTTAAACTTTACAAAAATATTATTTTCACTTGTACTCCAATCAGCTATTTCTGCTTTTAAAGGTTTACTCCATTCACATAGTTCATCGAGTATTTTATCTGACACAATTAATTTAGCTTGTTTTTTTGTAGAAGATCCTATACGAAACTTTGTACCAGGGTAAAGGATACATCTACAACAAGCATATAAAGCAATAATAAATGATTTTGCATCATTACGACTAGCAACAATACATATAAAATTAGAAACTCCCATGAGATATATTGCTAATTCTTGATAAATATATAAAGAAATTTTTAGATAATCTCTTACAAAACGATGCATATTCCTACGCCAGAAAGAACACCATGCAATCATGTGAATTACATTATTAGGATTACTTAAATAATGAGTAGAAGGGAATTTCTTATATAATTCTTTTTGGTTTTTATCCACAGGATATTGATTTAGATTACTCATCATCATCACCATTTTCTGGTACGAAATATTCTTTATCCCTGATATCACTACCCGTCATAATATTCTGCATTGGACGACAAACATGACGTTCAAAATATTCGCCTATTTTGTCCCAATCTTCGTAAAGAGTTTTATCTTTATAAAATTCTTCTGGAGTAAATTGAGATATTGTTGCAAGTGTAACACCTACAACTTCGTCATTACTAGAATCTTTTTCTTCTATAGTTTTTAAACCTGCTTGCTTGAATGTTTTACTATATTGTTCAACAAGATTACTATATTCTTTAGAATCACCTTTTGTTAAAGCCCTAACCATTAGCATATTGATATTGCATAATGATTTAATAAAAATTTCCTGATTATTATCAGCATTTGGATTATTTTTTTTCAACATACGGTAATGATCGTCAAGATTCTTATAATCGGCTTCTGTAAAACCAACACCCCATCTATCAACAGCAGAAGCAGAAATACTAACATCATCCTGCTTTGTCTGTTCTCTAGATAAAATAAGTTGTCCTTGTTTTTCTTCGTAATCATTTATCATAGAATCAAAATACGTTTTCATACTTCCAACATTCAAGTTCTTCTTTGCTGCATAATGAGAAATTCTACTTCTATCAGAAGATATTTCTCTCGCTGCTTTTAATGGTTCAATATTATATACCCAATCCACTTGCTGACAGAAATGTTTAATTGCGTGTTCTTCATTTCCACAATAGAAAGCAACTAATGTATTCATATATTTATCAGTACATTCTTTACACCAAGGTAAATACCCATCATTTGCCTGAAATAATGGACTTCCAGATTTTTGAAAGTTCTGTTTTAAACTATTAAATCCTTTCCCACAGCATGAACATTTATATTTATGTTTTTTTGGATCGAATTGCACATTAGCTCTTGGAATACTAAATATAATTGTTGGGTCAAGTTTTATTGGTGAGTTCATTGACTCACGAATCGCTTCTTCTCTTGATTGTATAGGTTTTCTATTAGCCAAGAACACCACCTCCTTTATTTTCGATATAAAATTAAGCACTAATATCTAAAGAATTAGTGCTTTGTAAATAATAATCTTTTAATTTCATCCATGATAGTTCTTCCTTTGTAACAGGATGTTTCATAGAAAATTTATATTTATGTGGTTCATATAGATTTGCTGTTATATAACTCCACACAATTTTTGTGCATCAAGAGTCGTTGCGAACTACTCACGACCTACGCTTTATTTAGATGTCGGAACTTCCTAATTAATATTCTCTATCTCAATTCATTCCACTATCTATAAAAGTATGGGAATTCTTGAGATGAATTAAGTTAAACAACAAAAAAGAAGAGTAGAAAATCCACTCTTCTTGATAATTCAATATTCGTTTTTAATTGTTAGATATAATCTTTATTTATATATTACAAATCATGCATAGCACTTCTAAAATACTGGAATCGACCCTGTACTTTAGCGGCACTTGTCGTACCAGAATTACAATATTGTAAGAATTCTTCATTATTTTCATAACCAGCTAAGAAATCATCCAACCAATCAAAATATTTCTCAAATGATTTGTTATCTTTGATCATACGATACATACCATAAATACATAAAGGCATAAGTAATTTAGGCATTTTCGTATCTTTTTCAAAATGATTGCCAAGTCTATTTAATCCTTCTGATATTTTATCCATTTTTTCATATTGATTATCAGGTTCTTCTTTGAATTTCTCACTGTAATATTGTGCGAATTTTCTCTTTTCTCCAGCTGTAAAGCTCTTGAGTTCTCTATCTTTATTTGAATCAATCATCATAAGAGATTCAATAATAATATCTACGTCAACAGAATCATTAAGCTGTTTTTCCGTAAGAACATTATTAAAAAACAGATTTTCTACCATAGAAGAAATTATATCAATAAGTTCAACTGACATAAAAGTAGTTAATTTCTGTGTACTGTTAAGTGGTTTTCCATTATTAATACGAGAAAATAACTCTATAATATCTTTATCTGTAGCATCTCGAAGTTCACATAGAACTATTTCTGCGCCAGATATTTCTTCTTTTACAGCAGGGTCAAGTTCAGAAAATTTCTTTCCTGATAACTTTCTAGGAACACCGTCTATTTCTATGTCATCTAATGTAGAAAGAGTAAATTCATCATTTGTATAATCTTTAATGGTGCTTAATCTTTGCAAACCATCAATCACTCGTTTTGGTTCTCCTTCTTCAACAACGAGATAAATAGGATTAGTTGGATAGTGTTTTAATAAAGAATCTATTAATAAAGATTTCTGTTTCTTTGTCCAAACACCTTCTCGTCTTTGTAACTTATGTTTAAATGATATTTTTCCCTTTTTTATGTCATTCATTGCAGAATGTACTACACGAGGTCTTGTTGTTGTTTCCATTTCTCACATCCTCCTTGCCAAAAAATACTAATTTTAATATTTTTACAATATCATATTTTAATATTTTTGTAAACAGCGAAGAATGAGAGAATATGACGAGTGGTGTTGAAAGAAATGAGTTAAATATTTTCTTCTACTTCTTTTTTTAACTCTTGTTGTTTCAGCTTTAATAATTTTAAACGATCTCTTAATTCAGATTTTGAAACAGGACGTATATAGCTCTGTTGCGTTACCGCAGAGCTTTTGTGGTTAGCCCACTGTGCAGCTAAATTTAAATCACCCGTATCTTCATAAATCTTATTTATAGATGTTTTTCTCATACAGTGAGTATGAAAATCATCTATATCAATTATTTTACCAAATTTACGCATCCTATCTGAAATCATACCTTTTGTCCAAGGTTTCCATTCGTTTTTATACTTATGAATGAATAACGCATCACATTCAAGATGGTCATATTCATCTTTTCTCATAGATAACCATGTTTCAATCATATCCTTACATGTGTCGTCAAAAGATACTTCCACTCGATATCCTTCTTTTTCACGAATTCCCTCAAATACCATGTTATCCAAGTCCAAAGAAGAGATAGTAAGTTTCTCTAAAGCTCCTAATCTATTTGCGGAAAATAGAGCAACCTCAAATAATAATTGATCCTGTAAAGTCCATTTATTATTTTCCGTTTTATATAAATCTTTTCGAATTTCTGCAATTTGTTCATTTGATAAAAAATAATGATTAAGAATTTGTTCTTCATTTGCTTTTTTCATCCTGTCAAGTTTCCCATCAAAAGGATGATATTTTACAAAACCACGTTTCATAGACCAAATGAAAAATGAACTTACAGCAGATATTTTCATATTGATAATTTTCTTGTGATTCCCCAATATTTCTTGACAGAAAAGCATATACCCTTCCATAATATCAACTGCATTTTCCATAAAATCTTCTGAATATAAATCTATATTACCATAATTTTCCCCAAGCCACATAAGAAAATGACGAAATAAAGCTTCATATCTTTTATATGTAGTATCTTTTACATCTTTATTTTTAATAATATTAGATTGTAAATATTTTTTATATTTTTTCCAATTTTCTTCATATATAAATTTTTCTTTATCAGGAGTGAAATATCTCACTCTTGTAATTTTTTCTCTTGACAATTTGCTCACTTCCTTCCAATAAAAATCATTTAATAACACGCCAATTTGGACTTGAACCAAAATCTAAAGAGTTGGAGTCTTTAATGCTTGCCATTTACACCATTGACGTAGGAGAGAAGTAGGAATTTCACCTACTCCTACAAATCCCATTAGTTAGTGCGATAGGAGCGTACCCTATACATGAGTTTCACCAACGAAGACAAGACGGAATAAAAATATTCTACAGAATGTATATTCTCTAATAACATTTAGACAATATACCAAACGCAACACACTGTACTCGAAACAGATGCCAGATGGCACACATTGATTAGCAGTCAAGTCCCAGACCGTCTGAGTTTATGTTGCATACAAAAAAGGACTTACATAAAATCATGCAAGTCCCTAAATAAATAACTGTCTACATCCTCGATTACATTTTTCTCCGTAGACTTAATTCTTATCTCCACATATCAGGTTATGTGTTCCGAGAATAAAAATGTATTTATTTTAAATATCTAATTCCTGAACAAGTTTGCGAAATTTATTTAAATTATCTTCATTATTACTTGTGATACAATAAGAGGTATATTTCCCATCGTGGCTACCAGAAAAAGTTAACACTTTTAAGTCAGAGATCTCAATTTCATCATCCACTCCATCTGAATATTCACAATCCTTACAATCACAATTTCCATCACATTCACAAATAGCAGAAACATCACCATCTTCACATTTATACGAATCATCATGAATATCAAATTCAATAATCTCTTCTGCATCATGGATATAAGTTAGAATCTTAGAATTTGCATCAGAATCAATATATAAAATTTTATCATAAAAATTCAAATATCCTTTTTCTCTCTTTGCTCTTTCGCACCAAATGCATCCTATATCATCAATAGTGATAACGAATTCATCTTTATATCCAGTTAGTTCATAACTTTCTAATTCAATATTATTTAATGTAAATCCATGAAAAATTAATTCTTCAATAATTTCTTTCGCTTTATCATGGAATGTTAAAATAGAAACTTCATAAAATTCATTTTTTTGTGAAGAATCATGATATTTCTGGGCAATATCTAAACATAAATCTTCAATATCAGAATAAAATTCAGTTTTCAATAGGTCATCTCCTTATCTAACAGCATCCTTTAATGTTTTACTGATTTTAAATTTAGGTTTTCTATGAGCAGGAATATTGACTGGCTGACCAGTTTTTGGATTCTTACCAATACGTTCCTCAACATCTGCCGTTTCAAAAGCACCTAATCCAACAATAGGGATTCTTTCCCCTTTGATTAATCCTTCTGTAATTGTCTCTGTAAAAGCTTTTAATACTTCTTCTACAGTTGCTTTACTAATCCCATCTGTTTTTTCTGCTGTCGCAGCAATATATTCTTTTTTATTCATAATTTTTAATTCCTTTCAAATTTTAAGCAATAAAATAAGAGAACAGTTAGACACTAACCACTCTCAAATTTGATTTTTATTTCTTGATGACTGGAAACTACCCTATATTTTTAATTTAACGAAATAATCTTCGTCTTACTGTCAATAATCTTTCCATCTTTATTTAAGTTTAATTTAATTAAATTATCATTTTTGAAAATTTTTTGTGTTTTAATATCTTTCTTTTCCATAAATTTTCTATACTGTTTTTATCAAAAACATCGTCTATTTCATCTTTATACATGAAAATAAAACCCTTATAATTTATTTGATTTCCACTACATGTATCAACTATGCAAATTCTATTCCATGTTGTATGATAATTTTCAACTATGTCATAAGAAGAGTCATATTCACATATGTAATTAAAATCTTTATCAAATTGTACAATTTTTCGTTGAATTTTATTTCTGGCTCGAATTTTTCTTTTTAATGGTTTAAGAGTATATTCTTTACCTTCTTCATAATATTGGAATTGTAGTCCATGAATTTGTTTCGATCTATTTAAACAACAATCTGTAACTCCCCAATAATTAACATTCATATAATCTGCGGCTGCTTTGGCTGTAGGAAATACTTGTTGTGTATTAACACAAATACATTTTCTTTTATATGAAGCATTTTCCCCACTATGATTAATTTTATATTCTGGCGTATTCCTTTGTTCTTTTAAAGTTTTAGATATCTGCTTCTTAGTTAATTCAGATAATTTTTTATTATTTCTTGAACCTCCAAGTTCTGAATTATATCCATTCTTATCACATGAAGATTTGTAATAATCTATCCAATATATTTCCTTTTCATCTAAATAACATTCATCACAATATTCAATAATAAAAAAGATAAAATTCTCTTCACCATATTTATCCCATGCCCTTTGGAGATATCTATTTTCATGTCTATCTTTACAATTCAATCTCCTACGATGTTCAGATAATCTTTTTCTTAAATTACAACTTTGACCAATATATTTTTTATGATTAACTAAATTTTCAATACAATAAATTCCACTTCTTTTTTCTTTCGTCATAACAACCTCCATATATTTTTACATAATAAAAATGGTCTACTTACTTGCAGACCACCTATCTAATAACTCATCAAGTTTTTTAGTTTTTATATAAACCCAAAACATTTTTTTACTATTTGGATTCAATGCTGCTAATTTATATCTCATTCCGTTATCTCGTAAATAATTACGAAGTGGGAGAGAATAGCAGGTATAAAGTTTTACTTCCATATATTTAAACCTTTCTAATTATCCAATTGAATGTCATATAAGCAAATTAATCCATCATCTCCAATAACAGATACGGTTTGCTCTGGTTTATTAACTTTTCTAATAGACACAGCGTATGCATCTACACCTGACACACATCCGCTCTCAATTACTTTTGTATCATAAACAGTTGTTAAACCGTTCAAATGTCGATGACCAAGCAATACAATATCTGGTTTGATTCCAAACATCATAGTGAAGTTCTGTACAACGCTTGACGGAGAATCTTTGTGTCCATGTGATGCAAATACATTATTCCCACGAATATTAAACATTGCAATTTCTGGTTCAATCGTATTGTCACAGATTGATACATTGTCAATGTTTTGTAATCTTGCTTTTAAATAAAATGGCAGCAACATATCCATATTTTCGCCATCCAAAGAATCTTCCTTTTTTGCCGATATCCTAGAATGGTTTCCAGGAGTTATATACACATAAATATGATTAAAATGATTCGCCATTCTAGTCAACATAGCAGAAATCAATTCAGAAACATACTTAAATTGCTCCATTAAATCCATATTGTTTTGTAATCTTAAATTATTATGGATAAGACCGCTGAGAATTTCGCCAATCACAAGATAACAGTTCTCTGATTGATGAACTCCACGGATGTCTAAAATATCAGAAGTGAATTTATCAATTCTTCGTTTTAGTTCATTTTCATCAAAATTATTTTTCCAATTATGGATTTCAATTCCTGTATGAATATCAGTGAGATGGCAGAGTAAATCAGTAGAACTATTAAACAAATTATAATGAACTGTAACATTCATCGGTTTTATATCTTCACAGATAATACGCTTTACCATATCTGCATAAGATTCTTTTCTTGCTTCTTGCCTGATAAGACGATTGTATTCAACTCTTGCATCAGAAAGTTTGATTTTTTCTTTTCGCATCTCCCGAATCTTCTCATCAAGTTCATCATTTCCACCAACAGATTTATTTTTCGCTGCTTTATATCTTTCATAATCGCTTCTAAACTTTCCACCAAAAATAGTAGAAGAACCTTTTCTAATTGTATCTGGATTGCATTTTACTGAATACTTATCATGCAGCTCAGACCAATCATAATCATTCTCTCCATTTAATTTTGCGTCAATATCATTTAGAAGTTGCTCATACCTCTCTTGAGTCAGATTATATTTTGCTAATTCATTTTCAAAATTAAACAATAAGACACCAACTCTCTTTATTCAACTTCATCTGGAAGTTCAATAGTAATTTTGAAGTTAATCGTATCAATTTCATCTGGAATTTCATTAATAACTTCCTGAGAAATATCTTCCCCAGTATCAGTATCTATAAGGCGTAAATCTTTTACAGAAATATTCTTTAACTGAATATTTTTCTTAGCTGGTGTTGTTTTGCTTTCTGTATTACTAATTTTAATCATATATAAAAAACTCCTTTTCAATTAACTAAAAATATAAAAATAAAAGAGTAGTAGATACTCTTCCTAGATAATTTCGTCTAAACTTGTAATAATTTTACTACATAATCCATATTTAATTGCTTCATTTGCATCAATGTACCAATCAGTAATGAAATTTTCATAAAATACATTTTCGGGTATATTTGTTCTTGATAGTACGAATTTCCCAAGATTCTCAATCTCTTTTTGATAATTTGTAATCGCTGAAACAACAATATCATATGTACCCTCAAATGATCCAGCTCCTTGATGAATTAGAAATTGAGCATTTGGAAGAGTTAGCCTTTCATGGCATGAAAGATAAATAAAACAAGCTGCGCTTGCTGCCATACCACAATTGATACCAATTACTTTTGTTTCTGACAAAGCAATAGTATCAACTAACATATTATTTATATTTAAGTCGCCACCTGGCGAAAAGAACAATAATTTTATTGGTTTTCTATCTTCCTTTTTTATACCAGCCAATTTATCATCTCTATTCCATTGCATGATATATTTCGCATATTCAATAGAATAATCATTGATTTCATTATCAATCCACAAAATTCTATCTTCAAAATTTTTATAAAAAGTCAATAATTCTGGACTTGGTAATTGCATATTTTCTACGTTTTCTGGAATAGCAATATCAAGATATGCTGTAGTTGCTTTCTTTTTATTAACCATAAATTTAAGATACCTCAGTTTTCATAATATTTTATAACGAAATTTTCGTTCCTTTATTAACCACACAAACATTTGTAGTCATGCTTTTATTTGCGATTTCTCTTTTCAAATCTTGCGAAAATTCAACTTTTCCTTCCATTTCTCCATGCAGAAGATAAATCTTTTCTGTATGAATAGAAGAGTAGTATTTAAGTAATTCATCTCTTTGCATATGACCCGAAAGACTTCGTACATTTACAATCTGTGCTTTATTTTTCACCTGTGCGCCATTAATTGAAATGGTTTTCTGGTCACTGAAATTTTTGATTTTATATCCAAGCGTGTTTTCCCCGCAATAGCCACTCAAAATCAAACAATCATTACTATGGGGGAGCAACTCTTTCGCCCATCTAACAGAGCGTCCGCTTTGTAACATTCCACCAGAACTCAATATTAAGATATTCTTCATGTTTTCCATAGCATATTTACTATCTTCTGGAGTTATAATTCTTTTCAGATTCTTCCATGCAAGCATTTCATCGAATTTTTCTTTTGCTTCTCCTTCTAATACTTCACTGTATCTGTCAAGAAGTCTATTTGTTAGCGGACTATCAACTAACACTTTTGTTGTAAAATTTTTATCGTCTTTAAACATCTGATAAATAAGCCATAGTACGACAGGACATTTATCAAGACTAAACACAGGCATAAGAACTCGCCTTTTATAATCTCCGCAAAATTGTTGAATAACCGATTTGATTTTTTCTAAATCTTTATTGATTATTTTCTGTGTTATTTGTTTATTGTTTCTTGCACCATATGTAGTTTCTCCGAATACATAGTTTGCGGATTTTACAGGTTCAAATTCCTGGACAAATGGTTTTAAATCCTGAATCTTTGTATTTCCGAGATCACTTGTGAATAATAATTTGGTACAATGATTCTTGATTTTTATAAATAATTCACATTGTACTGCGCCAAAAATATGACCAGAATATGTATATCTAATAGATATATTTTCATCTAATTCGTGAATTTCCCCAACATCATATTCCTCAACAAGAGATACAGATTTCTCTACATCATCAATATTATATAAAGGTTTAAACACTTTATCTGAATACTGAGAAGATAATGTTTCACAATCACGAATAGTAATGTTGGCAGAGTCTAACCACATTTCTTTTAATATACCAGTAGTATTTTTGCCTGTAATAATTCTTATGTTTGGATTCTGTTTAACTAATGCGGGGATATTACCACCATGATCATAGTGCATGAAATGTCCACCAATTATCATGTCAACATCTTTTGCTTTAATTTTAGATATCTGTTCTTTGTTCAATCTATAATTATCAAGAATAGTGTGCCCTTCTTGAATTCCACCAAATTCAAAGAGAATTGTCCTATCTAAAAACTTAATGATTGTACACGATCCCGTTACGGAACATCCATTATTAAGAAAACTTATATTTATTTCTTTCTTTTTCTTTCCGATGGTAATGTACCACCTTTCTTATATATTTTGTCATTCGACAATATTTTTTCTGATTTCGCTTAATGCATTTAGATTATAATTACTCTCTGTCAAATAATAAGTTTTCCTTTTATGATGACAAGAGCAAGTGCGAGTGATTCCACCAAATTCTTTAAATGGAATTTCATATTTTACATTAAGTATTTGTGCTTCATTTTTTGTGATTTTTACCAAAAATCATAACATCCTTTCGTTTAATATTTCTCCAAAATAGGAGAGAAACGTACAGGGTAGGATTTGAACCTACGGACGGGATTAACCGTCAAATGTTTTCAAGACATTCGCAATAAGCCTGACTCTGCCACCTATACAAGATAATAGTTGAATAATTGTATCAAAAGTTATATAATTGTAAGAAAATACATAAGGAGGTACATAAAAATGTATGACACACGATTAGATCTTAGCCAAATGAAAGACTTATCTGATTATATTGCCAGAAGAAAAGCTACAAGTCTTACACAACCATTAGAAACTGATAAATTTATAGAAGATTATATGAAAACATACTCAGATGTTCTTACAAAATTACTAGATTTAAATAAATAATGTTATAAATTGATTTTATTGTTTATTTTAATTTCTCTAATAGTTCTATCGAAAAGATGTTGTGTTTCTACCAAAGTAAATCCTTCATATGAGAGAAGCTCTAAAATTTTATTTTTGATTTTATCTTCATTTTCATTCATATAAGGTGTTTCATCTTTTTCCATATACATAATTTCTCACCAACTTTCTATTTTAGTATAAGGGGTATTGTATAATACCCCTTATGTTTTGAGTAAAACTCGTAAACACTGATAAACAGCACATAGCACATAGCACAACAAAGAAAGTGAGTAGGTGAAACTATTTAAGTAACACTTGTTCACTTAACAAGGAGAGCAGGAACAGGACTTGAACCTGCGTACATAGCTTATGAGGCTATCGTGGAAACCATCTCCAACGTATCCTGCTATAATATTTTAAGGGCGAGATAAGGAGAATACCTTATAATTCTCTTTAGCAGCCTAACTGACTGACCCATGATGTGTATAACACTTCAATAGATTTAATTCATCTTTATATTTTGAAATATTCACGTATATATCTATTACATAATAAGAAAATTGGCAATAACGCTCAAAACCCTTATAAATAAAGGGCTTTCACGGTTTTAAAAAAGTGGTTAATTTCGTTTTTGATTATATTTTATGTATTTTTCTAGTTTTTTTGCTTCTTTACATTCCGCACAATATTGAATATTTTTACTTGTTTTTCTTATTAATCTGTCACATATTTTACATCTTGTAAAATTCCCATCTTTAATATAATTAAGATATTCATATCCTAATTCTCTAAAATCAATAATATATAATATCGACACATTGATATTATCAATAAAATTAATTTTCATATTAAGATTATCATTCTTGCTAGAAAAAGAAATATATCCATTTGATTCAAGATCATTTAATAATAAAAATTTATCTTCTCGATGTTTAACAATTACTCTTGCAGTTTTAAATATTTCTTTTATATCTGCGTTGACCCAATTATTATTATTAGGCGATGTGATATTATATAATTTTGCAAAGCATAACATTGTAAATAATATTTTTTTATGATTTTTTGTTTTTGCGGATTTAATCCTATTCAACTCAGATTGAGTAATACCAATACTTTCGACATTTCTTAATTCATATTTTTTACCTTTTCGAGAAATATCTTCGATTATGTTTTCCCATAATACAGGATTATAATTTTTATAATTGGTATTCATAAACTCATTGAGCTTTTCGGAAGTTTTCTTCTCTGATAATTTTAATTTTTGACGATAATATTTAGAAAGAAGAAATAATGTAGAAGTTGGCTTGTTGCCAACTTCCCCTTTTTCTAATATCATTTCTGCTTGTTTTATTTCATTTAATACAACGGGCATTTATCTTCCTCCAAATCTACATTTACTTTAATTTCAGCTTCTCTCATAGAAAACATCATACCTAAATACTCAATATCTCCGTTATTATCAAGTGTTGGGTATGAAATTCTATAATTATTACGTCTTAATAAATTCTGTATAAATGTTTCTCCACAAATGTCCCAAGCAAATTGTTTGCTATATTTAGATTTTGAATAACATAAATCCAGAACAATATTACATAACTCATCTTCATTAGGACATTCTAATAAACATTTCTTTTTAAATTGTTCCTTTAAAATATATTTTTGAATTTGACGTTCATCTGATTTAATCCTTTCTGATTTTGCGTATTGCTTATAATTAGATATTTCTTTTCTATAAGCTTCATATATTTTTTTAATTTTTTTATATACCACATTGGAATATATTACATCACTTTTCATAATAGAATAATCGAAATTGTCATTAGAGGAATAAACAATATTGTCAAATTTTTCTTCGATTTTCCAACAAATTTTGTTAATCGTACATTTACCTATACCGAGTGGCATACGATCATAATAGCACTTAATAAATTTAATCTCTTCTTTTGTTTTATTCTCTTTACGCATCAACTCATCAAGAGAAATTCTAAATCTCATAAAACTTTTTTCGTTATTTTTCTTACGGTAGTTATTTAATGCTGCACGTTCTGATGGATAAATATATTGCATAAAATAAGGCTTTTTATCTGCAATGATTTTTCGATTAACCCAAAAATCCTTTTTTTGACGAGAATCTTTTGCTTTTGTAAGTTTATTTGAAATCCAGCTATACCAATTATCAGGCATTGGCTTGGCTTCGATTCCTTTTGTTTTGTCAATCGCATTTTGTTGATACAACTGACCACATTTAATTCTATAATCGAGTAAATTATATTCTCTAGTCCCTTGTTCAAAATTAGATTTAACTTCAAACATTGATGTGATTTTATTTGTTACACCTCCTACAGCATTTCCAAAACTATTGATATTTGATTTCATAATATCATCATCTGTAGGAATACATTTTGGAGCTTTTCTCTGTACACATACGATAGCAGGTAATTGTTTTGTATTCTCCACAAGAAGAGAAAAGGATGTATCAATAACAGCATCTCCATCTTTGTCGAAGCCATTCATTGCTTCTGCACATGTATCCCAACTATTAAAAATAGTAGGAGTTGTCATATATTGATAAAAATCATCCATTATTTCATTATGGACAACTTCAAGCAGTCTAATATTATTATGCGAAGTCATTGGCGCACGAAAACTTACAATTTTATCAACACCTTTATCAACCCAATATTTGGAATAGACTTGTCCAGCTTTTAATAATCCAGTAACTTTCATTCCAAACATGGATTGACATAAAGAATACGGATCTCCTGATACTAATGAATAATTAGCAGGAACTTTTAAAACTCCAACTTTAGCTTCATCAATACGCTTTCTAATCATGGAGTGAATCTGAGATTTAATAAATGGATCATTAGCCATTTTAGGTTCAATCATCAATGCTGTTGCAAATGAACTATCTAAATGTTGAATATTTTTCTCATTAAGCCCTATGCCTTTTGTATATAATATTGTTTTTCTATAATCATCATCTAAAATTTCTTTGATTTCATTTACAGTTGGTGCGATTAATTCATCAATTTGTTCATCTGTAAAATCATAACTTTGCAAAAACTGATAATTCATTGTTCTTACATTTTCTAATTCTTCTTCTGAAGCTTTTGTAATTGCAAATGTATAATGATTCTTTTCACAATTTTCAAGATATGATTCAAGAGAAGAATATGAGTCCCATAATTTTAGCATCGACTCTGTTAAAATGAGTTCTATTTCGTTAATGTTATATGTATTCCCCCACACATCTGTTATTTCTGTAAAACCATGATATTGTGCAAACTTCTGAAAATCAATAGGAAATACAGCACCTTTACAAAATGAATTTCTAATAACACAACCAGGCAATAAAAAATCTTCTCCAATTTCATATCCCCAACGTTCCATAAGGGATGGCATAGCAAGTCCATATCCGTCACTATCGTTTAGCTCTACATCTTTATCTTTAATAAATTTCATACTTGGTTGATCAAGCCCAGTATCATCTAATTCAATTACATCTGATTTGAATTTTGTAATACAATCATGAACAACCACAATTCCATTTGGCATTGATACAGGAGTAGAAGAGCTGCATACCAATGCAATATAGGCTTCGAGTTTTGCTGGAGCAAATTCTTTTTGCAAATCTCGTCCATTATTAATACGTCTTTTTAATTCTGGTAATAATTTCTCATTTACAAATACTATTGTGTTATTTTTTACTCCACCTGTAGTTCCAAGTAACCACCTATATGTAACATTGTTAATTTTAAACCCATGTTCATAAATGTATTCAAAATCTTTAATTTTATCAATTACAACACACACATAATCTTTTTTGAACTGATATTTGTCCAAATCATTATATAATTTTTTGATTTTTGGTCTGGATGTGGATAAATTCTTATCAGATTTTAATTTTTTTATTTGAGATTTAATATTTGAAATTTTAAATTCTGCATTAGTAATGTTATTTATCTCATCAATAAATCTCATTATTTGACTTTCGCTTAAAGCAATAAGTTCTTGGTTTTCTCTCGCTTGGTTTGGTGTTAGTTTTAAATTCCATTTTTTTCTTCTAAGTCTCGAAGAATGAATTTTAAACACATATCTTTGTGACGTTAAGTGTTTACTCAAATTATTTCTCCTCCAATTGCATTTCTAATTTAACATCAGATAGTTTATAACAAGTAGCATAAGAATAATTTCTCAAATACTCATAATCCTTTACTGGATATGGATATTTTCTCGAAGGTCTACCTGTTGGAGATGGATAGTGAGAACCACTACAATAATAACTATTAGAAGTATTTTTAACTTGAATGTAATTTTTATATCCAACAGTATAATCGTATGCATTAATCATTACATGAAATGGTCTTTTAGAATATTTTTGTTGTTTATATTTTGTTGTTAAGTTTTCTCTCCATAAGGCAAGTTTTTTTATTTCTTTAAATGTTGCCTCAGAAATATTATCAACAACATACAAAAATTTATTTTTAAAATCGTAATAAACATGTGATGATGCTTCTAACGTATTCATTCTTTTGTTTGACCCAAAATATTTTTCTGTTCCACAAATCCAAATATCGTGTATCCCAACTGCCTGATATAAGTCATGTCTTTCAAAATATTCAGAAGCAATAGGAGAACATTGGTATTCAATTACATATTTTTTATTGTTATATTCAAACATAATATCAGGACGTTGTTTTGTTTCTGGTATCCATCCTTCTAATATTGCATTTTTAACACCATTTTGTTTAATAATCCATTCATATAAATCTCGTTTACCACAAAGATGTTCTTCTGTTTCTGATTCAGAATATTTATCCTCACATTTAGCTTTATCCATATGTCTAAAATATGGTATTTTAACTCTACCATGACAATATTCGTATGGTTTATTACAAGCTGGGCATAAAATAATTTTCTTTTTTGCCCAATTCTTTAACTGTTCTTTTGAACGTGTTCCATCATAACAATTTATAATTTCGTTTCCTATTTTTCCAGTTAACATTTTCTATTTTCCTCCAAATTCCTTAACTTCATATCCTAACCATCCAATCAGCCATCTGATACCTTGAATACATTCTAAATGAACCAGATCACCACCATTATTTTCTAAATACTCTTCACCCTCATATATAAATTCTCCACATACATCACAACGTGATAAATGTTTCCCCTCATAATATGGACATCCAACTATATGATTTTCATGTTGACAAATCTCACATCTCATCAAGCCACCTCATCATAACAAATTCTCTCGTAAGCAAATCCATCATTAGTCGTATAATAAATATGTTTTATACCTAAATCTTTAATAGCAGCCATACAAGAAGGACAAGGCTTACATATCCCAATCAGTTCATCTTTTCTAGCACGATAGATATATAACTTAACCTTTGAAAAATTGATATTCATATGCCTGATTGCATTTAAACAGTTAATTTCAGCATGGAGTTTTGGTAGAAGAGAAGAGCAAAGAGAAATATCTTTATTTCTAAAAATATTATAATGTGCCTGTATAGGATGTGTTTTTTCAAGATTACAACCAATTCCGATTATTTGCCCCTGGTACACAGCAACACAACCAATATGTACTTTTTTATAATCTGAAAGTAATGCGACTTTTCTAGCTTTTTTAAAAAATTTTATATCATTTTTCTTCATATAATCTCACACATTCCAATATATCATTTCCCTTATCAAAGCATTTCAACGTATATATTATTCTCTCAATATAATAATCAAAAAAACCTTCTTTACATTTTCTTTCAATCAGTTCAGTGATAAGATGTTTGATTGTAGTCTTAGCAGCGTCAAGCCAATATGTATCAATTCTCTCAATGTAATCTAAATCATTTCTAGTCAAAAACAATGTGACTCTATACATATCTTTCTCTTTATCAAAATTGTAATTACATCGAATTGAATATCCATCCTGTAAATCAAAACTGATTACATGTCCCATATTTTCATATCTCATAATTATTCATCCTCTTTCTGTTTATTATTTCTTTTATATCGAATATTATTTTTACATTGTCTATCAAATCGCCAATCACTTATGATAGCATTGGCAATAGAAGATAGGTAATGCTGTCCTAAATTGTTATAATTTGTATCAAACTCCGCAAGACTTTTAATACTACAAGCTCCTCTAGTTTCAAAAATTTCATCTGTCATATTTTTCTTAAAATCCTTTCTTTATGTGTTTTAATTTCATTTATGTTTCAGTTTGTTGTGAAAATTATTTCATGGTTATATTTTGATAATACTGGTTAATAATTACACATATATATTCTCTAAAAGTTTTATTTGCCTGGATATTTCATCTTTATAATCATAATCCCGATCAATGATATGATTATCTCCATGTTTCTTGAAGTGTCTATAATCAGCAAATACTTTTGAAGTAGTAATAAACTTTTCTTCTCCATTGTTTGTATATTTTCTTCTCTTCATCGGAACATACTTAATAATATTTAATGCATCCAAAACTTCTACTACACGACTCACATATCTCTCAGATATTCCTATCTCATCAGAAATGGTTTTGTATTGACGATAGCAGCAAAGTGGTTTATCAATTGAACGATTCATATTTATCCTGATATAAGCCAATACCAATAAGATATAAGCTGATGACATACGAGATAAAGCTATATCAGAATATTGTAATTCTTCCTTATAATTCAAAATTGCTTCTAATTCATCAAAATAAATTATTGCAAATTTATCTGGTATATCGAATTTCTCTATATTTAATTCTACTTTTAAATACTCTATGGAATTTTTATGTTCAGATATAAGCGATTCAAAATCGGGATGTTTAGTAAAATAATTCATGTGGGAGAGTAGTAGTAATGTTTTATAATACTTTTGATTGATTTTACCATCTCTATAGTTTGGTTTGAGTTTTGACCAGTGGCAAAGCTCAGTAATTGAGAATGCCACTGAATCATCAAGTGAACGTCTTGCACATAAATATGAAAAGATAATCACTCGTTTATCCGTAAGAGATGTATCATAAATTATTTCTTTTGGAATCTTTACATAATTAGGCAAGTTTATTCACCTCGTCTAATTAATCATCAAGCATACTCATTTTTAAAGTTTTCTTTTTTGGAAGTTTATAATTGTATTTTTCAACAAATAATTTTGCATATTTTAAAGATGTTTTCTTTGTACGAATATCGGATTCTGCATCTTTTTTAATATCTCTAATATTTTCACGAGATAAAACTTCCACAATACGCTTTCTATCAAATTTATCATAGTAGGTTTCATAAAAATCAAACATTCCACGAATAAAACTCCACTGTAATGATAATGAATCTCCATTAAAACAAGATTTAATAATATCCATACATTCGACAAAACAATTAACCTTACCTGCTTTATTATATTCTTTATAAACATTTAATAATTTCGCAGGACATCCAATTCTAAAATCGCTACCAATTTCTTCACCATAAATATCTAATTTATATCCAATTGATTTTAAACAATTGTAAAAATCTTGCTCATCTTTATGTTTTTCATATGTACCATTAATCTGAGCAGTTAATGTGCGTTTTCTTGATTGCCCACGTCTCTTGGTATTCTCATCACTGAACCAATCATTTTCTTCTTGTTCAGTTAATCCATATCTTAATTCACATTCAACTGTTGTATATCCACGTTTTTTCAGAATAGCGATAGTATGTTGTCCATCACATACTTTCATAGTTCCATCTTCTCTAACACTCACAAGAACAATACTAACTTTACTTTCATCAAAAATACCATTCTTGCTGTTTTCTTCTACAAAGTCCATGTTAATATCTCTCTGGTAACTGAGCGTAGAATCTAATTTATCAATTGGAACTCTTTTTCTTTCAACTTTTTTCGCCATTTTTTTCTGGGTTGTTCCTGTTGTTTTTAATACGTCTTTTAATTTCATAAAATTATTCCTCCGTTTTAAGTGTTGTGTTTTTTGCTAATTCAATAGCTACTAATAATTTCTCTACATTTTTTTCCGCATTTTTAATACATTCATCTAATTCTGAATTGGTTACACGATTTTCCATGTCATTTAAAATACTTACGAATCCATCATAATACATATCGAAATCCGCATTCATACACTCAATAATGGAAACCTTATAGTCCCAAATAGAATCGAGATATTCTTTTGTTTTCTCTGTTTTAAGATCTTCACATATTTGTTTCACTTCCTCACTGACTTTACTTTTAGGTGGTTGAATTTGAGAAGTAGATGGAATTTCATTTTTAACTTCTTCTTTTTTATTCTCTTTCTTCCCTGTTAATTCTTTATATCCTGCATTGATGCTCTTTTCACCTGAAAGAACTTCTTGTTTTAGTTTCTCGTTGTTTGAATTTAATATTTTCTTTCCTTTGGAATATGTATCAGTTGATACACCTGCTGTTTCTGCTAATTTAGCACGCACATCAATTTTATTTTTAGAATCGACAGTTGTTGAAGAAATCTGCGAAAACTGTTCATTCTTATTATTCTCATTATTTTGTCTTGCTATCATCATTGCGTTTTGTTTATTTTTTTTCGCCTGTTTCTCATATATAGGTCTATACTTTTCAGTAATGGCAATTTTCTGGATAGGACTGAGATTACGGCGACCAAGCTGAATATCCAACATCCATTCCATAACTTCTTCTTTTGTCTCATAAGCAAGAGTACCGATAACAGGTTCTATGTTATGCTTTCTACAAATATCATATCGGTTATGACCATCTACGATAAAACCTTGCCATTCCATAATAGGAAAGTTTTCATCAAAACCATTATCTACAATATTTTTTTCAAGTTTCTTATATTCCTCACTTGTAAGAGGTGGAAGTAAGTCTCTCAATTCTGGATCAATTTTTAATTCTTTCAATTTTGTCCTCCTTTTATATTATTTAACATTATGGCAAATTTACCATAAAGTTTATTTGTTACATTTATACATATTCTCTAAATTAATTTTCTTACAATCAATATTATCACCTCAAATCCTTTAGTATAGTAAAGTGGTAAAGAAAAACCCGTTTAGGTACATATATATGTACCCAAAAGTATATTTTTTCTTCATTTGGGTACATATATATAGTCAGTTTGTGCAGTCAATATCCATATAGACTCATATATAACAAGAGAAGAATATTTACACTTCGTGTATTTTGTTTGATTTTATTTTGTGAAATCATTTTCATTTCAAATATTATTTGGGTACATTTATAATTTAATCTTCTTTCAAATCAATTTTTCGTATCAAAAATAGTTGATACTACAAAATTCTCTTTTGGTGTTGCTAAGTTATATTTCTCTAAAGATTATCTACTAATTGGTGAATTACCCATTGTCTAAAGCCAGTGGACTTCCTGCTTCAACGTCCTCGTAATCTACTAACTTCACAGGCGTAAATTTCGGTAATTCCTACCGTATTTTATTTTATCAAGCTACATTTAACATTTTCATTCCTTCATTTAGAATATTAATTGCAGCATTAATATCTCTGTCATGAACAGTTCCACAAACAGGACATATCCATTCTCTTACCGATAAACTCTTTGTATCCTTATTAACAAAACCACATACATTACAAGTTTGACTAGACGGCACATATCTACCAATCTTAATATATGTACGTCCACTCCATTCAGCTTTATATGTTAATTGTCTTGTTAATTCATACCATCCGCAATCAGATATTGCTTTTGCAAGATTATGATTCTTCATCATATTAGAAACTGCTAAATCTTCACTAACTATCACTTGGTTTTCGCTGATAAGTTGATGTGAGATTTTATGCAAATTGTCAATTCTGGTATTGTGAATTTTCTCATGTATTCTTGCTATTTTAATTCTCTGTTTATTCCAATTTTTACTACCTTTTACTTTATGAGACAATTTTCTTTGCTCTTTTGCTAATTTATCTTCATATTTCTTAGTGGTGCGAATATTATCAAATTTTTCTCCGTCAGAAGTGATAAGTAAATCCTTAATACCTAAATCAATTCCGACAGAATTATCATTTTCTTTCATAGGAATGTGTTCTGTTTCTACAAGAATCGAAACGAAATATTTTCCAGATGGAACTTGAGAAATAGTTGCAGATTTTATCTTCCCTGTAAATTCTCTATGAACTTTAGTTTTAACCCACTTAAGTTTTGGAAGTTTGATTTTATTTTTCTCAAAAGAAACTTCGATATTTTTATTTGTATAATTTGTTTTATATGATTTCTTATTGTTACGTTTGCTTTTGAACTTTGGATAGCCGTTATGTTCTTTAAAAAATTTCTGATATGCAGAGTCCATATTAATAACCGCATTATCCAAAGCAAATTTATCTATTTCTTTTAACCATTCATATTGCACTTTAAGAAATTTATTTTTCCAATTATTACAATCAATTCTACTTATAGACTCTTTTTTAGTTTCATATAATTCTTTTCTATATGCGAGAGTTTGATTATAAACAAATCTGCAACATCCGAAAGTTTTTTGAATTTGTTCTATTTGTTGCTTATTTGGATATAATCTGTATTTGTAAGCTTTTAACATTTACTTATCACCTCACTTATATATTCTCTTTTAAATTTACTAACTCATGACTAAAGTCACGAGAATGTGCAAATTAAGCTCCTTCAAAATAATCTGCCAATGCTTGATATTTTGTAAACATTTTAGAAGACCAGTATGTATATCGTTTCTTTGGTAATGCTTTTTGAGTAATATTATTATTCTCTAACATGTCTATTCTTGATTCTAATGAATTAAATACATTATCAATCTTTTGTACAAGAGTATTTACGTTTTGCACCAAAGCTTGAATATCATCATTTCTTTCTTGTAATTTAGCGGTAGCAATCTTTAATCCTTGCTCACAAGCGATAAAATAATCTCTTGCTTGCTCATGTTTCTCAGTGTTACCTGTCATTGAGAGCTTCTTTGCAAATTCAGATGTAAGTTTATAATCTGTTTTTGGTCTACCACCTAATTTGAAGTTTTCGTTGCTCACTACGAAAACTATATAATCTTCATTTTCAGTGGCAAATTTATTTCTAGTGATATTTCTTCTACACCAGGATGCAAAATTACTTGGATTCAATTCTAAAAAAGCATATAACTTACTTGCTGTTGTCATTCCATCCGAATCAATCTGTAATGCAATCTCAATAGGTGTCTTATCAGATGTTGATGGTGTGATAGTAGTAGTTGTGTTATTTTTGTTGTCTTTTAATTTTCTCATAGTGGTTAATCTCCTTTATTGTTTAATTAGTAAAAATATTTTTCTTCTGGCGCAACATTATATTCTCTAAAAGACATATCGAATATCTTTGTGGTTATTTTCATTCTTGTAAAGCCATGATGTGCCAATCAGAAGCATTTTGATATGATTAATTTAATTTCATAATCAAAATTTCTTAGTTGTGTATTCTCTTTGTGAGATTGTGAATAGGTACAAGTTTTTATTCTCTTTATTTATTATCTTTTGAAAAAAGTGTTGTTGTATTTTAGAAGAGAGAATGTTATATGTTTATATATTTTGAGATTGGGTGTGGGATATATTAAAAGATTCTCTACCTGAGATTGTTAGACGAAATTTAAGCTATTTGTACCAGAATCAATTTTATATGCTGAGAGGATAAATTGCTCATGTAAAAAGTAAAATGGATTTTAGAGTTGATTTTTACCGATTTAGCTAAGGGATATATAGAAAGTGAGTTTCTGAGATATTAAATAATAGAAAAGTTATAGATTTGTGATTCAAGTTTGGATGAGATATACTAGAAACTTTCTTACTCTAGATTAGCTGAGAATTTTAACGCTATTTTGACTAGAATGGATTTTAGTGTAAGAAAGGGTAAGTTGTAAGGGTAAGAGTTAAAATTGATTTTAGGGTCATTTTTTGGAGATTTAAGCTAAGGATATTTACAAATGAATTTTTGTAATGGTGTGAGATGAGATTATTTAAGACGTGGAAGAGTAGAAGAGAGATATGATGGATGAATGATAATTGAATAAAAGATCATTTAGATATTCCAGATATAGGTGCAATGAATGTTATATTACCCTGGATTACGAGAGTATTTTTGAGTTTTCAGGGGTGAAATTGGATTTTAATGCATAAGACGATAAGTTACAAGTAAAATGAATAGAATTGATTTTTGGGTCGAATAACGTAAATTTGAGCAAAGGATATTTTTAATAAGGATAGAAGGTGGATTTCAAAGGACTTCGAAAATAAGATTTACTGGTGCAGATATAAATGAATGATTTTGTTTATTTTTATTACATATTTTAAAGGTAGATGTACGGGCAGCAAGGAATAAAATTGGCTATGTTTCGTAGATTTTATGACTGACTTCGATAAAGTATAGGATTTTATTGACAAAAATGAAGGTTTGAGAGGGATTTTTGCGATTTTAGGGTATTTTTGATGTGAAGATTTTGCTGATTTTATAAAGACTTTCTCGAACTCGTTCTCGAACTCATTTTGTGTATTTCGGCTATTTTTTGTGTGGGATTGAGTGAAATGGTGTGGGGAGAGGGGATTTCAAATTTTGAACGTGGGGTGTGAGTTGAACACCTAGGGCATTTACAGGAATTGACAGTATGTCAAAAAATGTAAACATACCCCCTACCTGAGTATTGCAACGTAGTTTTTAATACTATGTCATGTGATTTTTGTTATAAAAAACAAGGAGTTTTGTTGAAAAGTCCGTGTTTTATAATATTCATACTAGAAGATATGGTTTTCAATACTATGTGTAAATAATTTTAAATACTGGATAAATAAGGATTATTCAAGGGTGGCAGGATATAAAAATGTAATGATATGACAAGATATAAAATTTCTGTATATGTTGGTATTTATTAGGATATAAAAATAAAAGTTCGTTTTTTGAGATAAAAAATGTTGTTTTAACCACATTTTATAACCAATAGATATATAAAAACAATATCCCACAATCATATATAAAAATTATACTAATTATCACAATTGCATCATAAATAACAACAAACTGCACACTATATCACGCCCACAACCACATTAAAATGTACAATCTGCACAACAACTACACAAAAATACAAATATATAATTAACCAAATCAATATATCATACTGCATATATAACTAACACGTCATATATATATAACCAATACATAATAGCATCATATAACCTATGATAATACAATACTGCCACACAACAACACAATATAATTATATATTATATCACACAATAACATAGCATATAATCACTATACTATAATACATAACACAATAACTATATAACACCTATTATCATATACTACCACACACAACACAACTATATACTATTGCATAATACATATAACATATTAATCAATATATATATATATATATATATAATATTAAATATGTATCTATAATACCTAATACATAACTATAATATCCAATATAATAATATCATACCTATAATATATACTATACAATAATAATATATTACATACTAGTGCAAGCAATCACTATACATTACACAACTATAAACATATTAATTATACACATAACAAACTAATAAATATATCTACTAAATAACAATACATAACACATAATAATAAAACGCATCACAAAATTATAACGCTTGTAAATGCCCTATAAATCAATTTAAAATCAAAATAGGATGCATAGATACATTACGCATATAAAATCCCATATAGGGCGAAATAAGATGTTTAAACGGCTATATACCTATTATATTTAAAATATGCCTATATACCTATATAGTAGCAGTAAACCAAATCACGCTGCATATTGCCAATTTCTAACTAAAACACAATATAATTCCCAATAAATAAGCTTTTCTGATTGTGTTTCTTCTATATAATGCAATTAGTTTTCTTTCTTTTTAAATCCAATTTCCAAATCATAACCAATTACATCTAATATTCTTTTCATATCCATAAATGATAAATTCTTCTTATTTAACAAATTACTTAATTGTTGTTTAGATATTTCCAATTCAGTTGCAATATTTACTTTACTATTACCTGTATCAATTAACAATTTATCAAATTCTTTCTTTAATTGTAAGTTATTATCAAATATCATAATATCACCCATAAAAATAAAATAAAAAAGTACATAAAAACTATTGACAAGTACATTGTTTTAGTGTATACTTAAGCCATGTTAAAGATAGCAAGTCAATCGCACTTGACGGTTAGCAATCGACAAACTACCTTTAACAAAATACATAACGAAGGGAGGTGTGTAAGCCATGTATCCCATTTATAATCCTATAGATGGTTACTGGTATGTTCCCAACTGTCCTATCAGTTTTGTTTCGGATTCCGAAGCATGGGAATACATACATAACACCTAACTTCTAAAGGGTGTATGTGGTACACCTTGATTGGATTGTATCACATCTAAAAAGCCCTTGTCAATTCTGACAAGGGTGACACCCTCAAAACTTGTGTAGTACCTTGAAAAGTGAATAATAAAGTGTTAAAATTCAAGTAAATACTTGACTTGATACTTAATACATAAAAAGGTGGTGATTTTCATTTTATCCATTAAAGATAAAGTTTTGTTAGCTTGTAAAGCAAACGACATGACATTAACCGAATTAGCTATGAAATTAGGTGTTACACAACCAACTTTGAGCAATCGTTTAAAGACTGGTAAATTCACCCAAGATGAATTGTCTAATATTGCAAAGATTCTCAATAGTGAATATCAACCGTTGTGGATACTTCCAGACGGAACAAAACTTCTTTAGCCTTGTAATACAGGCTAAAAAATTTAATCAAAAATATTCAAAAAAAGCTATTGACATTCAGAAAAAACTATGATAATATATAACCAAGATAACAAAAGAGCGATAACCCAAAACACTACCAATGCAAACGGTTATCGCTCCACAAAGTGAAAAACACTTATGAGTATATTTTAACATTTTATTATTTACTTTTCAAGTGTAATTCACACAAGTTATTCCAAAACGTAGCCAGTTAACTAAGCAGAACAGAATATCGGTTGTAATTTTACAACAAGGTTGAGGTTAAAATCCTCCATGTCAACTTGCCTTGAAAGAAGTTGATTGGATAGTTTGGTTATCCAGAGTAAAGGGTTAAAATACCATACTCAAAGTAGAACCGACAGCAATTTAACGCTAAAAATAAAAGTCATACTATTTACTTAAAGTAGTAAAAACAGTTTATTTGTTTCCTATAAAAACAAATTTTTGATTGTGGCATATTAAAGTAAGACCACACAACGGCAACGGTTGAGAATAAGGTTGATTTTAGATAGTATCTTGTAAACATAATTTTACAACTAATCAAACACAAGGTACTATCTAATAAAAATATAAGGTTTATTGTTTATTTAATCTCATAACCTTATAAGATACACCTTTGACAATATTCTTAGAGTTTCGGGCAAAATCGTGAAATAGGGTTTAAAGCACTCCCTTGATGGTTGAAAGTAGTAGAAACAAAAAGTTTCCCTTGTTGATAACGTAACAACATAATTTTTTGAGTTATCAAATATAAATTATGGTTTATAAATCTTTATGAGATTAAACAAGCAATAAACAAAACAAAAATCCCTGTACATCTTACAGGGTAGAAAGAAGGTAGAATATGAAATATTATATAACATATGAAGCACCACTTGAAAACAGATGCTTTACAGAATCTCAGATGAAAGAAGTATACAGAGATTTAGCAAACAAAACAGAATATCCAACTTTTGATATCTGGTTTTCCGATATGATTAAGTCGGGAGTATTTGAACGGGTAACGATAACAGCCCATACTTATGTATGTCAGTTGCCCGAAACTATACAAAGTCACATTTTACAGGAGTGTAAAGAAACTTTTGAAAGCCTTGCATTTCCTGTAGATATCGAAACAGAACTTGATAATGTAAAGGGATGCAAAATGTGTGATTTAGAAGATACAATCCACGTACAGAAGTATTATACAAGATAGGATGCAACAAGATGAACGCATTACAGGCTGAAAAAGCACTCTTTTAACAGGGTGCTTTTTATGATAGAATTATAATTATATAGGAGGAATTATAAATGAAAACATTAAAGCATATAGCAACTATGGACACAATTACAACAGAAAACACACACTACGAAAACAATTTCGTATGTGTGTTAGAGGATAGATACACTCAAGAAGAAGTAGAAAAACTTCTCAATGGTGAGTCTGTTCTTGATTATGAAGGAAATGAAGACTTTATTCATGAAGAAGAGGAAGACGGTCAATATAGATTGTCAGTGTCATTATATGATGATTCAGACGTTTCTAATTTGACCTTACCCGATGATGATGTTATAATCATTTAGAAAGAAGGTGAAAAAGATACGCACAATTAAAGAAAAAGTAGAAACTGCTTGTGCTGTTTCCGGCATTACGTTAACGGAACTAAGTAAACGCATGGGAATGTCACAGGCTAATCTTTCTAAGCGGTTAAAAGTTGGAAAATTTTCACAGGATGAACTTGTGAGAATGGGAACCGTTTTAGGATGTGAATGGAAAAGTGGCTTTCACTATCCAAACGGAAATGTTATTGAATAGGCATTGTTTATAGCAATGTCTATTTTTTTACGGCACGATATAACTAAATAGTTATAAAATATAACGGAAAAGTATTGACAGAAAAAATGCGTTGTGATATTATCAGCATAAAAGATAACTAAACAGTTATGAAACATAACTAAATAGTTTGTTATACAGGAAACACGAAAGCCGTCAACGTGTCAAAACATCCGTCAAGTCTTGGTACAAGACTACAGCACAAAAAGAGTACCGTTCTAACGTCACTATAATGTAGCTTACCTTTACAGTAAACGGTTGCAAGCCCGTATAAATACAGAGCTTAGTGCATGAAAGAAATAAAGAGAATTATATAAAAAAAGATGGAGGAAAATATCATGACAGCATATACAATCACGCCAGAAGAAAGAAAACTTTTAAACAAGTTAGAAAAATCATTAGATAAGCTTGTTATTAATTATGACATTGCAAAACATGAAGAACTCATCGAATGGTTACACGATGATAAAGAAAACTTTATTAATGATTTAAAATGGAGAATTGCAGGTGGTACGATGAAAAATGAAGTGTTACCAGATGGATATATAGAAGCTTGTGAGGAGATTTTAAGAGCCATAGAAGAGTAGGAGGAATATATCATGATGAACATTTATTTAACAAACTTAGGAAAGTATAATGAAGGCTTTTTAATTGGTGAATGGGTAAGTTTACCAATTAGCAATGAAGATCTTAAAAACGTATTAAAGCGTATCAAGATTAGTAACAAACCAGATGCAAACGGTAACTATTATGAAGAATACTTTATTACTGATTGGGAATGTGATTATTATAACATTGGTGAGTATGAGAATATCGACACATTAAATGAGATAGCTTCACAGGTCGAATCTTTAGAAGATAACGAAAAAGAAATCGTAAAAGCTTTAATGTCGGAATGTGGATATACATTAAATGAAGCGATGGAAAAAGTAGAAAGTGGAAATTATGCTATCTATTATGATTGTGAAAATATGATAGATGTAGCTTATCAGATTGTAGAAGAGTGTGACTATCTTAGAAATGTACCTAAGAATGTAGCCAGATACTTTGACTATGAAGCTTTTGCAAGAGATTTATCTATAGAAGGAACTTTTATCTTCTTAGAAGATAATAAATTATTAGAAGTATATTAGAGGAGGTTCAAACCATGAAAAAATTAACATTCACTCAGAAAATCAAATCAACAGCATGGAAAATATTTACAATCACAACTTTAGCAGCTATAACCCTGTTACCAGTGCAGACCCACGCACAAACCACTAGAACAGCTCATAAGAGCAAAACAGAATCTTATAAAGTCTATACCGTGTCGAAACCAAACCGACATGGAAAACGGCTTGTTACAATCGAAACAGGTGATAGAAACTTATTTAGTTTTACATCTGCTAAACATTGGAAAAAATCTGATAAAGGAATAGTTGCTTTTGACACCAAAGGAACAAAGACCCATAAAGATGATGCGATAACAGGAATTAAGAAAAACAAGGACTTGTATCTGACATATAGGTACATTGAAAAACATTATAAAGGTTGCTCAATTAAGTTTATTAAAGAGGGGAAACAATGGCAGAACATCAAATTAAAAACCAGAAAAGGAAAACACATCATTTATATAGAAGTCATTAAGTCGGTATCTCGTGGCGGATGGGGCAGAACGACAAAATACGGTTGCTATATCAAATACAACAAACCTGTACACAAGGGAAATAAAGTAACATCCTATTGTATTTACAATCCTAACACAAACTTTTGGGACGATGTAACAACAGTTATTGACAATGAGATGATTAGGTAAAGAGAATAACCTTGTGAATAGTTAGAAGGCATACAACTTGATTGTGTGTCTTTTATAGTGTTCACAAGTACATTAAACAAAAAGAATATTAACATGAAGGAAGGTGGAAACATGGCAAGAATTTATTTTACTATGCAGGAACTTGAATCAATGAAATTTCGTGAACTTCCTAATATGGTTTACGAAAAGATTTTACAAGATTTAGAAAAGCTTTTCGGGTTCCTTACAAGCAAACTGTTGGAAATTTTTAATAATGCACCTGTAATGGAATTAGATCAATATGTTAATATCTGGAAATGCATAAAAGTGATATAGGAGGTAATGAACAATGATGTTATATAAAGTAGAATTTTCGCAGGATGGAAAAACTTTTGACGATTACATCGGAGACTATGTAAAAGCATGGAATGCAGAAGAAGCGAAAGAATACGCTATTACATGGTACATGGAGAACGGTGGAAAAGAAGAAGATATAGAAGATATACAAGTGTCACTGTATAACATAGAGAATGACACAATGGATCTCATTTGTTCTTATATGAATGACGAAATAAGAGAACGAATACATATTGAAACATGGGAAAATAATCTTGATTTTCTCATTGCTTATTGTGAAGAAGATGATTCTTTGAAAGATATTCTTGAGAACGAATTTAGCATTGAATTATAGGAAGGTGGTGGAAATTATGTCATTAAGAAATAAAATGAATAGACTTGTTGATAAAGTAACAGATATTATGCCTGCATGGTTTACAGAATGTCCTATTGGAGAAATTGAAGTTGATACATACTGGGGATGTAAATACTTTTTGCGATTTACAAATACAAATAAGGTCATTTGTGCTTGTAAGTCACAAGCCGATATGATAGAAGCGTTGCAAGATATTGTTGAAGTTGGTGGTGTATGGGATGGTAGTTACTTTTTCGGGAAACCAACAGACCCGAATTTTTATACTAACTAGGAGGGAATAATTATGGAATATTTAACACTTGCAAAAATGAAAAAGCTTTATCCGTTCTGTAAAACAGCAGACGGAAAACAAACTGTACTTTTTGACTTGTCAGACCTTAGCAAAACATGGTTTACGAATGATGTAATTAAACAGATTATGCCACATTTAGAAAAGTACATAGGGTTAGATAGCATACAGAACTTTATTTTTGCAATCCCTGTTAGTATAGATGATGCGGAACTGTCAATAGATATGGAATTTAATAGAACGCACGTATACAGTGCAAAGACAGGGAAAAGACTTTACACATTGAAAAGTGTATCAGGTTTTCGTATTGCGGAATATAAACGGAACATTTTCGGAGTAGTAGCAGATGGAACGGAACCATATAGCACTATTACATATGGCACGTTGGATAATACATGGATGAAATCAACAAAGCAGGATGTAGAAATATAGGAGGATAAAATCATGTTAGAAAACAACTTGAAAGAACTAGGAAATATGTTAGTAAAGGCAGGGAATACCATCAAAAAACAGAAAGAAAAGATTGAACTATTACAACAAGCAAATCGCAGATTAACAAACGAAAAGAGAATCGTAGAATTTGAAAATAAAATGTTAAAAGAAAAGAATAAAAATATTTCTATGGATGCTTTTAAATTTAGTTTTGTTGGTGATTTTAATGTTTTAATTTATGACCCAATCATGAAAAAGAGTGCATTTTTTGAAGATGGAAATACTTTATATATGAAAAATCTTAGTGAATATGAAAATAGAGAAATTGTAGCCGTAGGAGTCTATAAGGATTGTGAGGACGTTCCTTTTTTGGCGATAACTTTAAATGACTAGAAAGCAGGTGTTAAATTATGGAAAACTTAATCGCAGCTTTAGCAGTTGACGGAAAATATCTCATGACTAATACAGTAAAGAACCTTATGGAGCATGATAGAACGCTTCAGAACGTACCCAAAGACAATCAGAAAGCCATTGTACAGGATATGACGGCTAGATGTTTAGTAGTTGCACAAGCGTTGTGTTGCACGTTAGAAGAGGCGTATAAGGAAATAAATAAAGTAAATTGAAAGTACAATTTCAAGGGGGAAATAAAACCATGACGAAGAAACAACATGATAAAATTAATAATGATGTTAATAAGCTATTGAATGGCGAAAAAATTAAAGGATTTAATTTATCTGTTTATGATATAAGGGAACTTGTAAACGTGTTGGAAAATCTAAAAAACAAACCAGAATTTATAAATAGTAATGTTAAAAAGTTTTGTGATAAATACGGCATAAAAGTTTGTAAATGTGGTATAGGTTGGAAAGTATTATAAATGAAATTCACATTTTAAAGCAGAAAAAGAGGAAAATAATATGTTTAAAGATATTTATTCAAAATATAAAACTAAGATTGACGCAGCACTAGAGGACTATATCAACGAACTTCAAGATGAATATAGAGAATTAAGCAACGAAGACTGTATAGAAATTACAAATACATATGCTGATGAAATTATGTCGATCAATGCAGTTTATAGTAATTTTGAAAATGCAGCAGAAGAGACTGCCAGATCTCTTGGATTTGTAAATGATATGAATGAAGCGTATTTTGATTTTGAATTATTTGAAAACAGTTTAAGAGATAATGAAAATTATATAGAACTTCCGTCTGGTGTTGTAGTTTATATAACACGATGAAAGCACATTTTAACAGGAGGAAATAAGAATGCGTATACATACAATAGAAGAAAATTATGACTACAGGATGAAACGATTAATCAAGAAATTTGTAAAAGATTATGAACTAGAAAATCTTAATACAGAAGAATTGCAAGATAAATTATGGAACGAATATTCAAAAGAATTTGCACAGGCAATGCTTGAAGATATGCAAGAATTTTCTGGCGATGAATTATTCGAAAACGTAACAGAATAGAGAATACCAAAAGGAAGTCAATTACAGACTTCCTTTTTTAGTGAAAACATATAGAGAATAAATACATACAAGAACGTACATAAAGGAGATTAGAACAATGATGGAATTTAAAATTGCTATGAAAGAAATGAAAGATGTTATAAAGAAGATTGAAAAATCAATTCCTAAAAGCCCAAGTCTTTCAATATTGGAAACGGTACTTGTTAAACAAGAAAATAACCAGCTTGCATTTATTGCAACAAATTGCGATGAAGAATTGCATATTTATAAAGATGTTGATATGACGGGAAATGATTATTTTTGTATCTCATTGGATATGTTAAAGAAAATCTCAAAATTAAAAGCTGATAATATTACTGTTACATATAACAAAGAAGATCAAAAGGTATTAATCAGTACAGGAAAGAAAATCGTAACGTTTCCTTCGATGTGGGATGCAGCGAAAGATTTTCCATTAATGAAAGATATTAAAGAACCAGAAGAAAAATTCTTTACATCGAATTATCAGGAATTTTTCAATATGATGGAAAAATTATATGTCTATCTTAAAGATTCAGATGAGTACAAAAAAGTAATGACTTACTATAATTTTAATGTTAATAAGAATCGCATTACGGCACTTGATGGTCATAGACTTGGAATATGTAAACCGTCAAATGAAATAGGAACTTTTAACAGTAAGTCAGATGTTAAAGAAGTTAATTTAAATCGTGACGTTTGGATTAAATTAAAGAACTGTATTACAAAAGAATCTAAAGGTGAACAGAATATCATATCTATCGCAAGTAAAGATAAGAAAACATACATTACGGGAAATGATTTTAAAATGATCGTTAGAGAATCAGATATAATGTATTTTGATGTTGATAAAATCCTTTTATCGGAATCAGATTTAATGATGGTAGATGTAAATACATTAGAATTAAATGAATCAGCAGAATATAACATTTCTTTTCATGGAAAAGGTTCTAAAAAACCAATGGTCATGAAATTTATTGGAAACAACATTATGTCTTATATGTGTACAGAATCGGGAGAATCATTCGATAAAATTTCAGTATCAGACAATTCGGTATCGGAAGAATTTATGATTGCGTTTAATCCATTATTTATTAAAGAATTATGTTCTGAAATTGATACAGAATATGTAAGAATGGGATTTTATAATGCTAAATCACCTGTTATGGTATACGATGGAGATTTTACCTATCTGGTATTACCTTATTATATCAATGATGATAGAGTAGATGAAAGAATTAATGAATTAATGGAAGCAGCATAATTATAGATGAAATGTATCTTTTATAGCCTTGTAGAGAATATATCTATAAGGCTATTTTTATACTAAAAACAGGAGAAAATAATCATTATCACATACAAGAGAATATACATATAAAAGAAAGTAGGTGGAAGCAATGGGATACATCGTTGGGTTTTGTTTATTTTACTTAATTATAGGAATTATCATTTATGCCATCATTAATGGGTAAATAATAACACATCGGGCTATGTCGGGGCAGCCGTATCCGCAAAGGAAACATAGTCCTTATTAAATTTAGAAGAAAGAGAGGATTATATTATGAAAAATACAGCAAGGAAGATTCAGGTAACGGAAACTAAAGAGAAGAGGGATTTTAAGGTTGTTGACGGAAAGAAAGAACGGAAAATCACAAAGGAAGAACTGTTAGTGTCTTTTACACAGAAGTTCTTAGGAATGTCTATAGTTTGTTTAATGTCTTACATTGGATGCTACGCAGGAAAAGATATAAGAGCCTGGGTAATTTGTTTACCAATGATTCTGTTTGGTTTAAAGCTTATCACAACTAAGAAATGGTGGTTATATGGAGAGAGAATTTAAAAGCTATGCAGGACGATAGACGGATTCTAATGAACAAAGGTATAAACGTATACCTTAGAGAACTAGAAAAGGAAGAAAAGCCTGTTATGGAGAATAGTTATTATGACAGGGTGGAAGATTTATGGAAACGTAAATTGATAAGCAAAAGACGTTTAGGTATTAGAATTGATAGATTCGATGATTTTTTCGGATAGAAAGGTCGTAACGATGGGAAAAGAAAATTTACAGAGAAATGCAGCTATTAATATAACAAAGAATATTAGAAAACAGATTATGGAAACATATGAGAAAAATGATATTCCAAACTTGTACGGATTCAAATTGACACATAAAGAATTAATTAGAGATACAAATGGATTGGAAAAAGAAATCATAGAGATTATGAATCATCCACGGAAATATAAAGTGTTGTTAAATGTGTTTACATATTTTGGTAATATAGAAGGTGTATAGCTATTTCGAAAGAAAGGATTAAATAATTATGGACGATATGGAATTTGCGAGATACTCATGTGATATTAGAAAAGTGTTGGAAAATATGAAAAATACAGAACAGTTTGAAAATCTAGTGCGTAACGTAGTTGCTTATGCGGTAGCAAATAATAAGTGTAAGACAAACTGGATAGCCCAGGAATTGCTTGTTGATGTTATTCCAGATGAATTGATAGCGGAAATATTTAATGAATAACGGATGAAAGAGATATTTCAAATTGAAGATTGGAGGAAATGTTATGTTGAATAAAGAAGGTTTAATGGAATATATAAAAACTGAATTTCCAGGAGTAATTGATACTCATTGGAATTGGGATTTACTTGAAAACATTATTGATTATGCAACTTCCGTATTTAGCGGAGAAGAATTAATAAAGTTTTTGATGAATATTATTCCAGAAGTTACATATGAAGAATTCGTTTATTTTATGTAAGTAAGATGAAACAAAGTTTTTAGATTGGAGAAAATATTATGAAACTTACACCAAAACAGAATGAATTAATAGAAAAATATAAATATTTAGAATCAAAATACGGCAAAGGAAATGTGTTTTTACGATATGTCAATGACTTTTGGAGAATACGATTTATCATCCATAAAATAGGTGAGAAAAAATATTCACCCATTTACGATTATAAGATTAATGGGAGAACTGTTAATTCATTGGATAGAAATAATTTATTAATCGGATATGACAACAAACATAAAGAAGCTGATCCTAATTCATGGAGAGGGCAACCTAAGAATTGGTTTTTTGTTGGTTCAAGAATCAAAACAGAATGTGAAGAACTTTGAAACAAGAGTTTCATTCGGAATAAAAAGAATAAGGATGGTGACATAAATGAAATATACATGCTATGACTGGAATGGAAATAAGAAAGCTGACAATATTGATAACTTAAAAGATGCTGTAAGAGAAGCGTTGAGATTAGATTGCGAAGTCCACGATGAAAATGGAGACATCATCTATTCAAAATGGGATGGTTGGAATGGAGATTATCCAGAAATTGAAAAGAGATGGTTCCCTGTAGCTGATATGGAAATGGTAAATAAGGCAAAGAATTTTATTGAAAAGACAGGAATGTTTTATGAATGGTGTAAATTACAGAGTGACCAGTTCTCTAAAAGGATAGGTAAAGAGTGGCTGCACAGCGACAGATGGAGTGCAGCTTATGATTGGGTAAACGATGGAAGATTTGCAAATGTAGATGTTCCAGAGGATATTGTTAATTGCTTAGTTGAAGAATGGGAAACCAATGCTATACATTTAAAAGTAGGAATTTAAAAGGATTTATGATATGACAGAAGAACAATATAAATTTAAACAGAAAATTAAATGCGATTTGAATTATGATGTGGATTTTAATACTTATCATATTACAAGAGGACGTGGATGGTCAAAAGCAGATGGCTCTTGCGGAGCTTGTATAGATGCAACTTTTACTGATAGTAAAGGAGTGGTTGATAAAGTTACATTACTGCTTTGCCATCCTTTAAGAAAATATAACGGAAAGAAGTATAAGCTGATTGAAATAGAAGATGTAAGAACGGGTGGTATATTCATAGAAATTGAAGAAACAATGAAATGAGGATTTACAAGGAAGCGAGGTATACAGTATGAATGAATTATTGAAACAAATCCAAAAATATATAAAAGCGTACAAAGAACCGCCATACGGAAGAGAAGTAGAAGGAACAACGGAAATTCTTGAAAAAGCTTCTCAAACTTTGATAAAAACAGCACATAGAGTAGTGCTTTTGGAAAATCAATTTATTGATGGAATGAAGGTAAAGTATCAAGGTGATGATGAAATGGACGGTATTGAATGTCCTATATGCAAATATGAGGTCGCAACAAATGATGATTACGCAGAAATGCGACCAAAGCATTGTCCAGAATGCGGAACGAAACTTATTTATTAGAATCCTATGAAACGGAAAATTCAAAAGAAGAGGTGTATTTGGTATGATGTATGAAGTATATCATTATATTTATGGGGATATATGTCCCGATTCGTATTATGGAAAAGAAGCAAAGAGAGTAACTATTGGAATTTTTTGTGACACAGAAAGACGAATTAAGTCATTTGTAGATAAATTAAATGAGGAGAATCATTCTTATTACGCAAGAAAAATACCAGAAGATGAATATGATTGCGATTTTGTAGATGAAGATTATTATTCATACTGTGAAATCAAGCCAACTTCTGTTAATCAGTATTTACATTTTAGAAAGAAAATTGATTGTGATAAAAATGAAAAATTTAACAATGAATTATTAAAGAATTTATTTGTAGAATCTGGATTTTCAAAAGAAGAAATAGAAAATCTGGGATTATAACAAAGATATAATAAAAAGCACATTTCAGAATAAAAAAGGTTAGGTAAAAACATGGCGAAGAAAAATAAACCACGTTGGGAAAATTTAGATATGTGGGAAAGGTTGGCTAGAAGATGCAAACAAAACAGTGCATCAGAAGAAACCGTTGAACATATTAGAGAGCATGGAAAGCAGAGAAGGAAAGAAAGGAATTAGAATATATCATGAGCAGAAAAGAAATTTATGTATGTGATTGTTGCGGAAAAGAAATTCCAGTCATTAAAAAGAAAGATATTCTTGGAATAGAAAGAGAATATTTACAAAGTGGACATTTAGAAGCACTACATTCAGTAGGAAAAAATTTATCAATATTTGGAGTTGATTTGTGTAAAGATTGTGCCCACAAAATTGATATAGAAATCATGGAATGGAAAATGAGTGTGCTTAATAAATAAACATATTTCTTGAGGAGGTTTGATTACGATGTTGAAAATGAAAAATGGATTTGTAATTACTGATGATGATTGTATGCAGTGTCGAAAAGATCTCGGAGATAGAGAATTCTTATTTGTTCAGGCAATTTGGATGGACGAAAACAATGAATATTGTGTGGTAGTCAATACAGAAGATTTAAAAGAGATGTCGCTGGACGATATTAAAATGGCTGTAAGTGGTTACTATAACAGTATAAAGGCAATGGAAGATTCTTATGATTTACCACTTGGTCAACTTGATGAACTTGTTGCAGAATGTTCTTTTGAGAATCATCCATATTGTGATTGGGAATATGAAAGTGAAATTGTAACATGGGAAAGAGCAGAAGAAATTATTCAGAAGTTTATTGATACAGATGGAGAAGTGTTTTTAAAAGGATAATATAGAAAATATTGGAGACTGAACGGAGGTAAATAATATGAATGATATATATTTTGATGAAAGAGTAAAACATAACAGAATTGGGAATTTGGGTTTTGAGTTAGTAAATACGCAACGCAAATTAGTTTGTCAGGAATATGAAATAGAAAAATTAAGAATAAAAGCAGCAATGTATCGTGCATTTTTCTTTCATAATTTTGATTTAGCGGAAAGATTACGTGATCAAAACGAGAAAAATGATAATGCATTAATAGGAGAATTCGATGGATTTTGTTATGCAAGTTGGAGAAAAGATGCAATATTTAGAAGTCTTGAAGATATGTGCGTAGATGGATTATTAACAGAAGAAGAATACAGAGAATGTATGAACGCATGAAAACCGCATTTCAAGTAAAGGAAGATAAAATATGTTTAAAGTAACAGTGACTCATCGTGATGATAATACAAAAGAAACAGAAGTGGTAGGTGGTTTTGATGCACCAGACTTAAAATCTGTATTTATGAAAATTAGAAAGCAAATCATAAAAATGGAGGATGATGGAAAACAAAATTACTGGTGTATGAAAGGTAATATCATAGTGATATTTTGGGATGGTGAAAATAATAGAGATTATACAACATGGAAGATTAAAGAAATAGCAGGTGAATAGAATATGAACACAGAAGAATTTTGTGGAATAAAAATATTTGAGTGGGAAGAATGGGATGATATAAGTGTAGGAATCTTACAATATTATAATGTAAAATTCTTATTTTCTTCGATGAAACAATATGATGGGAATATAGTGTCAATGAATATTGACGGACAAATGATAATTTATAATGACCCTATCAAAATTATCTGGAAAGGTTATATCACTGATATTCCAGAAGTAATGGAAAAACTGAATAATAGATATAGAAAGAACTGAATTTGGATTTCAAATTATATATAGAGAATATAATAGGGCGAAACATACCTCTTATTTTTATACAAGGAAAGGAATAGAACGATGAAAAAGTTGATTACATGGTTAATGTTAATGATTGGATGCTTATTGATTGGATTCGGAGTACCTACACAGGCTGCACAGCAGGGAATTAAAACAAAGTATGGATATATAGAACTGTATGACCCTGATACGGCTATTTACATCAAGCCTGTAAGAAATCAGAGAATAGTTAGAGTACCCGATAAGGTGATTGTAGACGGATATAATGTAAGAATTATCGGAGTAAAAAGAAAGGCTTTCAAGTCAAAGAGGATAAGAACTATATATCTAGGAAAGAATGTGTTTTTGATTCCAAAAAAGACATTCAAAAGGGTTAAAGGAAAGGTAATTGTTAAGAATAAAATGACATGGCAAGCAGTAAAGAAAAGTGGAAATGGAAAGTTTAGGTTAATGATGAAATGATATGGAGCTGACAGTTGCAATATGGTATAATCATATTAAATATATAATAAGAAAGGATGTGTATCTATTATGAGAACAATGTATTTGAAAGCTTTGAATTTGAAAGAACAACATAAATGGGAGGAATTTTTAAGTTATATGACTCAAATTTATGTTGGCTTAGATGAATTTATTCCAGAAGGGTTGGCAGAGATTGCGCGAAACGACTTAGAAGAAAACGAGAAAATAAGAATTGCAACTATTGAATTAATTAATTTGCAAAACTATTTAAAAAAGAATGGAAAATGGTAGAATCTGATTTTAAATAAGGTTAAGTTTTTAATAGATACATTTTGGAATAATATTAAAAATATGAAACAATTAATTCTACTCTTGGTATAGCATTTATTGTAGAAAAAATAGCGAATATACTAGGGGTAAATGTAGACGATTTAGTTTGTTGTGGAACAGTTGTATTGAAAGAATAGTTTTATGAGGTGATTTTTATGATTAAATATAGACCACACAGAGGTAGTCTTGCAAATGCAATGAGTGAAATGAAAATATTTAATTCAAAAGAGGATATGTTTAACGCAATTGTGATTAATTGGAATGGATTTATTTCTTACGAAGATTTAAGTATTAGCGAAGATTTTGGAAAGGATAATCGAATTGATTGGAAAGAAACAAGATATGTTTGTACTAAGCGTATAGGCGATGAAATCTATGATGTTCCTCAGTGTATAGGAATGTGTTCTATAGAAGATTGACGAAGAAATCAAGTTTTCAAATGAAGAATGAAGGGATTAAATGTGTCAGAACTTAATTATCTAGGTGGTACATTAGATTTTTTAAAACGATGAAATAGAAAATCCACATCTACCTGCCACAAGAATTACTGTTAAAGAAAATGGAGAAACTATTGCATATGGAACAGCTAAAGAGATTAAGAATATTTTAAACAACAAGTATGATAGAAAAATTATCAAATGGGATTCCTATTTTGATATAGTAACTTTGGAAATTAACTGACAAAATCTAAGTTTTAAGATGAAAAAAGGATTTAAAATTATGCTAAAATGGAATGAAATTAAAGGTTATGATAAAAATAAAAGTTATACATGGCAAAATGAATCAGTCAAATTACCAAAATTAAATGAGATTATAATGATTTTAAAACCAGAGCAAAAAGTCCCTTTCGTTGGATATTTTGAAGAAAAAGAATTTGAAGGAGTTAGGATATATGACACGCTTATTTCTGGAGAATTAGGACGAATAAAAGATGGAATTAAATGGGCAAGATTTAATATACCTAATGGAATTAAAATTTCCAATGAATTGGAGAACCATAGGAGTAGCATTTGGTAAAAATTTCAAATTAAGAAGGGATGATATAAAAATGATTAAATGGATAAGCGCAGATACCCCACCAGCAAAATGTGATTTTTCTAAGGAATATTTAGTTACTTGTGAATATGATGGATTAGGAAATATAAATGGAAGAAAAACTTTCGTAATGACTTATGATGAAAAAGGAAGAAAAAAAATCCCTACATGGAGTTGGAAAGATAGAATAGCGGTATGGAAGGTATTATTTTGGTCTGAATTTCCAGAACCATGTCAAGATGAAATTTAACTTTCAGAAGGTGTATAGATATGATGGTAGGCGAATTAATAAATATTCTTAAACAATATAATCCATATCTCCCTGTATGTATAGGAGAAATACAATCGTTTAGAAGTAATTTTGCTATAGAAATAGACGATATAGATGTATTCAAGGTTGATGATTGGGAGTATTGGGAAGAACATAAAGTGGTATTAACACAAGGCAGCAAAATAGGAACAATTAATTATAGAAAATAGGTGATATTCAATCAGATAAACGAAGTAAAATGGAACTTTGAAATTTTAATGGAACATATTGAGTTAAATTAATTGAAAATGGTAAAAGTTGTACTGAGAATGAATAATTAGGGGGCAGTAAATGTTTAGAAATAAAATTAATGAAATGGTAAAACCAAAGGTTGTTTCATGTTCAATTTGTGGTGAATTGCCTATTATAGACGGTGGAGATAGATATGGAAGATTAAAATGTCCCAATTATAAAAGTAAAGAAATCCTACACGGGAATCTTAGTTCAGATACAAATGGATTGACGATGGGATTTACAAATTGGTGTAATTATTTTTGGTCAGATGAACAGATAGTCAATGAAGGAATACCACGAATTGTAGCGGAATGGAATTATATTCAAGAAAATCATATTGATAATTGTGAGTATAATTATTTGAATATTAATGATTTAAAAGGATGTAAATTTAAAGATATTTACTATTTTGAGAGCAAAGTGAAGTGAATAAAACTGGAAATACTATGAACAGAGAGTAACTTGATAAAGTAGAAAAGATGTTAGAAGAGGTATAAGGAAATGAGAGAACAGGAAGTAAAAGTTATTATATCAACAGAAATTTTAAAGAAAATGGATGACCAAGCAGCGGCAGGTGTACTTAGAGATATCTTATTTGATTCTAGCACAAAAATTGACTGGGAAAGAGTTGGACTCAAGGCACTTCAAGAAAATATGCCAGAGTTGAAAATGTTTTAATAGATGGTGATTGTATGAATAATATATATTTAGTTCCATCATTAAAAGAATCTAATAATTGGATGTATTGTAACTATGCAAGGATGAATCCGCATGAAGAGAGATGTTTACAGTGTGACAGAAAAGATTGTAAGCATAATGGGAAACATACAATAATTGAGAATAGATGAAAAATTGCTTTCAAACGGTAAATGGAGATGATAATTTGAATAAACAAAATTTGATTGATAAAGGATATAAACATATATGTACTCAAAATTCTGAAAGTAAAATAGAATTGTGGGCGAAATTTAATGGATATAAAGATACAATAGTGTATTTGTATTATATTCCTAAAATGGATATGGTATTAGAACAAACACGACAAGTAATTTCGTATACACAACTTGATATGATAGCTCAAATGAGAGATAAGATGAGAACAGATTTTGTAAAACTAAATATTGAATATGATAAAGAAAATATTTGGAAATGAAAGATTGTTTTCATTATGTTAAAGAGCAACTTGATAAAGTAGAAAAAATGTTAGAAAGGATAGGATGAAATATTATGAATAAAGTAGAAGAACCGTTGGTTGAATATGAAGATGAATTAATGTTACAGATGAATGAGGCAAAAAACATGGAAGTAAAAGTCGTGGATTTTTGGATAAATATGTATGGTGGTTATACGATCAAATATTCTGATGGCTCAACACTAAGTTTATGTAAAGAACATTTAATTGAAGTTTTAAACGGCGAAAGATAACTTAAGTTTATTCAAAAGTTGAAACAGATATTTGAAAGGAAAATATAAATGGATTTAAACAATATTAGTAAATATATGAGTTTAATTCTAAGACACAAACCAGATGTTATTGGAATTGAACTTGATGAGCATGGATGGGCGAATGTAAATGACTTGATAAGTGGAATTGAAAAAGATAATCATGGATTTAATTTTGAATTGTTGGAAGAAATTGTGAGAACTGATAGTAAGCAGCGTTATTCTTTCAATGGTGATAAGTCACTTATTCGTGCGAATCAAGGACATTCTATTAATGTAGATGTGGAATTAAAAGAAAAAGAACCACCAGAATATTTATATCATGGAACAGGCGAAAAGTATGTGGAATCTATTAATCAGGATGGTTTAATCCCTAAGAGTAGATTATATGTACATTTGTCTAAAGATATAAAAACTGCTGAAAATGTTGGGAAAAGGCATGGGAAAGAAGTTGTATATCGTATTAATAGTGGACAAATGTATCGAGATGGATATAAATTTTATCTGTCCGAGAATGGGGTTTGGTTAACGAAAGAAGTTCCTGTAAAGTATTTAGAGATAGTGTAATAATGCAAAATAAAATAATCAATGGAGTTTAGTTTATGAAGCATAAAAAGAAAAGTGAAATCAAATTAGGAAGAAGTGAAACATTCACAGAAGATTTATATAGTAATCCAGAAGCTGGAAAATGTCCTAAGTGTGGTGGTATTTTAGTTACAAATTATGGTGATGGAATAAGTTGTACTTTTTGTGTAGACTGTGATTATAACGAATATGATTATGATTAGATGAAAGACTGATTTCAAGTGAGGTGATTAATATGGATAGATGGAGATATGCAGTTAGATATTGCGAGACACATGAATGCAAAGATTGTTATATTTATAAAAATAACTTAGATACAAGAACTAAAAATGAATGTCTGTTACATACTCCATGTTGTGAAAATATCCATGATTTTATGGAAAGAAATAATTTGGATGAATTGCCAAAATAACTAAGTTAGGTGATGCAATTGGGAAATTGGTTTACTTATAATGATATTGAAAGCATTAAGAAAATGTATAAAGATGGTAAATCGTTTGAAGAGATAGCAGATGTTATTGGGTGTACCGCTATTGCGATTGAAACAACTTTAAAATCAGAAAGAGTCTTATGAAAGGATTATATTATGAAGTATACAAAATTTAAAGATATACCACAGTTCACAAGAGATGGTAACTATCAATGTGATGTAAATATCAGTAGAGTTCCTAGATGGATAAAAGACATGGAAGAAGATATGAACTTGCAGCTTAACCCAGATTTCCAGAGAGGACATGTATGGACAGAGGAACAGCAGATCGCATGGTTGGAGTTCTTTCTTAAAGGTGGTAAAAGTGGAAATATTATATACTTTAATTGCCCATCGTGGCATTGTTCAGTTCCAGATGGAGTATACAATGAGTTTGTATGTGTAGATGGATTGCAAAGATTGACTGCTATTTACAGATTTATTAATAACGAAATCAAAGTATTTGGATCATATTTCAATGAGTATACGGATTTAGCAATGTTAAATAGTCATACTGTAAAATTGAATATAAATGATCTCAAAACAGAACGAGAAGTATTGCAGTGGTATATTGACATGAACGCAGGTGGGACACCACATACAACAGAAGAAATTGAACGTGTAAAACAGATGATTGAAAAGTTATAAAATAAATGAACAGAATGTTATCTTAAAATAACGGAGGATAATTTTGAAGAAAATTTTATGTAACAAAATAAAATGCAAAAAGTGTGGAGATATAATAGAAAGTAAAAATAGACATGATTTCGTAACCTGTAAATGCGGCTCAGTTGCGATAGATGGCGGTAATTCTTATTTGAAAAGAACTGGAAATCGGGAAGATTGGGAAGAACTTAGCGAATTTACAGAAGAATATAGAGAATAGAGTGAAGAAAATTAAATGTAAAATAAGGGATAACCGTTAGTATTCAACTAACGGTTATTTTTATAGCAACATAACTAAATCATAAAAATAATGATTGACAAAACATAAATAAAATGATAATATGATTAATGTAAGGAGGATAAAACGAAATGGCGAGAAAATCAATGTCAATCCAGATTGAAGAATCCTTACAAGATGCTTTTAGGAATAAATGCAAAAGCGAAAACTTGAAATATAGTGAAGTAGCAGAAGCGTTGTTACAAGCATATGTAAATGGCGACATAAATGTTGCGATTGAAACTAAATATAAAGTAACACCTAAAGCCTTGTAACAAAATAGGAGCAGATTCACAGCGACCAAACCAAAATCTACTCCTAAAAACAAACACTTGAACTAAGTCAAAGTGTTTTTATATTATATCACTTTCTTATGACTTATTCAAGTTAGAAATTCCAAAAAGAAATTTGTACTTTGAAAATTAAATAATGATGCCACAAGGTTATCTGTTCAAGCAATAAACACTATTACATAGTGTCTTATTTTGATACATATTTTTACACAATTTTAAAGAAATGAGGAGAAAATTATGACAACAAAAACAAAAGCAATGGAAAACAACGCAACTGTAGTAGGTATCGTAAAGGATAATGAGCTTATTCCAGAAGCACAAATTAATCTCTACAATTCTGTTGTGGATAATATAAGAGCATTCTCTACTTCTAAATCAAGGAAAAATAATATTGGAATCGTAGCAATTAATTTATCCCTTTTATATGTAGATGAACAATATCAGGGATTGAGAAACCATAAAAGAATTAATAAACTTGTCGATAATTGGGATGAAAGAAAGCTTGCTCCGATAACTGTTGTTCCACATCCAGAAGAATATAGATTTGCTGTTGTAGATGGACAGGGAAGATTAATGGCAGCACATAAATTGAAATATAAATCTTTGCAGGCTTTAGTATTATTAGATGCTCCGACAGATACAAATGAGAGATTGAAATTTGAAGCAACATATTTTATTAATCAGGATGAAGAAATTGAACATGTAAAGCCTTTAGAGAAACATCCTGCTAGAGTAATTATTGGAGATGAAACAGCATTAATCTTAGAAGATTTATTTAAAAGTTATCATATTACATATACAAATTCCAGAGGTGCAAGAGAAGCAGGTGTTCTCGGAAGTTATCCCACTACATACGAGATTGTAAAAAGGAACGGAAGAAAGTGTTTAGAATTTATTTTCTCTATTATTAAAAATGCAGGTTGGGACGAAGAACCAAATGGATATGCAACATTTGTAACAGAATCATTAAAGGATATTTGGAGTAAATTCCCTTGTGATAGAGAAAGAATTTATAATTATCTTTCAGAAGAATTTAGAAAAATTGACCCAAGTTTATTCAGTTCAAGAGCAAGAACTTGTTATCCAATGAGAAAAGATACGAGAAAGATTTGTAAATTATATTTAGAAGATTTGTTGATAAAAGAATTAGGTATTAAAAAAATTGCTTAATTCTTAGAATGGAGGAATAAAAATGTCAGAATTTAGAATTATAAAAGCATCAAGAAGATATGATAAAAACTATACAGTAAGAGAAGCGAAACAAATGTATGAGTTTAAAGAAATCAACGATAATCTTAACATTCAGAGAGGATACGTCTGGAAAGATATTGAGAAAAAGTCTAATCTGATTAATTCTTTAATTCTTGATATGGTTGTTCCTCCATTTTATTTTAATGTAGTACCAAATTCAGAAGGGAAAGATATATATGATCTCGAAGATGGAAAGCAAAGATTGTTAACAATTATTCGCTTCATTAACGATGAATGGAAACTTGATAAGCTAGAACCTATTCAAGTGGAATATCCAAATGGAGAATGTGGAGAGATAGATATTAATGGATTAAAATTTTCTGAATTAAAGGATGAATTTCAAGAAGCTATCCTCGGATATAATCTTCAATTTTCATTTACTTATGGCGCAGATGCAGAAGAGGTATCAAATACATTCTTTAATCTTAATAGTGGACAGGCTATCAGTGCAGCTGTAATGAATCGTGTTAAGGCAAAATCAAAAGAACAGATTTTTGAATTAGGAGAACATGAATTATTTAAGAAAGCATTATCTCAAAAAGCATTAGATGGTCATACAAATGATGATTTGGCGGTTAAAGCTCATGCAATGTTATATTCAGAAGAAGAACCTTGTATGAACGTATCTTGGTTCAGACCGTACATGAAAGATGTATTAATTTCACCAGAACAACAAAAAACATTAAACAATGTATTTGATAGGCTTATTGAAGTTCATGATTTAATAGAGGATAAAAAGACAGCTAAGAGAATCTATACAAAAACGCATATGATTAGTTTAGTTCCTATTGTTGAAAAAACGATTGAAACAAATATAAGTGTAGAGCAATTAGCAAATTGGGCTATTACATTTTTTAGACCAAGTGGAAAAGCAACAAGGAGTGTAAAATATAATTCCGCAGCAGGAAGTGGTTCTGGAAGAAAAGAAGCCGTTAAGATTAGAGATGAAGAGATTAAACATAGTTGGGAAAATTTCTTATTAAAAGGAACGGAAGCCACAAAGCAAGATAACATGGCATAGAAAGGAAGATGAATTATGAGTGGATTAGCAACATTAAATATTATTGAAGAATGTAAGATGTATAATTTCCCTACACGACAGAAAGAGATAAAACATAGAGAGTCTACAAAGACCGATGCACTTCATACAGAAGAGGAAATCTCGGCAGTTGCTAATTATTTTAAATCATGTATTGAAGAATGTACAACCTTTAAGAAAGAAACAATGGCTAGAAGAAACCTTGCTATGTTTATATGTGGAATTAATATAGGATTGCGTGGTGGAGATCTTTGCAAGCTTACATGGAATACGTTTTTTGATGATGATTGGGAATGGAGATTAACCAAAGATTTTATTCCTGAAAAGACTCGTCATGTTGGTGGTATTGGAAAACGAGTAGAATTGTTGTGGAATAAAGATTTAAAATTCGCACTAGAAGATTGGTTACAGTGGTTACGCATATCAAATGAAGTTTCTTTGAATGATTATATCTTTATATCTCCACATGGACATATAAGCCTGGATAGATTTGAAAACATCATGAACAAAGCAACAAGAGCTGTTGGTATTAAAAGAAGAATCGGTGTCCATGGTCTTAGAAAAACTATGGGTAATAGATACTATAAGATGTCAGAAGATAAAACAGAAGCGTTGGTAGACTTAAAAGATTATTTTAATCATGCGGATTTACATACCACCATGATCTATATTTGTCTTGAAAAAGAAAGGATGCAGAAGACAAAAGATAAGATGAGTTTCTTATATGATAAGGATGGAAACTGGAATGTATAAAAATAAGGCGGTACTATTCCGTATCGCCTTTAATATAATTCATTATCTCTGGATTATCAGAAATGAATAAATCGTTAGGGGAACAGTGAAGTTCTCGACATAAAGATTCCAATGTATCAAATGCTATACGAGAAGTTTCACCTTCGTATAATTTACAAGCAGCAGGAAATCCCACACCAATAGCTTTAGCAAATTGATTTTTGTTTTCAAAATACTTATTAACACGATCTTTTATATTTAAAAATAACATTTTTTCACTCCTTAAAAATATATCTTTGAGAATATATTGTTAAAATGATAATAGCATAATTTTTCATAAAAATAAATATGTTTTTAAAGATATATTTTTTAGAATATACTCTTGACAGTATACTCTAAAAAGTATATAATAAAACCATGAAAAGCAAGTGGAGAAAGGAGGATGCTTTAGATGATAGGAGAATACAAAAGATATGATGTCGTATTAATTGACTTTGGAGAAAATACAATTGGTTCTGAACAAGGCGGCATCAGACCAGCAATTATTATACAAAATAATAAAGGCAATTTATTTTCAAATACCACGATTGTAATGCCTTGTACTTCTAATATAAAGCATTTGTACCAGCCTACACATGCTTTATTAAAAAGAAACAAAGAAAATGGATTACCATATAACTCAATGATTTTAGCTGAATGTCTTAGACAAGTATCAGAAAAAAGAATCATTAAAAAGATGGGAACTATTGAAAATAAGAAGATGCGAGATAAAATCAAAGAAATTTATCTTGCTAATTTTGAAGGATAGAAAAGGAGGAGAATATGCCATATATTGAAATGACATTAGAAGAAGCTATAAGATATGTTAAAGCAGGATTAATTGATCCAAATACAAAAGCGTTAGTTTTAACACAAAATTTAGAGAGAAATGAAGAGGATATTCCATTTAGGAAGAAAACAAAAGTAGAAACATTAGAAATTATTCAAAACTGTAAAACTTTTGCGAAATTAGAAGATGGTGGTTGCACTAATAGACTGAGAGCGTTCTCAGTTCCGCAGAATATTCATAAACCCAAACGAAAGGGGGAACTTAATACTATCTTACTAAAAAGAAAAATAGAATAGATTAACATTTGTTATATTGCAGGAAAAAGATGGAAGTGTTAATTCCCCAAAACATATTGACAAGAACATTCGTTCGGAGTATAATATGAGACATAAAAAGGAAATAAAATCAAAAATGCCACCCATACAAACGATGCTGGTAACATCTCTGGGCGGCAAAATACATATAATGTGCTATATTTTCATATAACACTTTCTTTATTATCGCACTTCTAGCAATAAAAAGCAAGTCTTGAAAGTAAAATAGCTAATCCATTTATTTCCAGTTTATAAAAATTAAAAGCAAATAGTTCTTAGAGAATATTTATATAGACTCTAGGTCTATTAAGTTTACCCAAAATTAAATATTGGAGGTGTTTGTGATGCAAAGCTTTAGAATTACGAATGGTAAAAAATATATTCGTAAAATTTCGGGTAAGTATACAACATGTACTACACCTATGATGGCAGGGACATGGAGTTTCAGAGAAGCACAGAAAATTCTTGAAAATAATCTTCCTAAAGATTGGAAGAAAGAATTTTATCTTGAAGGTGTAGATGATTTGATTGTCTTAGATAATGAGACAATCAAACAACATTTACATGAGGAAGAATTTGAAAAGCGTTCTTTCAAAGATGTTCCGTTAAAAAAGGAAGATTTAGAGACTCTTGAAACCTACATTTCATCCTTATCTTCGCTGCCAGAAATTAGTCGTGAGAAACTAATTTGTATGAAACAGAATTTTAAATCAAATGTCATGGAATTTGATAACGAATTAGAAGACATCAAACATTGGATTTTAATTCGGAATCCGCCCGTGTGGATGTATCCATTTGTCGGTGTAGAGCTTTATAAAATCATCAGAGATAGAGCAAGGGTCAAACAGGATATTAATTATATAGATGGTTTGATTAAAGCTTACGAGAAAAATTATCCGTTTCATCAATTAATCTTTGAAATAAAGGAAAGAGAATATAAAAAGTACAAACCAAGAACAAAAATCTTTGGGAAATTTGAAGCCTATTATAAAGAGAAGATGAAAAGAAAGGATAAGAAGACAGCATGACAAGAGAAGAATTACATAAAGCATCTACTGAAAAGATGAAATACCAATTAGAAAATTTATCAGACGAGCAGATGAAACTCATACATACATATTGTGACAATAATTTACGAAAATTAAAAAAAATATGTCACAAAATCACTTGCCATAAACCAGATGTATTTCAAAAGGATTTAGATGATATTTACGATAATGCAATTAAAGTTCTTTTAGAAACAGTGATTTCTTACAATCCCGATAGCAATGCACAATTTAAAACATTTTTATATTCAAATTTGAATCGTTCTTTTTGGGAATGGTCAAGAGATAGACACAGGGGAGTGAGAGCAAATGTATTAGTAAAGAATGGTAAAATTCTTTACGATGAAAAACAGAAAAGGGCTATTGTGATTCCTGATATGTCTTTAGATGAGATTTATGACGATGAAGTCTCTGGACATAGTAAAATTAAATCAAATTTTGATTTGGATGAGAAATTAGATTTAAAGGAAGAAATGATAGACGAGAAAAAAAATAAGCGTGTAAAAAAATTCTTAGAGAATATATCTAAGAAGAATAGAAGAGTTGCAGAAATGATAATGGATGGTAGGAACGTGGCAAATATTACAGAAGTATGTGGAATATCCTATTCTCAATATCGTGATGCAATTTCTGAATTCCGACTGTACGAAAACATAAGTATATTATTGAAAGACGAGGAAGAGTGAAATGAGCGTATTAGTAGGAAGAGATAAGACAAAAAGAGACACCTATACAATATCAAGTTTATTGGAAGCTGTAAAATTAAAGCAAATCAGAGATGATCATAAACAGCAAAGAGATCCAGATCAGTTTTCCGATGACTATAGAGATGGTTTTATATCGACTATTGTAAAGAATGAAGATTTTGACCCAATAAAATTATGTGAACAAATAACAGAAATGGGTGTAATCAACTGGTTGATAGATGGAAAACAAAGGCTGACAACTATACAGTCTTTTGTGATGGGTGGGTTTTGTTTGGGACAAAACATAGAAAATCCAATAATAAAGTATCTTGAAAATACAGTAGATGATGAGGGAAATCCTATTCAAAAAATAAAAGAATTTGATTTAAGAGGTAAGGGTTATACAGACTTACCCCCAGAATTAAAGTTGATTTTTGATAATTACAATGTTTTAGTTGTAAAACATTTAGATTGTACAGATGATGAAATTGGTTATCATATCCGTAGATATAATAGACAGGTAAATATGAATGGTAATCAGAAAGCCATTACATACATTAATACAGTAGCAGGAGATATTAAGAAAGTAGCTGCTCATAGATTTTTTAAAGATTGCGTGTCATTTAAAGGAAAAGATAGAATCAATGGTACAAGTGAAAGAATTGTAATTGAAAGTTTGATGTTTTTAAATCATTTTGATTCTTGGAAAAAAGATGCTAAAAGGCAAGGAATGTTTCTTGATACGAATTCTAAAAAAGAAGATTTTGAAAAATTAAATTCTTTATTAGATGAATTACAAGAAGTAGTCGAAGATAGACATTTGGAGTTATTTAAGAAGAAGAATTCATTCTTATGGATTTCACTTTTTAAAGAGTTTAAGAAATATAATCTTGATAATAGTAGATTCGATGAATTTTTAACAGCTTTTGAAAATGGTTTAAATGAGAAACTTGTAAGTATTCCAAAGCCTACAAAAATTTCAAGAAAATTAGTAAATGAATGTTCATTTAATGATTTAGATGCAGAGCGATCTTCAAAAGATAAAGGATATATATCTACAAAAATACATATTATGAAATCCCTTATGGAAGATTATTTAAAAGAATACATAGAAGAATCTAAATCAGAGAAAGAAAATGTAAATGATAATACAGAAGTTATTGAAGAGAATAATGTAGATAAAGAAAATACAACAAATTCAGTGTTGAGTTTTATTAAGGAGAATGTATCAGATGATATTGACGAAAGAGATTTAGAATGTTTTGAGGATACATTAGACGATCTTACTATAGAAGTAGATAACAATTCAAAGTTACTTGAGTCAAGTAATATAAAATCATTACTTGCCATGGTGGCGTACTCATTTAAAAAAGATGAAGACCTGGATAAATGGTTCCCAGATTATTTTAGTAGGAATAATGATTATTTTACAGACCAGAAAGAGAATTTCTTATATATGAAAGAAGATTTCGATGAATGGACAGAGAAACAAGAGAATAATAGAGCAGTGGTAATTTAAACAATAATTAATATTAGGAGGTAATTGTATGGATAATATGATGATTTTTGAAGGAAATAATGTGGAAGTGTTTGAACTCAATGGACAGGTATTGTTCAATCCAAGAGATGTTGGAAAATGCTTAGATATGGGTGACAGTACTATAAGAATGGCAATTAGTACAATGAATGAAAAGCAGGTTTTAAAATTGAAAAACTCGGATGTCAATAATACTGACATCCGAAAATTAAATAATGCAGGTGAGAATTTCCTTACTGAAAGTGGTGTTTATAAGTTGATTTTCAAAAGTCGAAAACCAGAAGCAGAGAGATTTTCAAATTGGGTAACAGATGAAGTCCTTCCTTCTATTAGAAAGCATGGAGCTTATATGACAGAAAAGACTTTGGAACATGCTTTAGAATCACCAGATTTCTTAATTCAGTTAGCAATGAAATTAAAAGAAGAGAAAGAAGCTAGGACATTAGCAGAGAATAAAGTGATTGAGTTACAGCCTTTAGCAGATGTAGCAGAAGAAAGGATTGATTTAAAAGGTTGCTTTTCACTAACAGATGTTACAAAATCTCTTGATTTCAAGAGAGGACAGATTACCAGATGGGCGAAAGCAAATGGTTATTTACATAAGACTCAAACAGAAGTCAACAAAATTGGAGAGAAATATTTCAAAATCTATTCATTAGATAGAGTACATAATCAGATTGGAATTACAGAAGAAGGCTTACAGATGATTCAGAAGAACAAGAAGATATTATTAATTTTTCAAAAAGAAAAGCGTAAGAGAATACTTAATTAAAAATAATTAATAAATATAAAAGAAAGAAGAGGTAACAATATGAATGGATTTATGATGTTTAAAAAGGCTTTACAGGAACACTTTGATGAAATGCAGAAAGAAGCTACACATTTATTTGAAGTAAATGTTGATAAGGATGAATTATGGAATACATATCTTGATAGTTTTCCTATTGGTACAAATGAGATTTTCAGAGAACGTAGAAAACATGATTGTAGTTGTTGTAGACAGTTTATTAAGAATATTGGTTCTGCTGTAATAATTAAGAATAATCAGATGCATACAATTTGGGAATTAAATCTTAATGATACAACATATCAGCCAGTATGTGATGCACTTGATACTTTTATAAAGACTCATACAGTTAAAGATATTTACACAACGAAGTTTTCTAAAATAGGTACAAATTATAATTTTGAAGAAATCAATGGGAAATCTCATCAATGGGATCATTTTTTCTTAGAACTTCCAAGTAAATTTGTAAATAGAACAAATCGTTCAAATGAAGAAATTAAGGGGCAGTTTAGAGATACAAAAAATGTGTTCAAGCGTTCTCTTGATGAAATCAGTACGGAAGCACTTGATACGATTCTTGAACTTATCAATTCCAATACACTTTATAAAGGTGAAGAGTGGAAGGGTATTCTTACAGAATTTAAAAAGTACAAAAAGGAATATGATAAATTAACATCTGATTTAGAAAAGGATTTATATGCCTGGGATAAATCAGCGATGGTAGGCATGACTATTGGTAGAATCAGAAATCATTCTATTGGGACGCTTCTTGTTAATGTAAGTGAAGATATGGATTTAGATACAGCAGTCAAGAAATATGAACAGATTGTAGCACCATCAAATTACAAGCGTCCAAAGGCTATTTTTACAAAGAAAATGCTTGAAGATGCCAAGAAAACAATTACAGAACTTGGATATATGGATTCATTGAAGAGAAGATTTGCTAATCTGAATGATATTACTGTAAACAATGTATTGTTTTCAAATAAAGACGCTGTAAAAAGAATGATTGGTACGGATGATATTTTTGGTCAGATGGAAAAGGATATTGTTGTAAATCCTAAAAAATTCTCTAAGGTTGAAGAAATTTCAGCACAGAATTTTATTGATAAGGTACTTCCTACAGCAAAAGAGATTGAAGTATTTGTAGAGAACAAACATGAAAAGAATTTTGTATCTATGATTGCACCTGTTAATCCAGATGCTAAAACAATGTTTAAATGGAACAATGGATTATCATGGGCTTATTCAGGAAATATTACTGATTCTGATATGAAACAAAATGTAAAAGCTGCTGGTGGTAATGTCGATGGTATACTTAGATTTTCAATTCAGTGGAATGAAGATGGGAAAGATAATTATGATTTAGATGCACATTGCGTTGAACCAGATGGAAATGCAATTTATTTCGGTAATTGTAGAAAACCTAATTCATCTAAAATGAGTGGTCAGTTAGATGTGGATATTGTTCATCCAAATGGAAATGTTGCAGTAGAGAATATTACATGGCAGGATTTATCAAAAATGAAAACAGGAACATATAGATTCTTTGTTCATCAGTATTCAGGCGCAGTAAAACATGGATTTAGAGCGGAAGTTGAATTTAACGGTGAGATTTATTCATTTGATTATAATAATCCTATGAGAACTGGTGAAAAAGTTCAAGTTGCAGAAGTGGTTCTTTATGAAAATGGTGATTTTTTAATTAAAGAAAAATTACCTGGTAATTCATCTATTTCGAGTCGTGAGATTTGGAATGTAAATACAAATCAGTTTATTCCAGTTTCAGTAATTAGTTATAGTCCTAATTATTTTGATAATCAAGATAAAATCGGTCATAGACATTTATTCTTTTTCTTGAAGAATTGTGTAAATAATGAAGAACCTAATGGATATTACAATGAGTTTTTAAAGAGTGATCTTGAAAAGCATAAAAGAGTATTTGAAGCTTTGGGTGCTAAATGTCATGTAGAAGATACTGATGATCAACTTTCAGGGATTGGATTCTCAATGACAAGAAGAGCGGATTTAATTGTCAAAGTAAAAGGCGCAACAGAGCGTGTAATGAAAATTAAGTTTTAATAATTAGAAAAGGAGAATATTAACATGAGTGATATGAATTTATTTGAGGTAGCAACAAGAGCAAATTATCAGTTCCCATTTAGAGGAATGATTAACGTAATTGATTTATGGGATTTATCTCTTACAAATCTGGATTCTGTATTTAAAACTCTTAATGCAGAAGTGAAAAAATTTGAAGAAGAGAGTCTTTTACATACTAAGTCAAAAGAAGATGAAGAGATTTCTAATAAAATTGAAATTGTTAAGTATATTGTTAACGTAAAACTTAATGAAAAGAAAAAGAAAGAAAATGATATAAAAAATGCTGAGACAAGACAGAAATTACTTGAAATCAAAGCTAAGAGACAAAACGCTGCTCTGGAAAATATGTCTGATGAAGAATTAGATAAAGCTCTTGCGGAATTAGAATAGTAATTATTAATGGCTGACTGATATATAGTTGGTCAGCCAACTTAATTATATAAATTTGAATTATGCCTTTCATTGGCTTTTAGAAAGGAGAGAACATAAATCATGAAGACAACAGTTAAATTATCAAATATTAAGATTCCAAAATCATATGCAGTAACTACTCCATCAGAAAAGAAAGTAAGAACAAAAAGGAAGAAATATAAAAAAGGAAAGCTACGAGCCATAACAATTAATCCAGATGGATTTCTGATTAATGGTTATATTAATTATCTTATCTTGAAAGAGAAAAATGTATACGATAAATAATAAGTTTGAATTAGGAGAAGAATGTTGGAGTACATATAGAGAAAAAACAGTATATAAATGTCCAATTTGCAATGGTAAAACAGAGATTGTTTATAAGGGATATAGAGTTCCATGTCCTGCTTGTGATGGAAAGGGATTTGAAGAAAGTTCAAAATATGCATTAATTCAATGTAAAGTAAAGATAAAGAGAGTTATAGCTTCGATAGGTGAAAACGAAATAGATATAAGATACAATGTTGAACCTATAGGAAATAATTGGTTCAACATTAATATTAAGCATCGTAATGAGTCTATGTTGTTCAAGACAGAACAAGAAGCTATAAATTATTGTATTGATGTAAATAGAAAAAATATATCATCAGAATTTTAATGAAATCGAAATTTTATAAGGAGAATATAGATATGACAATTAAAGAATTGATAAAAAAATTAGAAAAATGTAACCCTAACTCTATAGTCGTTATTCCTAATGAGGATACTTTTATAAACGGAGAATATGAAGTTACAAATTTAGAAGTTCAGGATTATAACAATACTGTTCTTATAGATTCAGATCATGAAAATTTAGTAGAGGAATATTAAGAGAGATTATGTGTAGTCAATGTGAAAATATAAAAACAATAGCGATTATAATTTCTGTTCATTTCGTGGAGAGAAATTATCTTTATTCCGTTCACAAAATATAAATATTCAAGATTGTTCACAGATAAAACAACATTTTTGTGACAATAAAAATTTCATATATGAAGAAAGGTAATAGAAAATGATTGATTTAAAAAATACATATGTTGTAATTAGAACACAAGAAGAACGCAAAAATATTCTCGAAGAAGCAGAGAAGCAAAGATTTCAAGATATCCGTCCATTTACTTCTTCAATTTCACTTCCATATATTTTGCAATTTAAACCTGATTATTTTATTGACGTTTTTCGTATAAGTTCAGAAATAAATTTTATAGACTATAAATGTTATGAAGCATCTGAATTGATTAGGGAAAAGGAATTGACGGCAAGAGAATTTATTGAAGAATTCTATAAAATTTCTGTAAATTGTAAATGTCTGCAATGTAAAAAATGTAAATTAGGTAAAGATAATACAAAATGTAAACGTAGTTTATGTATCTCATCCAATTGGAAAAATAATGTAAATGAACTTATTGAAATAATTAGTGATATGATAATAGAAGAAAAAGAGATTAAACGTATTGAAAATTTTATTCAGAATTCACACAAAACACTTAATAAAGATATTGTAAATGCTTTAGAAATTATAATTAAGAGATTAAAGGAGAAATGATATGTGGTTTTTATGTCAAGAACCATACAAAACATTAGATGATGCACGAAAACGAGCAATGGAGATTGGACGAAAGAATTTTGATTCAATCCATAAAGAGTGTTACGGATTGTTTTTTAAAAGAACAGTATATGTGGTTCTCTGGTGGAAATGGATTGAGAAAGGAGAAGTGAAGTAAATGATTAAAATTAGCAAAATTGCCTTTGAAGCATTAAGAGATACTGACGGAAAGGTTTCAAGAAAACCAGTGGAATGGTAAAAAGTAAACTGGCATGTATTTGGTGCATATTGTGTCTGATGATAGAGATTCCAATAGTAATATTAAAATTTGTACTTATGACAATTTGTTTTATTCCGTATAAAATTTATGAACATTTAGAAGATGTGTCTTTTTAAGAGGTGAAGTAGATGGAGAGATTAACAGAAAGAATAAAAAGACTGCAAAAGGATGACTTGATTGTGTATACAAATGGGAAATATGAAGATACGATTCCAGCAGAAATGACAAATGATGATATAAGGGCAGTATTGAAAAAACTTGCAGCTTATGAAGACTTAGAAGAACAGGGCTTACTTGTGAGGTTGCCATGTAAGGTCGGAACAGAAGTTTTTGTTATTTTCCCAGGAATTAATCATTATGCAAAATGTCAAATTAAAAAAATAGAGATTAAACCGAATATATTTGAAAAAATATGTTACTTTATAGAGCCTGTTGTACGCAGAGGGCAATATTTAAAATATTTTAATAATAAGTTTGGAGAAACAATATTTCTTACCAGAGAAGAGGCTGAGAAAAAATTGAAGGAGATGAAAGAAGAATGCTTGAGCTTGTAAAAACGATTTTTATGATATTAGGTGCGTATGTATTTGGTGTTTTTATTTATGCGGTTGTACGTGTATCGATTAATAAATTCAATAGATGGCGCAAGAATGGCTGCAAAATCAAGTGTCTTTGTAAACCTCATATCTATAAATTTTATTGGTACTTTCCTGATTCTGGGGAGTTAACATTAAAGTGCAAAAAATGTGGGAAGATAAATAAAATTATAGTTGATAAAGAATCTTTTGATAGCGGGATGTGGAAGTAAATAAAGAAAAATAGATGAGGAGATGAAAATGATGAATAACGAAGAAGTAATGGTTGAATTACATAAATGTCTTGATTATATTAGATTACAATCTAATCCATCTATATTAGATTGTAAAAAAGCTTTAGTATTTGCAATCCAAACATTAAGAAAATAGATTCCAATGAAGCCAAATAATATAAAAGATATTATTGATTTTGCTGGCAAATATTATACAACAAAAGGGGATTGCCCAGTATGTGGAAGAGAAGGAGTTTTTAAATCAGATTTATATTGTAACAAGTGTGGACAGAAATTTGATTGGGAGGAATAGTAAATATAAATATTATAAGAGATAGGAGTAACTAAATTGTAACAGGTTTAAGAAAGAATGTTAAGAAATGGGAAAGTCATTAGAATTTATTAAAGAGAGAATCAAATCAGGTGGAACAAACAGTATGGAGAATAATAAATATAACTGGATGGAAGAACAAACACCGTTTGAAGTTCTCAAAGAATCATTAAAATTAGCAATCACAGGTTCTATCTTATGTAACCAGACATTTAAATATAACATTCTAAACAAAGGTACATTTAAGGTAAAACTTATTTATAATCCAGATGCCGAATATGATTATTTTACAATGCAACGTTGCTCATCTGATGGAACTTATGCACATCTTTATGAGCTGATGGAAATATGTGTAGAAAACATCATTAATCTTAAAACTTATTTTAAATCTGTAAAAATTCCAAAAGATCTATCAGAACATACTATAATTTATACCATAGGTGATTTTGTATTAGCTTCTGAAACGGATGGGGAAAAATTTAAAACAGAGGATAAACTTTGGTTAGATTGTAGATTTACAGCAATGTTACCTATTAAATTTGAAATTAAATAGTGTTTGAAACGGCAGTTTCATTTGGAGAAATAAAACACATAACAATAAATAATATATAAAATAGGAGGAATAAAGAATGATGAACAATTTTTTAAACGGGATGTTTGGGAAAGTTGGAAGTGGAATGTGTAGGCTTTCAATGAATGGAGGAATTGCAGTAAAAACATCAAACGGTTATAAAAGTTACAATGTTAAAACAAGTAAACTTACTAATTGTAGCAATTTTGTGTTTGATATTGGAGAAGAATTTTTCTTTGTAATTCCAACAAATAAAGTAGAAAAAGGTGATATTATTTTAGTTAATAATAAACCAAAATGTGTCATTGAATCTGATAAAACTAAAATTACTGTAATCAATTATGAAGATTCAACAGTAGAGACTATTTTACCTGAGAGACATGTATTTATGGGCAATACATATTTTTATGGGAAAATTGTTTCAATGTTTGGAAGTGATATTTTAAAAGGAAAGAAAGGCACAAACAATATTTTTAAATATATGATGCTTTCACAAATGATGAAAGGTGAAAACAATTCTTCTGGAATGCTAAATGGAAATAGTGGAGGAATGAGTGCTATGTTACCATTTATGATGATGGGTGGAAATATGGGAGAAATGTTTGATGGAATGTTTGATTTTGATACAGACAATGATACAGATGTAGAAGAAGAGGAGGAAGCATAATATGGGATGTGGATCATGGACAAGAGATAGCTATACAAGTTATTCAAAATCAGTAGGAAGAAGTGTTTCAAAAGATGGAACAATTAGTGGTTCTTATTCTAATCAGGATATGTTCAAAGCTACAAATATTGATCCTGCACTTGATCCCAAAAATGTAATCAGGGAATGTTGCGACACAGAAGAACATCCAAATACAATTCCAGTTATTTTAGCATTAGATGTTACTGGATCTATGGGACAAGCTGCCGTTGAAGTAGCAAAGAAACTCAATGTAATTATGACTAAATTATATGAGAAAGTAACAGATGTTGAATTTCTTATTATGGGGATTGGAGATTTAGCATGCGACACTTGCCCTATTCAAGCTTCTCAGTTTGAATCAGATATTCGTATTGCTGAACAGCTTGATAAAATTTATTTTGAATTTGGTGGTGGTGGGAATAATTACGAGTCTTATACCGCAGCATGGTATTTTGGTTCTCGTCATACAAAGCTTGATTGTTTAAATCGTGGAAGAAAAGGAATTATCATCACTATGGGAGATGAACAGCTTAATCCATATCTTCCGTTAAGAGGTCGTCACAGTGGATTGATTGAAGCAACAGGGGATAATCTTCAAGATGATGTAGAAACAAAAGATTTATATAATGAAGTTTCTAAAAAATTTAATATTTATCATTTAGATGTAAATCATGGTCGTAGATGGGACGAAGATGAAATTGAAACATCTTATAGAAAATATCTTGATGATGTTCATTTTAGAAAAGTGACTATGGATAGTATTACGAATGAAATTGTAGACATTATCATTAATGAAGCAGAAAATAATGTAGTAAATTCAGTTACAACATCTTCTGGTTCAGAAGAAATTACATGGTAGAATAGGAGAATTAAAAGATGAAAGACATTAAGATTGTAATTGGAGCAAATTTTGGGGATGAAGGAAAAGGCTTGATGACAGATTATTTTTCGCAAAAATCCAATAGCATTGTTGTGTGTTCAAATGGTGGAGCGCAAAGAGGACATACTGTAACAACGCCAACTGCAATTAGGCATGTCTTTCATCATTTTGGATCAGGTACATTTAATAACGCAAGTACATATTTATCTGAGGATTTTATTCTTAATCCAATTATTTTTAAACAAGAATATGATGAGTTAGTAAAACTTAATCATAATCCAAATGTATATATTAATCAAAATTGCATGATAACAACTCCATTTGATATGATAGCTAATCAAATCGTTGAGGAAAGCCGTGGTAAAAATAAACATGGTAGTTGTGGATTAGGGGTTTTTGAGACAATTAAAAGATATAGAGCTGGTGTAACTGATTTAGATTACAATATTAAAGATTACTATTTGGAACAATTTAAAAAGGAGAACATTGAATTATCAGGCGAATGGTTGAAAATCTTTTTTGATAATGGTATATTTGAACATTTCTTAGAAGATTTGGATTTTATGAATAGCCATTCATTGTGTATTTCAGATGAATATTTCTTAAATCAGTATAACAATATTATTTTTGAAGCAGCACAAGGGCTTTTACTTGATCAAAATAATATTGATTATTTTCCACATCTTACCCCATCTAACACTGGAATTAAAAATCCCAAGAAAATAATTGAAAATATTGAATGGAATGATGATATAAATATTGAAACTTGTTATGTATCTCGTACTTATTTAACAAGACATGGCGCAGGGAAATTTCCATCAGAATGCAATAAAAATTTTATTAACGAATATATGCATGATAAAACAAATGTTCCAAATCCTTTTCAAGATAGTTTAAGATATGGATATCTTAATCTAAGAGAACTATATAATAGATGTTCTGATGATATTGGAGATTTTGGAAACACAAAATCAATTGCAATTACCCATTGTAACGAATATGACAAATGGGATAATGATTTGCTTATAAATTTATTTAATGATTGGAATATTTATTATTCTGATGGAGAAACCCGAAATGATGTAGATTTAAGATAAGCTGAAATGTTGTTTTCATGGATAAGAAAGGAATAATTTGTGAGTGAAAAGTTATATAAAGATGTAATAATGATTATCAAAGGTTGGTATAACAAAGAAAAATATAATTGTTCTTTTGCAGCGTTAAATGCATATTATCATAAACATTATACAAGCGTTTCTGATTTAACTTATGATACAGTAATAGAAAATTTTCTAATTCCTACTATGAATTGGGTTTTTGAAAATAAGTACGAAAGTTGTGAAGTTTATTTTAAGTTAATAACAGATAGGTTATATAGAACACGAAAAGAAAATACTTCTTATCTTGCTGTCTTATTTGATGGAATGGTTAATTTTTTATTCTCACTAGCTATTAGAGATATAGATGAAATTACGAAAGAACCATATTGGATTATTGATATGTCTGAATACAAGGAAGATGTAATTTAAGGTGATGATAATGGGAAGTTATTTCGAAATTGATAATGAATATCAGAGTAGTAAACAAAAATCAGGAATTTTGATTAATGCAATCAAAGAGTTAGAATGTAATCCTCAATTTAAAGAATATGGTTTGTTTATTCCTATGAAGGACGGTAATTGGAAAATAACAAGAAATGGAATTGCTGTTCTATTATATCATTTTATTGTGTCAACATGGGATTTTAAAGGATATTGGCGAGACTATGCGATAGAAGAAAATAAAGAAGATTTAGAGGATAAAATCGAAAGAGAACATTTAAGCGAAGATGAAATCAAGAAGAAAATCAAGGAATATGAGAAAGATATAGATGAAGATATTCAGTGGATTATTGTTTATCTTTCAAGAATTTTATGTAATATGATATTAGATAAAAGGAGAATAGTTTATGGAAGACGGAGATGAATATTATGAATGAAATTTTAATTATGCAATTAGAAAAAGAAAGAAAGAATTTAATTACTCATATTTCAAGAGATTCACGAATGGATGTTATGGGATTGTATAATATTAAATCTTATGATGTTGTTATAGACATGTTAAGTAAATACATTAGAGGTTGTAATTACGATACAGCCAATAAGCTTAGATTATTATGGTTAAGTAAATATATTAGAAGGATGCCTAATGAAATTAAATAAGGTTTATAAAAGTAGAAAACGAAAAATATATGAATTATTTTTTGAATGGTTATGTGTGAAAGTAAATAGAATTAGAAAGAAAGTAAGGAAATGAATGACGTAGATTATAAGGAATTTACAATGTGCTAAATCATGCTTTCAAGAAAGGGAAGAGATAAATATTTGTACAGAATGAAAATATAAAAGTGATTAAGAATTGAATTGCGTCTTTCATGGAGGAAAACATGTTTACGTTAGAATTATTTGAGAAAATTCCAAGGTCTGTTTATAAATCAATTTATGGGCAAGCTTTTGAATCACAAAGATTACAAAATGAAAATGAGTTATATTCTAAGAATGGGATACTCAATCCAAATAGTTGTGATTATCATGCAATGGATTTTGAGAAAACAGAAATTCTAGGTGCGTTTATGGACTTTTATCAACCATCCGCAAATCAATTAAAGAGAATATTAATATTAGGATATTTATTTAATAATGTTTTTGGTCGATATTATGATAGAAATGAGGAAGAATGAATGAAAAACAAAGAAAAATTTGCAAGAGAAATATTTGACGTTGCTTGTAGAGGAGATAGTATTGCTATTACTATGACAAATAATGAAATTGTTCCATGTGAAAGTATTGATTGTGAAAAATGTATTTTTAAAGTAGAAGAATATGAAAAATGTTCCGATAAGATTAAAAAATGGTGCGAATCGGAATATGTTGAAAAACCTACTCTCACGAAGAATGAAAAATCATATCTCGATATATTATTAGATAATTTTAAATATATCGCAAGAGATGAAGATGGAACACTTGTAGCCTTTACTACATGCCCCGTTAAAGATAATAATAGTTGGTATAATAAAGGGGTTTATTGCATTGTCACTACCAAAATTTTTAAGAATGTTACTTTTGATTTTATCAAATGGGAAGATAAAAAACTTTGGAGCATCGAAGACTTAAAGAAATTAGAGGTGAAAGAATGAGCGGAGAAATGATGTATTTTCCAAATAACATGAAACAATTTTTAGGACAAATATTCATTTTTAGACAAAGAAAGAATATATACAAATGGAAGTTTATTGATACCTACATTTAGAGCAGAACAAGCTCTTGAACATTATGTTCCAAAATGGAATTCGATTAATAATGGTTTACCATGTATGGAATTAGTATATGAATCATCATTTAATGACTATGAATCAAAAAATGTTCTCATTCAAACAAAACGAGATGAAATATATTCGGCTTATTGTGTAAAAAGAGTATATAAAGACATAAAGTTTAAAGAAAAGATAAATTGGTATACATATGGTACAGGTGGAAGAAAAATGAAAGTTATAAGTAAAGTTGTCGCATGGATGCCATTGCCAGAGTTATATGCAGGTGAGTAATTATGCATGACGATTATGAAGAAGATCCATACGACTACTGCTATGAATGTGGTGGTTATGGTGATGATTATTATATGGACGAAGATGGAGAATTAGTTTGTAGATGTCCTAAATGTCCTATGAATCCTAATTCGTGGGACGATTAATACATATCAAGTAAATTTCTATGGGTGATCACCCAAATTATTTCCAAGAACAAAGAAATATTATTTTTATTGGATAGTCATGAATATCCGATTTATGCAGCATTATAAAGTTTAGAGAAAGGAGTTTTAGGTAAATTCTAGGATAAAGCAGTTGTACAACTCCCTATAAAATAAGGGAATTTGAATAATTTAGTTGAAAATAACGATTCATTAAAGATTTTAGTAGCTTGCGAAGAATCTCAAGCTGTTACATCAGAATTAAGAAGATTAGGACACGAAGCATATAGTTGTGACATTATTGATCAAAGTGGTGGTCATCCAGAATGGCACATTATGCAAGATGTTATACCTTTATTAAATGGTAATTGCGAATTTGAAACAACAAATGGAGAAAGACATAGAGTAGATGGAAAGTGGGATATGATTATTGCGTTTCCACCATGTACAGATCTTACAGTAGCAGGAGCAAAATATTTTGAACAGAAAAGAAACGATGGTAGACAAAGAAAATCTATTGAATTTTTCTGTAAGTTTTTAGAAGCAGATTGCGATAAGATTGCTATTGAAAATCCAGTAGGAATTATGAGTGGTAAATATATTCAGACATGGTTTCCAGATTTAGCAGAGAAATATAGTTTACCTCGTAAATACTCACAGATTATTCAACCATATGAATTTGGACATCCTGTATCTAAGAAAACATGTTTGTGGTTAAAAGGATTAAATAATTTAACACAAACTGAAATAGTTGATTATGAGAAAATACATAGTAAAGGTAAGACAGGTGGGTATTCTGGAAATAGTTGGTTCTGTAGAGATGAAAATGGAAAAATTCTATCATGGAATGATCCATTAACAGCAAAAATAAGAAGTAAAACATTTCCTGGTATTGCAAAAGCAATGGCAGAACAATGGACTAAATAATAAAAAACAAAGAAAAGGAGAAAACACTATGGGAATCACAAGCAAACAGACAGGAAAATTTAGAGGAATGATGAGAAAATTGAGAATGAACAGCTTAAAATTAAAGCTGATTCCGTAAAACGTAAGAAGAAAGATGGTAATAAAAATGCCTGATATTACTATGTGCCGTAGTAGTGACTGCCCTAAACGTAGTCATTGCTACAGGGCGCAAGCTAAACCAGACAAATTGCAGAGTTATTCGGACTTTTCTGCTGAGTGTTTTCAATACAATTTCTTGCGATATTGGAGCATGAGTAGGGAATCTGATGAGATGAAAGGATGTGATTTAAATTAAGTTTAATAAAATCAGAACGACATGTAATAAATAGAAATCATCAAATGTTTCAAATATGTGATGAATTATGTTATTTATCAAAGAATATGTATAATCTTTGCAACTATACTATCCGTCAAGAATTTTTTAAAACTCAAAAAGTTAAAAAATATGGGGAATTGAATAAAGAATTGAAAAGTACAGATGCATTTAAAGAGTTGGGATCAAATTCTGCTCAAATGGTTACAAAAATATTATGCAAATCGTGGAAATCATTCCTGATAGCTGTAAAAGATTATACATTACATCCAGAAAAATATTTAGGGAAGCCGAAAATTCCTGCTTATAAGAAGAAAAATGGAAGATTTATTTGTACATTAACTAACATGCAAACACATATTAAAGATGGATATTTATATTTTGCTTTTAAGAGAATGAAACCTTATAACAATTTGATTAAATCAAATGTAAAAGGACATCATTTATCAACAAGAATTATTCCTAAAGGTGGTTGTTATATTATTGAAATTGTTTATGAAGATGATGAAAATATTCAGAAATTAAACAGTAATAGAATTGCTGCAATTGATTTGGGATTAAATAACTTTGTAGCAATGGTAAATAACATAGGAGAATCTTCTATTGTTATAAATGGCAAAGGAATAAAATCTTATAATCAATATTGGAATAAGAAAATGTCGAGATTAAGAAGCATTGCCAAAACAGTAAATGATCTTAACTGGACAAAACAAATGCAAAATTTAACAGATAAAAGATATTTTAAGATAGAATACTTTATGCATTGTGCAAGTAAATGTATTGTCAATTATTGTATAAAACACGATATTGGTACACTTATTATAGGGAAGAACGATAAATGGAAACAAAATTCTAAGATGAATAAAGTTACTAATCAAAATTTTGTGTATATTCCATACGAAACATTTATTAATAAGCTTGAATATAAATGTGAAAGCGTTGGAATTAATTTGATTAAGACAGAAGAAAGCTATACATCAGGAACGAGTTTTCTTGATAATGAGTTGCCAATAAAAGAAAATTATAATAAATCAAGACGTATTAAACGTGGGTTATTTAAAAGTAATAACGGAGAATATATTAATTCAGATGTTAACAGTGCATTTCAAATTATGAGAAAAGTATTCTCAAATGTAACTACAAATGAGATAGTGGGTGCATATTCACACCCTGTAATTATAAATTTATAATTGCAAATGTAAAAATAATATAATGAATGGTGGATTTCAAATGAAAAGGTTAATTAATTATATACGAAGTTGCTTTTGTAAACATGACTGGGAATTAATTTTTGATACTTATGCATATGGAGAACATTTAGATGGAACACCTTACAAATATCCATTATATCGCATGAAAACTTATCGTTGTAAAAAATGTGGAATAGAGAAGAAATATAAAAGCTGTGATGATAGTTGAAAAAACTAATGAGGTGAATAATGAATAATTATATTTGTTTAATGTCATCAAAGTTATCAAGATACAAACAATATATGTATGTTGATTGTAAGAATTATCTTGCTGATGATTTATTCATAAAAAATAAAATTACGGTAAAATTTGAAGGTGATTTCACAAAGGATGATTCTGATTATATTTTTGTATATTGTAAAGTAAAGAAAAAAGATTATGATAAATTCATTAAGACTCTTGGAGAATTGAAAAATAAGATGTTAATTATGGGATATTCTGATTACGAATCATTTTGTGAAAAACAGATTAATAAGATTTTGTGCAAATTAAATTAGTAAAATTCGAGTTGAAAGAAATCTTTCAAGGGAGGTGTAAAAGAATGGGGTGTCACACATGGTTTAGTAGACCAATTACAGATGAAGAGTTTGAAAAAATGAAAGAATATGCACCAAAAGAAATATATTATCTTACAGGTGATTCGCAAGAGAATATTGAAAATGGATTATACGATAAGAATTTATATAATCTCCTTATGAAATCATGCAATGAAGATATTCCATGTGTATATGGGAAGTATTGGTGGCAGCTTGGATATGGAGAAGGAAATCCTGATTTAGAAATGTCATTTACTCGTGAAATTCGAGGTTATAATCAACTATTTGTAAATGTTCCAGAATATAATGATTTATTTAGAATAAAAAATTATCCCAAGAAAATTATAACAAGTAGAAAAAATCTCAGACGATGGATGGGTAAGAGATATTTTAAATTAACAAATGAACAATTAGAAAGATTATCGGAATTTTTCAGAGAATATCCATATGGAGTAATTACATTTGGGTGAAAAGGAGAAACAATGAATATATTAAATGTCTATTTATTACTTATAGGAATTTTTATGCTAATCATGGGAATTGTCTGGTCTAAGAAAAATTGGATTAATGTTTTTATAAAAATATTATATTTAGTAAGTGGTACATACTTGATTTTATATGCTTTATATCTGAGTAATATTTTATTAGTTATACATAAGAGTTGAAAAATTTATTTCAAGGAGGATTACATGAATGATTAAATACTATTGTGATTTATGTGGCAAAGAAACAAATGATACGTCTTATTGTATACCAATCAAAATACATGTGTCGTTTGGTTCTAAATATCTTTCAAAAGCAGTTTCGTTGTGTTCTTCATGTAGAGATAAGTTTAGTGATCTTGCTTTAAGATTGGTTGCGAATGATGAGCTATATGAAGGATTAAAATTTGATCCAGATGACTAAATACAAGTAGGAGAATTGATTAATGTTTGGATTGTATAAATGGAGAAGTCGAATATACTTATATCCATCAGATAAAATAAATGATTTATTTTAAGGAAGTAAATGACGTATTTTAACATGAAAAGAGTATTTATAATTTTAATTTGCTTATTTTTTCTAACGGGTTGTAAACAATATGACAGTAATGAACCAGTTCCAGATGTTCAATATACACATGAAAATGTTGATGCAACTATCACTAAATTAGATGTTAGATATTGGTTTGCTACTTGTCCTCGATGGCATTGGGTAATATCTGTAAAATATGATGATATGACATATACAGATGAACAACAAGCAAATGGTGTTTTCAATAGACCCTCTTTTATAGATTATGGATTGGAAGAAGGAGATAAAATATCTGTAGAAATCAAATCTAAATATGTTAATGGTAAGTTAGAGAATAAATATATAAATCAAATTAATTATTAATTTGTAGGGCTGACTGTGGGTCATAGCCAGTCAGTTCATTTATAAAAATTAGAAAGGAGAAGTGCGAATGACAAAAGAAGCACAAAAGTTGGTAGAAGAGAATCATAATTTGATTTATAAATTTCTACGAAATCACAGCTTAGAAGATGATTGGTATGATGTGGCTGCAATTGGATTGTGCAAAGCAGCAAATAATTATAACTCCAATAAATATAAGTTTTCTACATATGCGTATAAATGTATGTATAACGAAATGTGGAAAGATAACTGGAGATATAAGAATGTGAAGGAATATATTCCAGATGCACTAATATTACATTATGACAAATTAATTTCAGATAAAAGTAATACTGTACCATGTTTTGAGGTTTATATGGAGAAGAAATATAATGGAGAATCTCAGGATGATGTGTTAGCAAAGTTAATCTATGAGGATTATTATAACGGATTACGAAAAGATAGAGATAGAGAGATTCTTGATTTATTTCAGAAAGGTTACACTCATCAGAAGATTGCAGAAGTGGTAAATTGCCCTGTTGGAACAGTAGCAAGGGTAAAAAGATTGTGTAAAGAATATATGTTGAGTGTATGAGGGGTAATAGAGAATATGAATTTATTAGAAGATTTAGATATTACAATTCAAAATATGACTGAAGAATTAATACTATATACAAAATATGAAAATATAAAAGAATATGGAACTATTTTAGAAAGAGCAAATAATTGTAAAGAAGAATTAATTAAAGCATTAGTAAAAGAGTTAGGAAGTGGTAGAGGTAGAGAGAAGAGAATTAGAAAAGTAGTTGATAAATTTTTGTAAAGAAATCTCAATTTTATGGAGGTGAAAATATGACATATGATAAAACATACAGAGAAGAATTGATTGAACATATTAAAGCTTGCGGTCAAAGTATCATTGATAATGCTGAGAAGATTGTAGGAGATTATAAGTTTGATGCAGGAACTTATATTGAATTACATGTAGGAAAGTGTGATGAAGCACCATATATTTCAGTAACAAAAGACTTTATCCCAGAAAGGTTAAAGGAGATTAACGAATTATGAAAGAAATTTTAGGAAATAATCTTGAACAATTCTTTTTCGTACTGGATTATCCAAAAGAATATGGAGCAATATGTACATACAAGAGTAATAAATATGAAGTTTGGTTAATGGATGATGAAATATTTAACATGATTGCTGACATATCAGAAGAAGAATTTATTAAATTCGCAGGCGAAGATGCTTGGTGGAGAAGTAGTAATGGTAGTGTATTATATTCACTTGATAAAGGCGAAATAACAATTAATAATCAGAGGATGATTGGATGGATTAGAAAACCTTGGAATGAAGAAATATCAAAAGATATTAATTATCAATCATTATCAGAATATCTATGTGAATTTATTGGAGCTTCTACACCTCTTAATGTTGTAGCTTGTGCAATGGACTTAGCAAAATTTAATTATTTGACAATGGGTGGATTGTTCGAAAAATATGAACCAGTAGAGGATTAAAGAATTATGAAGAAATCAGAACCAAAATTAATTTTAAACCTGCAAGTTGATAGTGAAGAGCTTGAGCAGAAAGTTAAACTTGCAATGGACAAGTATATCGAAAATGTAATTGTGGGGAATCTTGATGATGAGATTGATAAGATTGTAACAAAAAGAATTGGAGCGTTAGTATCAGCGGATAGATGGAATCCAAATCGAAAAATCAAAGATAAAACATTAGAAGCGTATGTAAAAGAAGCAACAGAGAATGTTATTTGTGATGTAATTGATAAGAATATCAAAGATATTTTTGCTCGCAAAGTTGCGGAGATGTTATAAAATATTTCTTTCATGTGATATATTAAATCACTAATATTTATGCGGTTTCAGCGTCCCAAAACCACATGATTCTATGTATTCTGGTTACGTTATCTCTTTCAAAAGTCAATAAAATCAATGATTTTCAAGACTACGATGAAAGAAATAATTGATAGAAGAAAGGAATACATAGTCTCATGAGGTAAGCTGCGCAGCACTATTATGGTGCGAGACTGTGAAAGTATTAGAACTATTTGCAGGTACAAGATCTATTGGGAAAGCATTTGAAGCTAGAGGACATGAAATTTTTAGTGTAGAATGGAATAAAGATTTTGAAAATATTGATTTATATGATGATGTTAATAATATTACAGCGAAAGATATATTAGAAAAATTTGGACATCCAGATGTGGTGTGGGCGAGTCCTGACTGTACCACATTTTCTATTGCGGCTATTAGCCATCACAGAAGAAAGAATCCAGAAACAGGTAATCTCGATCCAGTAAGTGATTATGCAAAATTCTGTGATAAAACTGATCAACACGTTCTATCCTTAATCAAGGAACTAAATCCAACATTTTATTTTATTGAAAATCCTAGAGGTGGTATGCGAAAGATGACATGGATGCAAGAATTACCACGTTATACGGTGACTTATTGCAAATATGGAGATGACAGGATGAAACCTACTGATATTTGGACAAATCATCCTGATCCTAAATTCTTACCTATGTGTAAAAATGGTGATCCATGTCATGTTTCTGCTCCGAGAGGTAGTAGAACTGGAACACAAGGACTAAAAGGTAGCGTTGAGAGAAGTAAAATACCACAGAAATTGTGTGAGCATATTGTAGATATTTGTGAAGAATACATTGAGTAATAACTAGATGGAATTATTTTTTCAAGGTGTGAAAGGAGGTGATTTACATAGAAATTAAATTCAAAAATGGAAGTAAATTAGAGAATATAGAATCAAAAGATGGTAAACGTAGTAATTCTATGATAATTAAATTTGGAGAATGGGAAACTACAACACCAGAAAATTCAGAAGAAGTAATGAAGAAACAGATTTTATATTATCAGAAACATCCAAAAGAGTTTCTTGAGCTAATGGGACATGATTTACATTTGTATTGGTATCAGAAATTATGGTTAAAAATTTTAGCAAAAATTGGAAGATAAATTATGGAAGAATACAAAGAACCATCTTATAGAAATATGACAATCTCGCAAGTAATTAATAAGCTCTCAGAAATTGCTGATAGTGCTGAATATTGTGAGATAGAAGGAATACTATGTAGAGCAATTGTGATGTTAAAAGATTATAAAGATCTTGATGAATATATTAATAGATAATTATAAGAAAGGATAAATAGACTATGAATTTTGCAAGCGCATTATTTTCACTTAAAAGAGGACATAAGATTAAGAGAAAACACTGGACAGGTTGGTGGGAACTGGATGGTAATGAAGTTATGATGCACTGTTACGATGGTAGAGTTATCAATATCAGAGATTCAGAAGATATTACATATACAATTGAGAATATGGCATGTAACGATTGGACTATTGCTGATAATTGTGGAGCAAAGGGAGAAATTTAAAGCAGATGAATTAACAATCATGACAAAGAAGGGTAATAGATTAAATATGAAAAGTATATCTATTAATGATTGTGAATATGGATTACGAAGACTTAAACGAAAAGTAAAAAGATTAAAAAGAAGACAAAAAAATTTAGAACAAATAGAATTATTATCTTTATATGGTGCAGAAGACTTGGGAAGAATAAAAGAAGTGATATATATTTATGAAGATTTAATTGATATATGGGAAAATTTAGAACAGATGAAAGTTCCCTTTCATCGTAAAAATCACGTATTTTGAGGTGTATTTTTGACTGAAATATGCCTTGAAAGACACATATAAGGATGTAAATGAATGAATAATGTTAAAGTTACGAAGCAATTTGTAGAATATTCAAAGGAATTAGCAGAAGATATTCTTGGATATAATAGATGTTTTCATTATGGAAACATGGATAAAAGGACAAATAGAAAATTAATATATCATATCAAACGTTGTGAGAAATTGCTTAATGAAATGGAGAATAAAAATGGGTAGACTGATAGATGCTGATAAATTTATTAAAAAGTTCAACTATGCAAAAGCAAATACCGAAGAAGAGAATATAATGTGTGCAACTGTTAGAAAAATGATTCGAGAAGAACCAACAGCTTTCGATTTAGATGAAGTCGTGGAACAGTTGAAACAATTAAAAACAAGATACTTCTTAACAATTGCAAACACAGGAGATAAAAAGTTAGATATTGCTTATGAAAATGTAGGAAATGTATTAGACAGGGTTATTGAAATTATAAAAGGTGGTGGAATTTAGATGTTAATGCCTGCGATATTATATAAAAATCAAATCGAAAAGGAATTTCGGAAATTGTATTATACAGAAGATATGTTTTATTATACTGGCTGTTTGACACAATGGTATCTTAATATTAAGGATATTCCTGGCGATGGTGATTTTGATTATGCGATTGTAGATAATGTTAGTAAACTCATTGGTTATCTTTCGTATAAAGCAGATTATTATTGTTCAAAAGTCTATAATTTTGGATTAGTTTCTTTTGATAGAGGGAATCCAATTATAGGTAATGACTTATATAAAAAGTTAGAAGAACTTGTTCCACGTTTTTACCGTATTGAATGGAGAATGGTTGGAGGAAATCCTGTTGAAAAACATTATGATAAGTTTTGCAAATTACATAATGGTAAAAAGCATATATTAAAAGACTCAATAAGAGATAAAAGTGGAAATTATCATGATGATATTATTTATGAAATCGTAAAAGGTGGTGGAGTTGAATGAGAGAAATTATTTTTAAAGCAAAGCGAATTGATAATGGAGAATGGGTTGAAGGATATTATTATAAAATGTCTGAAACAACCTATTGTTTTAAAGAGGACTATGAACGGAAACCAGTACCAGAACATCACTATATTTTGCAAGAGAGAATGACTGACTGGGGATTACCAAATCAGATAGTACAGATTGAAATTGATTCCAAAACACTCTGCCAGTTCACAGGACTTTGCGATAAAAACGGCAAGAAGATTTGGGAAAATGATATTGTAAAGACTGTTTCGGATATTTATGCACATGTCAAATTCGGGTTATACACTACAGGATTTGCACTTGAAGAATGTAATCAAGGCTTTTATGTTGATTTTTCAGTTAAAACTTATCTGAGACATGAATTAGGATATTGGAACAATAAAGTAGAAGTCAGAGGAAACATTTTCGACAATCGAGATTTATTACAGGAGGAATCAGATGAGTAAATCAGTATTGGTGATTGACACACCAGAAACTTGTATAGATTGTATATTTTGTCAAGAATACAGGACAAAAAGTAGAGAATATGCATATTGCTATGTGACCAATGGGGATAGCGAAAATGACATGAAATTAATTGACTGTATATACGGATATCGTCAATCTAAACCCGATTGGTGTCCATTGAAATCGCTGCTAGAAGAAGATTATGAAAATCATTATCCTAATAAATGGATAGATGGATATGCTAATAGCTGGGATGATTGTTTAAAGGAGATTGTAGAATGAATTATAAGAAAGAACTATTCGAAAATCAGAAAATTATTTTGCTTGCGTTGAATAAACTTCTTACTCCGCATTGTAAAGGATCTTTACGTGATGCAAATGGTGAAACTCAATGTAATATTGATTTGATTGAGAGATATCATGTAACAGAGAAGATATTAAAATACATTAATGAATGATTGAGAGTAAACTTTCATTTGTGGAAAGAGAGGAATAAATATATGGAGTATATTGAAATCGACCTTGATTGTGGATTATCCATTATAGATTCAGTTAAATTATTGCATAGTAAGGCAGAAGCCACTGATAAAAAATATTTTGGAGAATTTAATGGTCACAAATTAACATCTGATATGACAGTAGATGAAGCATATATTAAATGTATTGGTAAAACATTTAAAGAATTTAAAGATGAACAAGAAAAAATGAGACAAGATTTAATCAGAAGAGAAGAAGAACATAAAAAGAAAATACCAGAACTAACAAAATATTGGATTAAGGAAGGACATAAAGCTTTATCACAAGACAAATGGGGCGAATGGGACAGATGTGTACCTATTAGATTAGGTGATCTGTACGAGGGAATGGAATTAGGTCAATGTTTAGATATTATTAAAACTGTTAAGGATGATTCTATTGCAGCAGGTATTGAAGTAATGAAGAATCAAGGTCACTCAGGAATGTCTTGGGGACTTATGAAATCTATGATTTATACATTTTGTGATTGTGGTAACGAATTTGTTGAAGCTTTAGATAATATGTAATTTTTCTAAGAGTGTTTCTGCTCAAAATTTCATAAAATACAACTAAATAGAGGTGATAGTAATAGTACACAAATCTAATAGATTTACTAATACATGGTGGAGTTTATGCACCAACTATGAAGATTATCTTAACTTTGCAAAAGAAATGTATCAATGGAAAGGCGAAGATGTCATATTTGGCGGTGAGCAATTCCAAACAGAAGAATCATTATTTGATAGTGTTAGTTCATGGATGGATGTGTTTGAAGTTCCATATATATTAGAAGATTCTAATGATAAGTACTCTGATGAGCATGAGATTAATAATCCATTGATTGATAAATACGAAATTAAAAATAAACCAGAAGAGAATGAATATCCAGTAGTGGTTTATATGTATAGAGTACAAGGTTATTTTAATGTTGATTGGTTTAGTATTAGAGAATTAAACATGAAATAAACGATTTAAGAGGGGTATCAGTTAATATATATTCTATTAATTTGTGGAATACATTTGGTGTAGGATGTAGATTTTTTATATGAAGAAGAAATGAAGCCTTTTGGAGAATATCTTAATAAGTGTTGTGAATATATGTTAAAACATAGTGAGGGAATTTGATTTTGTGGATAGAGATTTTTGTTAATATAACAGCAAATAACCCTTATTAAAATCGTTTCTATGGCTTCAAATTTCAATTTTAATATTTAAGATAAAGAATGAACCCTATTAAAAATAAGAGAGAGAATATAAGATTATAAGTCTAAAATTATAGGCTGTATATAACAAATTAAATATATAAAAAGGAGAAAATATTATGATGAACAGAGAAAGTAAATTAGCGTTAATGAAGGACAGATTATCAAGATTAGGAAGAGATTCAAAAAATATTAAATGTGGGGGTGTACTCAGAAGATTAAAAAGAGATATTAGAAATCTTGAAAATTTAAAATAGATTCTGAGAAGGATAATTAACTTTATACATAGTACAATAAAGGAGATATTTTGATATGAATTGTAAGGAATGTGGATATATTAAAGATGAATACGAAGAGAGAATGACATATTGTGATAAATATTTTCCTGGTCATTATTCAGAAGATGACATAACAGAATGTTGTTATTGTGTAAAAACAGATGGGAGATTATGTTGGACAGGTACATGTGATAAGTTCCCATCAGAAAAAATCAGAAGAATCTGCAATAGAAACCCTAAAAAGAGAAGAAGTACAAAAAGAGAACGAGATAAAAAATATAAAGAGAGAATGAAATATCTGTATGATGCATTGGGACATTTAGTTTCTTCTCCTGTGGATAAGTATGGATATTATACAAAAGACTTAAATGAAATTACTCATTATAAAAGATATTGGGTTACTGGAACAGGAAAGAAATATCATAAAAGGCAATCAAATAAAGCAGTTAGAAGAAGTAAAAATATACCTGTAAGGGGTAGAGGATATTATAAAAAAATCTTTAATGTTGAAACTTATCATATAAGAAAGGCGTGTAGAAAATGACACTATTTGTTGGCTTATTGTGTTTGTTAGTAGTTATGTTGTTGTTGAACACAGGGATTAAAAAGAAATAAATAAGATGAAAGTAAAGGTGAAAATATGGCAAAATTAGACGGATATTATGCAGTAGCAGAAATAGAAGAAGGATGTTGTGGAATGAAATATTTCTATGCAATTTATGATGATGGAGAAATATATAAAACAGGTGACAAAGTTTTAGTTAGTGGAGCAAATAGAGATATTCTTACTATCACAGATATTCTTGCGCCAGATGAATGTAGTATTTGTCCCACAGCCGAAGTTATCTGTAAGATAGATACATCAGTGTATGATAAACGTGTTAAAGAACGTAAAGAGAAAGCGAAATGTAAGAAAGAGGCTGATAAAATTAAGAAGCAGATGGACAAAATGATTGAAGAAATGGATCAAACAAATCGTTATGAAATGTATGCAAGTGATAATCCTGAGTTAGCGGAGAAATTAAAGGCATACAAGGAGTTAATAAATAATTGTTAAGAATATCATTAGTTGTATTTGTTCAATATGGATAGAGGTGAAAGTATGGAGATTGTAGCATAAACAGATTACCAGGAAGTTTATAGAATTGCAGATGGAGTTTTATTTATTGTAAATAAATTTGTTTCTATTGATTATTCGAATTTAACAGATGAGAGAATACATATATACAGGAAAGAAGCGAAATATAAATCCTATAATAAAAATTGTCAGAATTGGTTAAAGGTTTTAAAAGAAGATTATAAATATGAATATTGTCCAATTATCGTACCAAAAGGAACAGTTACATATATGGATGTTCCAGTTATTTGTACAAATGATAAAGATAAATGGAAATATGAATTAAAGACAACTGGAACTGCATTTAGTGGGAACTATGATGCGATGTTAGAAATGCTTGATAATGTAATTAATTGTATGGTTAAGAGTAGAGTAAGAGTAAAAGATAAGACATGAAATCTTGCTTTCAGAGAAAGGAGAATACATATGAGTGAAAAACAGATGTCTGATAAACAATATAATTGTATTAAATGGATATGTGAAATATTGTGTATTGATTATGGAGGGACAACAAGCAGTTACGATGCGTGGAAGTTTATTAAAGATAATAAACCACTTGCTGATAAAAAGGCAAAGGAAAAGAAATCTATTGATGATGAAGAATTTTATACTTTAATTCAAAAAGATTCTGAACGTGCTGTGGACTTATTTGTTTTGCGAGAAATGGCGAATGTTGGTTATACAAAATACAAATGTAATTTAAATACACATGAAAGAGAATATTATGATGACTTTGATGGCATTAATCTTGATGACGATGATATTGATGTAATTTGTCCAAGTGGTATCCATTGTGCAGATGATATCAAAGATTTTGGATGGATGTATACACTCAAAAATAATTTATATTTATAATATTTTAAGAGAAAAGGTGAAATAAATGAGTTACTGGACTTACATAACGGGAACAATAACAGTATCTCCCATAGGGCGCACACAAGCCCAGAAACGATACATTCTTGATACCGTATTAGCGCATTTACCAATTGTTTCTGGTTCAGAAAGAGATATGAATGTATATGTGATTCAGAAAAATGGTCATAACAGTTCTAGTTCTTGTGATGAATTTGGAGAAAGAACAAATAATTTAACTAATCGGTATGGTAACAGAACAAGAAATAGGGGAATGTTGCGTACACAAGATGAATACATCTTAGTCGTAGATGCTGCATTAAGAGATAGAGAATTTAATCAGACGTACAGAGAATTCATGAAATGGCTTGTACGATTAGGTAAAAGAGTCATGATTGATCATATTCTTGTAAAAATCAGTGGATATGATAAGACTACTGTTATTAAAGACCGTTCTGTGCAGAATGAAAAGTATTCATGGCAAAATGTTTTTGATAATTTATTTGAAAATCCAAGTTGGACGAATGATGATGGAGAAGTTAATTGGTGTGAGTATATGTTATATCCAAGGGCTAAAGACTCTGATTATCCCATGATGTTAGCATACAAGTATGTCAATGATAAGGAAAATGATAAAGAAGTAGAGAGAAGAATGAAATATGAAAGAGATAAACGATATTAAAATCTCATATGCAAACAGTTCTGTAAGATTAGGACGTTACACAAGTAAAGAAAAAGCAATTAAAGTGTTAGATATGATTCAAGAATCTTGCATTGATTGTCATATTGATTTCCAAATGCCACAAGATGAAGAAGTGTAAAACAAATTATAAAATGAGGTGAAATGATTGAAAGGGTTAATCAAAACTTCGTTGGGAGTTTTAATCATTGTAATTAGTTTTATGGAAGGTATTGTTCTTGGTGGATGGTTCTTGTTTTTAGACCCAATCATCGCCTGTATTAATTCCTTTAGCATAAGACTTATGATTCTGGCGATTGTAAAATGTATCATTGCAATTCCTGTATGTAAAATGATTATAAGAATAGGGAATACTATTGGTAAAACGATGATTCTTGATTGGTTTTAGAAAGGATGTGATGATTTTGAGTGATTATCAGCATATTATCAATGATGCAGATAGGCTAAGAAAATGCATTAGTGATATGTGTACTACAAATAATTTATCTGAATTAAGTCATTTGTATAATGCAGCAGAGATAACATTAAATGAATTAATGTTAGAAAACGCAAAGAGAATAAGAAATAAGGAAAAGAAATGAAGAAATCAATTAAAAAGATAGTAGGACATTTATTATTTGTATCAGGGAATATTTTGAGTCTCTATTTGGGACTCTGGACATTCTTTTTAGGTCAGATTGCAAAATGTATAACTTTATATGGGAACGGAGAATTAACAATATGGTTGATTTTATTAGCTGTTTTGAAATTTTTCGTAGGTGAAGCAGTTGCATTTTCAATATTCTGGACGGTAAATATGGTAGTTAAGAATTATTTTTGAGGTGAATATGGTGTGTCATATAAGTAGCATATGGAATGAGTTAAATGAACAATTAAAAGGAAATTCTAATATTGAATATGTTGAAATCAGTAAATCGGGTATAGTAATGTATTTTGAAACAATAGAAAATATTTGTTTTTCAATTAAAGTTTTTAATGGTGAATTTTCATTTAAAGTAAAGGAATGTGAGTATCATCCAATAAATGTTTTGGAAAGTATTGAGTTAGTTAGAAATTTCATTGAAGAACATAAGACTATTTTAAAAATGTTTGAGTTTAGTGGTGATGGAGAATATGAATAATGCAGAACAGATTATAGCAGCCATTAATTTTCTTAATCAGAATGGATATGTTGTACGTATGAATCTTCAAAAATATATAAATAAATGGATTGCTTTCACACAACGAGGAATGGAACCTATATTACATGGAAGAATAATTAGTGTATCAAATTTTGATGAATTTTTTTATGTAAAATGTAAAAATGGTGAAATTAGATATCCTAAAGTTGAAGATGTGATTAAATTTTTTGATTCGAAAAAAGAGTGCTATGAATTTAAATAAGATGAAAGTTTGATTTTAAAATAATTAAAGGAGGGAATATATGGATATTAAGTTTCATGAAGGTGATTTCGTAGAGAATAATGATGGTAGAGTGGGTTATATTTCTGCGATTTGTCAATGTGGCGAGTGTTGCAAAAGAGGATTTTATGAACCTAAGATTGAGTATACAGATGGATCAGAGGATTATATTACCAATATTTCTGTAAAAAATATTCCATTGAATTATAAACAGATTGGTACACAAAAATTTAGCGCAGAAGAACATTATAAAAAGAAAATGTTAGCTTTTAAACTTGAATCGAAAATTTATGAGAATAAATATAATGAGCTTTTAAACTTATTAAGAAAAGCAAATAGTGAATTGAGTGAAGATGAATTTTATGAAAAGCTTAATGTTCTGTTAAAAAAGACGAGGAATAAATAAAATGAATAGAAAAGGTATGATAATCATAGATATGCCTACAACTTGTTTTGAATGTGAATTTTGTCATGAATCTTCATATGATAATCGTTATAAAATTTGTGGTGATAAGTTCTGTGGAATTGAATATATGGAAGTTAATGAATATTGCGAATTGTGTTCTAAACCAGATTGGTGTCCATTAGTCGAGATTCGACATTCAGATGAGTTTAATAATTTAATGGATGAATTATAAATTATAAAACGTACATTTCAAACTAAAATAAAAGGAGTGATAAGATGCAAACTTACAAATCAAAATATCGTATAACAGATTGTGAAAATAATATTGCAATGGAGATATATTTATCAAAAGAAGAATATTTGTTGCTTAAATGTTTCTTTAATAAATTTGAAAAAGCAATGCATAATTTTTGCTTTGAAAATATAGAGGGTAATACATATTAAAATTGTTATTTTATGTTAGAAAGAGAGAATAATTAAATGTCAGATTTGTATTTATATTTACTTTGTTCTAGGAATAAAGATAATAAAAATGTTCTTAATTTCAAACAACGAACAAAACCGATTTTAGAATATAAAGAGAATGAAGTCAAGGTATTTGAAGCGTTTAAAAATTTTGCTGAGAAAGGTGTAGATGGTGAACAGACAAGATTATATAGGACTGTTAATTCAAGAAATGAAGATAAAATAAGAAAAGAATTTATTATTAAATTATTAAGAGATGAACCAGATATAACTAAATTTAATCGAATACTTGCATCTACAGCTCAACAAAAATGTAGCAGAGATGAAAATAAGTGGCTATTTGATTTTGATGTAAATGATGGTTTACTTGTAATGGAATTTGTTAATGATATTTATAAGTTCTTAGGAATTAAAGATGTTGAAGTAAAAAGTACACCTAATGGATATCATGTTGTAGTTCCACATGGTTTTGATACAAGAGAATTAATGGATAAATGGAAGTACTGTGTTACTTTAAAGAAAGATGATTTATTATTTATGGGTATGATGAAAAAAACGGAGAAAGTAAGATAATAGACAGTATAGCAATCGCAATAATAAATGTATCAATTTGAGTTACAACATCAATTACAATAATATTTTGGATTAAATATATAAAATCTGATTGATGTTTATGAGCATTATTTCTACCAACTTGTATTAATATAAGTGCCAAAGAAGATAAGGAAGAATATTCAGATAAATCATAGATTTTAAATAAAAGAACAAAAGGAGAAGAATAGAATATGAAAGTAATTCAAAATAATTATAAGAATACACAGAGAAATACATATCAATTACCAGAGAAAACTAAACCAAGAGTAGAAAAGGTAAAAATAGAATGTGAAAACTGCGGATCGGTTATTGAAGTATCAAGAGAAGATGTGCATACAGGATGGTTGGGATTACCATTTATAACCTGTCCATGTTGCAATTATGAGATGGTCGTTAAAAAGTTTAATGATGATGTGATTGATATTTATGCTTCGAATGTAAATTATCCAACTCATTTCAAGCTATTTAGTAAGGATTTTATTGCTGTCGAAATTCCAGATGATGGTATTAACGAATGTATTCAAAAAGGAATTCAATACTTTAGAGAAAATCCAGAAGAGTATTCTTATTGTATAGGTTCTGGTAACACTATGGTACATATGTATCGTCATACAGAAGATGAAGAATATTATGTTATAGTGTCGAAAGATTATGAAGAAGGTAGAATTCAGTTTGAAGAAGAGGATTATGATTAAATGAAACTCTGATTTCATAGGAGTAAAAATGGACGAAAATGTAGTAGAAATGGTACAAATTAAGGAAATTCAGCTAAATCCAAGATTCTGTTCACAGGAGATATTTAATGATATTAAGATTAAGAATCGTAAAGTATCGTGGATGGAGGAAACTGAATTAGAGAAAGATACAATGGTTGAAATAATAATCCCAGATGATAAAGATAATGTAATATTAGAAAGGTGGTGATGAATATATGTGGGTGATATTTTTACTAAGTGCTGTTGGTTTTGCAATTGGCGCACTTATCTTATTTTCAATTGGTTGGTTAGTAATTCATAAAATTGAAATGCATATTAATCGTCAAGACGATGATTATGAAAACGAAAAAGAGAATAAAAAGAAAGAGGATAAAGAATGAAGAAAAAATCAGTAAAAAGTAAAGTAGTAGCAGGATTGGTAATTGTATGTGCAGTAATTGGAGGAATTTTTACAATTTCTCATATTAAAATTATTGGCACTGGTAAAGTAGGCATAACGTATACCTATGCTAGAGGGATAAAGGACGAGTTATTAAAACCGGGCGCACATTTCATTCCACCAATGGAATATATGAAAGAGTTTTCAACAAGCAATGAAATTCTTGTATTATCAAAAGATAAAAGAGAAGGTTCTGAAGGAGACGATTCATTTAAAGTTGCTACATCTGATGATGCGAGTATTGCAATTAGTTTTCAGATGACATACCGATATATTGAAGACCAAGTAATTGATACATATAAAAAATTCAAAGGTATGGATGGTGAAGATATTGTTGAAAATCGTGTAAAGACAGTTTTAAAATCTAAAATTTCTGAAATTACAACTGATTATTCTATGATGGATATTTATTCTGGTAATCGTACTAAACTTAACGAAGCTATTACAGACTATTTAAATAAAGACTTTTCTAAGAAATATGGCATTGAAGTTCTCGATGCATCTATTATTGATGTTCACCCAGATAAAAAGCTGAAAAAAGCAATTGACAATCGTGTTACTGCATTACAGGAAAAACAGCAGGCTCAAGCTGAACAGGAGAAAATAAAAGTACAAAAACAAACAGAAAAATTACAGGCAGAGGCAGATGCAAATATTGAGATTACAAAAGCAAAAGCTGATGCTGAGAAAACAAGGATTGCATCAGAATCTCAGGCAAAAGCGAATAAAGAATTAAGTGCTTCTATTACTGATAGATTAATTAGAATGAAAGAAGCAGAAGCACATTATAAGAATGGTTGGGTTACTGTGCAAGGCGCAGGAAATACTGTAGTTGATGCAACAGAGAAATAAATAGTGTAGACATGGTGTGATTCTATATGGAGAAATATAGAATGGTAGGGTTCGATTCCCTACTTACACATTCAAATAAAGAAGAAAGGGGAATAAATATGGCAAATATGGAAGTGAAAATTTTGGTAATGGAGAAACTGGATGAAACACAAAAATGGTATGGTATAGAAACCAATATGTGAGGTAGATTATGAGGAATATAGATAGACTTAGAGCAATGTCACTTGAAGAAATTGCACTATATTTAATTCATGGAGAATAAAATGGGAGAAGATAATAAAGAGATTAAAGAAATGTATTTAATGAGTGGTGATAAACCGATTATGCAAATTAATAATATTCAAGATGGTGATTTGAAATATGAATACAATACAAAATATAAATCACAATTAGATAAATATGGTGGTTCATTTTGCATTGATGTATCTGATCTAGTTGATTATAAAAAGATATATAAAACTTTTGGTGTTGATGAGTCTAAGATTCCTGATAAATACGATATGAAAGTTTCAAAACTTATTCCATGTAGATGGCACAAGAAGAAGAGAATAAATAAAAAGATGCTAAAGAAACATGGACATCCAAATTATATTAAGAGATGGGAAACTATAAAAGGGTGGAAGTTAAATTCATACACAAATGGAGAATTTGAATTTGTAAAGGATGGCGATGCATGGTGAAAAATGTTCTAACCCCCCTCAATATATTCAAGAAAATATTGAAGTTATTAAAGCATAAATAAATTATCATAAAGGAGAAATTATTAGTGGCGAAGAAAAATTATAAGAAAGAACTTCTTGAGCAATACGGCAGGCTTGATATGAGTTATCGAAATAGTTTTAATCAAGGTGATATTGTTCAGCATTTTAAAAGAGAAATAACAAATACAGTAAATTCACCAAATGAATATCTTTATAAAATCTTATGTATTGCAAAGCATACAGAGAAAGACGAATATATGGTTGTATATCAAGCATTGTATGGACAGTTTGAAATCTATGTAAGACCTTATAAGATGTTTATGAGTGAAGTAGACCATAAGAAATATCCTGAAATTAAACAGAAATACAGATTTGTATTATGGGATGGGAATGAATAAATGGCATGTGAGAAATATACAAATTGTGAATATTGCAAAAAAGATTATCATTGCCCATGTGATCATATGGGAGATGGAAGTCCTTGGTGTGGAGAATTTCAATGCACAGTAGATAATTGTAAAAGATATGAGTGTATCTCATATGAAGAAGAATTATTCGAGATGAGAGGATATTGAAAGGAGAATGTATACATATGAAGTATAGTGACAACACCATTGTTCAAAAATTTATAGAACAATTAGTTGATGCATTAAAATACAAAAATGAATGTAAAGAATCATATGATGAAAAGTTTAATATTCCATTTTTAGTATCTGCACTATGGCAGGATTTAATGAATAATTGTGAATGTTATAATGAGTTTTGTTCCGATTTAAAAGATTATGATAATCATTATATTATAATTGAAGATGATAATTATTTGATTTGTAAGGTAAATGTATTTCTTTACAACGAAATCGAAAATGATGATTGGAAATGTGAAGAAGAACCAAATTTTCTATATGAAATTGTATTTGGTTATGATGAACGACATTGGGGATATTGTAAATGTAGTCCTAGGGATAAAGATTATAGAAAAGATAAACATTGTTGTGGTCATGGATGTGATTGGGATGCCCCTTGGATTATGGTGAGAAAAAGTTTTCTTATATCGGAACATTCATGGAGTGGCGATGAACATGATTATTGGGACTTCGAAGATAAGTTTTATGCAAATGACAATGAAGAAAACGAAAAGAAACTTTTGACAGAAAGAGAATATAAGATTAAGAGTCTTAAAGAAACCATTGAAAATGCCCAGAGAGAATTAAAAGAATTAGAGAATTTATAGATGAAACTTTCGTTTCAGGAAAGGAGAATAAATGATTAACATAGTAGAAGATATTACTAAAATTGTTAAATGTGACAAATCACATAATGTTAAGGTTGCAGTTAAGTCAAATGGTATAACCATATCGCTTATTGAAGGGAGTTTTAATGATGTTTGTAATATTCCAATAAAATATGATTGCTTAGAAGGAATATATATTGATAATAAAAAGCAAAAAGGAGTCATTGGTATTTGCGATATTAGCATTATTAAAGATATTATGGAATATCTTGAAGATCATGGGAATGAACTTAATGAGTTATGTACTCAATGTGATTGGTCGGGTAGACAGGGAAAAAATTAAAATCCAAATTTCATCGGAGAAAAGGAGAATAATATTTATGAAAACATTAAAAGATACAGTGGAAATGATGAATAGTACAGATTACAAAGAAAGATTTATTGCAGAATATGACCAGTTAGTTATCAGATATAAAGGTCTTAGAAATATGTTAGATAAATGGGATAGAGATGAGTTAGAATTTAAACCTACTTGTCCAAGAAGTACATACAATATGCAAATTAAGGCTATGACAGATTATATTGCTGTTTTAGAAGCTAGAGCAGTAATGGAAAATGTAGAATTATAAAAAAGAATAATTTCCGAGTAAAACAAAAAATAAATCTTATGGATTCAATCGAATCAAACTTTCAAATAAAAATAGAACAGAGAATAAATATATAGGTGGTAACAGCATACCTTTAGCTTTGTGTACTCTGAAAAGCTATAAATCACTGTTTTATATAAAATTTTACATAGATTTACTTCATGTTACGTCTGAAATGACGCTTATATAGATTAATTATTATTTTATATTTTTTACTTATAGGAGGATATTGTTAATGAAAAAACTTATGGATTTAGTAACTGTAACTGGTGAACTTGTAAAAAATGGCATTGAAGAATTTGAACATGAAGGAGTAGAGAAAATTGGTGGAATTCTTGTACTTAGAACAGCAGATGATAGTGAACATGAGATTAATTTTTCTTCTCCAAAATATAAGAAAGATGAAAATAAAAACTTCACATCCGAAGAAAGTTATTTTTATAAGAAATATTTAGATGCAATGAACAACCTGAAAGATCTTGAGCATTGTAAAGAAGGAGAAAAACCCGATATTATTTCCATTACAGACGGTTCATTTTCAGTAAATGATTTTAAGGGTAATGATGGTAATGTTGTTTCAACAAATAAAGTATATGCAAAATTTATTAATAAAGTTGAACCAAAAGATTATGATTCATCAGTATTAGAAGCAAAATTTGAAGTTGAAGGAGTCATCGAATCAATTTCAGATGAAATGACAAAAAATGGATTAACTGGAAATCTAATCGTTGTCATGGATGCAATTAGACAGAATCAGAAAGATTTTAAAGATTCTAATTCTTATGAGGTAGATTCATTTATTCCAATTAGAATGACTGTTGACAAATCAATGGCAGATGCATTTAGAAGTGTAGGTTATTATGAAGGTGGATTTGCAAAATTTGTTGGAACAGTTATAAATACTGTTAGTTATGAAGAAGTTACAGAAAAAGCAGCATTTGGTACAGATATTGTAAAGAAAGTAAAAAAGACCGTTAAAAAGAATTTAATTAAGTCTGGAACTGCGGTTAGTACAGTATTTGAGCATGAGCTTACGCAGGATATTATTGATACATTAAAATCTAAGAGAAAAGCTAAGTTAGCTGAAATTAAAGCAGGTAAATCATCTTCTCAGACAGCAGAAGGATTCCAGAAGAATACTAGCACACCTGCTCCACAGATTACATATAATCCATTTGCACAGTAATAAGCGATAAAATAAACTTACTCAAGATTAATCTTGAGTAAGTAAACAACATTTAAAAATAAAGGAGATAAATTATTAATGATTGGAAATTTATTAGATTTAAAACCAAATAAAGTATCAGTTGATTTAACTCAGTATTCTACAGTTTGGATGGGAGATACGGGTGTTGGTAAAACAACAACTTTTATGAAATTTTTAAAAGAACTTGTGCCTGATAAAGATCCGCTATTTTTAGAATTTGAAGATAGATTTCAGAATATTCCGGGGATTATGGCTGTAAAAATTGATACAATGGCAGATTTGAAATCAGTCATTGGTCAGTTAAGAAATCCTGAATTTAAAAAGAGATTTTCATGTATTGTAATTGATACACTTGATAAATTTGAAGAGAGTTGTGAAAGATATGTACTTGAAAATAGAGATGCAGAAATTTTAAAGGATGTTGGCGCATTTGGAGAAGGTTCTCTTCGCTTTAAAAGTGCGTTAAGAAATATTGGTATTATTCAGAGTCTTGGATATACAGTACATTTTATTGCACAATCAACACATAGTAAAGATTTCGATACAAAGAAAGAAAGCGATACATTAAAGCTTAATAAAAATACATTTTCATATTGTAGAGAAGCTGCTTATCTTGTTGGATATATGTATAGAGAAAAGGACGAAAGATTTATTACATTTAAGAAAACAGATAAATATCCAGATTTAAAGGATACATTTAATCTTCCAGATAAAATCAATGTTAAAGATTTAAAATCAACTTGGGTAAAAGCTGTTGAAGATTTGGGTGGAGATTTTACAACTAAAGAAAAGACAATTGATAAGGCTACACCAGTTGAAGATTTTGACGCAATTAAAGCAAGAGGAGTTGAACTTGGTGGAATACTTGCATCAAATGGACATCTTGCAGAAGCAACAGCAGTTCTTCAGAGAAATCTTGGTCTTGATGATAATGGACATGTAAAAATGTTTGATACACTTAGGGATACACAGTTAGATTTAACAAAAGTAATCGTAATGGAACTTGAAGATTTAATTAAAAAATATAAAATTAAAGCATAAATATTAAAACTATAAACATGGGGATGGGATTTTCCATCCCTCTTATTTTAAAGTGAGATGTATATGGCTAGATTATCAACATGTAAAAGTTGTGGAAAAAAACTACAACCAGAAGAAAAATATACACATGCTTCAAAAACATATTGTAAAAAGTGTTATGAGAAAATTGAAAGAGAATCTATTGAATATAAACAGTTGATTGAATTTATTTGTAATAATTATAAATTAGATAAGCCAACTGGGTATATTCTCAAACAAATTAAAGAGTTTAAAACTGAATATGAGTATTCATACGCAGCAATGACTTATACACTTTGGTATTGTAAAGAAGTGTTAAATAAATCTTTTATTGAAAAATATGGTATATCATTAATTAAATATTATTACAATGAAGCCAAAAATTATTATTCACAACAGGAAAAATTGAAAGAGCAAATCAATAAATTGTCAGATATAAAAATCAAGACTAAGATTGTCAAAAAAACTTCTATAAACTCCAAAAAAAAATCAACATCTTTGATAGATTTGGAGGATTTGTTAAAAGGTGGTGATTTAAATTAATATTAATCAGCAGGTAGATAAAAAAGCTATTTTTTTGTTATTTGGGTGTTACTGTTTAAATCCAAGATATGTATTAGATGAAAAATACTCAACAAATGAAAATGATTATCCTGAAAATTTTCATAAAATGATTTGGGGTGCGATTGTAAACATTGCCAAGAAAGGAAATGTCAAAAAAATTACCCCTATTGATATAGAAAATGAAATTTCCCAATTTAATACAGCTATTTCGCTTTGGAAGAATAATGATGGTTGGGGATATATTGAATCAGCTATTGATATGTCATCTGATAAGACTATGAACATTGGAAAATATTATGATGATGTTCGTAAATATTCTATTGTTAGAAATGCCGCAGAATCATTGAAAATGGATATTAGTTTTTTATATGATGAAAATGACGATGAAAAGTTAGAAGCATTTAATAGATTAACAAGTATGGATGTTCTCAATGCAATAAATAATAAATTTATGGACTTTAAATCTATGTGGAAAAATAGATTTAGTGATAACTATTCATTCAAAGTGGGAGATGGAATTACAAATAGATTAAATGAACACAAAGAACAACAGAATGTATATGGTTATCCTTTTCAATCAAGGTATTTAACAACTGTATATAGAGGTATGCGACCTAAAAAATACATATTGAGGAGTTCTGTATCAGGTGGTGGCAAAACAAGAAATTCACTTGCAGATGGATGCAATATGGTATCCGATCGAATATATGATTGGAATAAAAAAGAATGGATTTCCACAGGTGATAGTCAACCAGTATTATTTATTTCTACAGAATTAGAAAAAGAAGAAATTCAAGATATTATTCTTGCACATGTAAGTGGTATTGAACAAGAAAGAATTGAAATTTGGGATGATATTACACCAGAAGAAGAAAAAATTCTCAATGAATCGGCAAAATATATTGAGACATATGAATATTATGTTGAATATATGCCTGATTTTACAATTGACCTTATTTCAGAAACTATTGAAAAATATATTTTGAATTATAAAATAGTTGCTTGTTTTTTTGATTACATTAATGATTCCCCTTCATTGTATGAATATTATTACAATAAAACTCACACAAGACTTAGAACGGATCAAATTCTCTTCTTATTTAGTGAGTCATTAAAATTGGTATGTAATAAATTTAATATATATTTAGGTTCTTCAACGCAGTTGAATGACAATTATAAAGAAGATGGTAATAAAGATGCAGGAGCATTAAAAGGTTCTAAGGCTATTATTGAAAAAGCAGATGGTGGTATTTTAGCACTTCCAGTAACTCATAAGGATTTAAAAAAACTCAAACCAATTCTTGAAAGTAATGGAAGTTTTGGAAAGTTAATTCCAAATATGTCATATTATATTTTCAAAAATCGTGGCGGTAAGTGGCACAATATCATTATTTGGACAAAACTTAATATGGGAACAATGAGAGAAGTTGATTGTTTTGTAACAAATTATAATTATGAACTTATAACTGATATTGAACAAACACTTATTGATTTTAAGCTTGATGATGTAGGTGATGTTGGAATTATTGAAACGGATGTAGATATCTCAGGGTCAGATTTGGCTATGGAATTATCAAAAAGTATCTAAGTAGGGAGGTATATGATGACCGCCCAAGAATTAAAAGAGAAATTAAAAGAAGAAGATATTAGAAAATTGCTCATAGAAATGGATGCAACTTTTTATTATGAAGATGATGATATATGGATTACAGACACTATATGTCATCATGGCACAAAACCTAAATTATATTATTATAAAGATTCGATGTCTTTTCACTGCTATACAGAATGTGGTCAATTGGATATCATTGGTGTGGTAATGGGATATAAAGACTACGAACAAGAAGAATTTCAAAAAGCTATAAATTGGATATGCGTAAAACTCAATCTTGATAATTATGAATATGGATTTGGTAAACAGGAACAAATTTCTGATTGGGAATTCATTAGAAAGTATAAAAAGAGTAGTAAAAAAGAATCAAAAGAAAGATTATTAGTTCCATATGATAAGAGAATTTTAAATATTTTTCAAGAAATGTATACAGAAGAATGGATTAAAGAGGGAATATCCGTAAAGACCATGAAAAAATATAACATTTTATATTCTACATGGCAGCAAAAAATTATAATTCCTCATTTTGATATAAATAACCAATTAATAGGTGTCCGTGGAAGATCATTAATAAACGAAGATATTGAATTGTTTGGCAAATATACCCCATTTAAAATCGGAAGAAAATTTTACAATCATTCACTTGGAATGAATTTATTTGGGTTAAATCATAATATAAAAACTATCCAAAAAAAAAGAAAAATCATGCTTGTAGAAGCTGAAAAATCAGTTCTACAAACAGACACTATGTTTGGAGAAGATAATTTTACTGTTGCATTATGTGGAAGTAATTTAACAGATTATCAAAAAGGATTGATTTTAATGTTAGGTGTAAGGGAAGTGATAATTGCATTGGACAAACAATACGAAATCATTGATTCTGATGAATGTAAAAAGTGGGCTAAACACATAAAAGATAAAATTATTGATAAATTGAGTCCGTTTGTAACTGTTTCGGTTCTTTGGGACACAAATGATTTACTTAGATATAAGGATAGCCCAACAGATAGAGGAAAAGAAATTTTAATTCAACTAATGGAGAATAAAATATATGTGGGAACTAATCAATAAATAAGGTGGTGTAAAGTGAGTTTTAAATATGATGTACTTGGACATGTGAGGTTTGGATATGAATTAAATGATATTTTAACATTGAAAGGTATCAAAGATATTAATTCGTTTTTACATCCTACTATTAAAAATACAGAGAGTGAATTACTCTTTGATAATATTGAAGAAGCAAGAGATGTATTTGTAAATCATGTTGAAAATAAGAGCATTATAGATTTGTTAGTAGATTGTGATGTTGATGGTTTTACATCAGCATCTAACATTTATCAATATACAAAACAAATAAATCCTAATATTGAAATAAGATGTTTTATTCACAAAGGTAAAGCACATGGATTATCTGAATTTGTAGATGTGATGTGTGAAGATGATTCAAAACTTATCATTATTCCAGATGCAGGTTCAGGAGATTCAAAAGAATGTGAAAAATTAATTAAGAGTGGAAAAGATGTTATTATTTTAGATCATCATAGTATTGATGCTTCTGATAATCCTGCAATAGTAGTTAACAATCAACTTTCAAATAAAGTAACTGATAAAGCTATGACAGGAGTTGGAATTACATATAAATTTACAAAATTATTAGATGAATATTATGGTGTAAAATATGCAGATGATTATTTAGATTTAGTTGCATTAGGTATGATTGGGGATAGAGCAGATGTAGTTAATCTTCAAACAAGATATTTAATTTTAAAAGGATTAGAACAGATACGAAATAAAGTAAGTAAAAATAAACTTATATCTGTTTTGGTGGATGCTCAAATGTATTCAATGAATAATAAAATCACAATAAATGGTATTGGATTTTATATTTGCCCTCTTATGAACTCAATGATTCGATTAGGAGAATATGAAGATAAATGTTATATGTTTGAAGCATTGTGTAATTCAGATAAGATGCTTGATAGAAAAGTACGAGGAAAAGGAGTAGTAAACATGACTATTCAAGAGTACGTTCTTAAAGCTTGTCAATCATCAAATAGAAAGCAGAAAAAAATAACAGAAAATAGTGCCGCTGCTTTATCTGAAGAAATCAAACAATTTAATTTGAATAAATTGCCTATTCTTGTATGTAATGCAAAAGATAATGTTGACAGTAATTCTACTGGTCTTATTGCTAATAGACTTGCAGACCAATATCAACGTCCATGTTTATTAATGAGAAGAAAAGGTGATGTATGTAGAGGAAGTGGTAGAGGAAGTGATAAATGTGAAATTTTAAATTTTAATCAATGGTGTAAAGATACAGGATTGTTTAATAAAGTAGAAGGACATCCAAACGCATTTGGATGTGAAATTTATTTTGAAAATACAAATAAATTATTTTCGTTGCTGTCAACAATGAGAAAAATTGATGAACCTACATATCATGTATATAACGTATATGAAGCAAATCAAATTCACGATCAAATAATTAAAAATGTTGCTAAATGGGATGGAATTTGGGGTAACACTGTATCTGAACCTATTTTTCTTATCAAGAATGTTCCATGTAATAAATATAGTCTTTATTTGTTAGGTGCAAAACAGAACAAAATTGAATTTGCGTATCATAATATAAAATTTGTAAAACAGACAAGAGGTAGTTCATTAGCTTCTTTATATAAAGAAATTATTTCTATTGGAGATAATTTTGAATTTGATATTGTAGGAAGATTTTCTATTGATTATAAATCAGGTAAAGTAGCACAAGTAATAGTTGAGGATTGGATGTTTTATAAGAGTGAAAAAGTTTCTGGATTTACATTTGGATAAGGATGGTGATTGATATAATAGATAAAAGTATAATTTGGGGTTATGATTTCGAAGTATACTCAGCTATACCAGGAGGAGGTTGGTTTTGTGTTACATTTATAAATTATGAAGATAGAAAAAATAAAATAGTTATAATAAATGATAGAGTAAAATTAACAGGATTTTATAATAACCATAAAGATGATATTTTTATTTCATATAATGGCAGACAGTATGATACGGGAATTTTTAAAGGAATTCTTGATGGAATTAATGTTGGATATGTAAATGATAAGCTCATTAAAGAGGGTAAAAAACCTTTTCAAGTTGTAAAAAATGCAAAGAAATATCCATTAAATGATTATGATACTATTTTAAAAGATAAATCGTTGAAGCAGTTAGAAGCTTTTATGGGAGATGATATTAGAGAAACAGAAGTTGACTTTAATATTGATAGAGAACTTACAGATGAAGAAATAGAACAGACATTATATTATAATGATCATGATGTAATTGAAGTATTAAGAGTTCTTGATTACTGTTGGGATGATTTTGAAGGTCAATTAGATATCATTGAATTATATGGTCTTGATATGTCATACTTCACAAAGACAAAAGTTCAATTAGCTTCTAAAATTCTAAATGCCGTAAACCAACATACTCTCGATGATGAATTTGATATTCGCCTTCCAGAAACAATTCAATTATCTGATAAATACAAATTTATTCCAGAATGGTATATGAATCCTAAAAATTGGAGATATAAAGAACATCTTCGGTCAGAAGACAATCAGCATAATAATCAGTTATGCTGCAATGTTGCAGGAATTCCTCATGTATTTGCATGGGGAGGGTGTCATGGTGCTGATGACAAAGAAGCTGTATTTGAAGGAATTATTCTACATGCTGACGTAGCTTCAATGTATCCTACAACAGATATCGAATATGATTTGTTGAGTAGAAAATTCAAAAATCCTGATGATTTTAAACAAATGAAAAACTTTAGATTGAAATTAAAAGACGAAGGAAATTCTAAAAATAAAGCTCTCAAACCTATGATTAATGGTGTATATGGAGCAACTAAAGATAGAAATAATCCAGCATATGATCCATTAATGGCTAATTTAACTTGTATATTTGGACAAATGTTTATTCTTGATTTGATTGATAAACTTGAACCTTATTGTAGATTATTACAGACAAATACAGATGGTATTTTTGTTCTTTGTGAGAATGAAGACATGAAGAATAAGGTAATTGAGATTACAAATGAGGTTGGGAAACGACTTCGAATGGAATTTGAAATTGATGAATATACAAAACTCATTCAAAAAGATGTAAATAATTACATTGCTGTTATGAAAAATGGAAAACTGGAATGTAAAGGAGCAATGGTTAAATTCAATAAACCCATTGATAATGATTTACCTATCCTTAATGATGCAGTTAGAAATTATTTAGCTTATAGTATTCCAGTTGAACAAACTATCAATGAATGTACAGAATATATCAAATTCCAAAAAGTTATTAAGTTGTCTGCAAAATATAAAGAAATTTGGTATGGAAATGGTATAGCTGCAAAAGATAATAAGATCACATCAATAGACGGGGAATTATTAAAAGGTAAAGTACATAGAGTATTTGCTAGTAAAAGAGTGTCTGATGGTTCTATTTATAAATTAAAAATTGAGAAAGGTGTTAAATCTTATGAACAGTTTGCAAATACACCTAAACATTTATTTATAGATAATGAAGATATTCATGAAAAAAGCATTCCTAAACATTTAGATAAAGAGTATTACATTAATGAAGCAAAGAAACGAATTGAAATGTTTTTAACTAAAGATGAAGAAAAAATGGATGAAACTCCAAACATTTTATTTAAATGTATGTGTGAGAGTTCTACATTTTATGATTTTTTAGAAAAGTGTTTAGAGAATAAAATAACGAAGAAAATTTTAGAACAATATCTTATTGCTGATTGTTGTTCAAATTATGGAAAAACAAAAAAATTATTGTTATTTAGAGATTATTTTTATATGCTGCATGGGAAAAATAAAATAACAATAACTACATTAAATAAAAAAATCTCTGATGAAATTATCAAATCTATTGTGATTTCAAATGCTGAATTATCAAAAACAGGTAAATCTTATAATAATCTTAACTCTAAAAAAGCTCTTTTAGAAATATTCAATATTATTCCAGATGAACATATTAATCCATATGAAATTATGGAGATGCAGGTTAATAAATTTGGAACAGTGAGATATAAAAATCCATTGTTTGTTAATAGATATTTTGTTTTAAATACAAGAAATGTTATTGCACCTAACTTAATTCTTTATAATATGGGAAATGGAGAAATACAGTATAGGAAGATTAAAAAAGAAATATTTAAAATTCTTCCTTTACAAGACGGAGATATTATTGATGTTAAAAATTCTGAGAAACAATTTGCCATGAAAATTATAGGGAAAGATGATGAAGGAAAGAATATTGTGGTTGCTGATATAGATAAAGAATATGACGTAATTACTCAATATGACATTGTTTATAGAAAGTATGGTAAAGGAAATTCACTTATAACAGATTGCGAGGTATGTTAATGATTGAAGAAAAAATTTTAAAATTTGAATGTGTTTTGGATAGAATATTCTATCCTAAATATTCAAAAAAAATAAAAAGTGGAGAGTTTGGAATTTTTAAAGTAAATATAACGAAATTACTTGAATTTACAAATTATGATAAACCTCAAATTAAATTAAAAGGAATATGCCCAAGTGTAGAATATGGAACAACATATAAAGTATATTGTAAACTTTCAGAAGTTAATGAGCAATACGGAGACACATACGAAATTGTATATATTAGTAAATGTATTGATATTTCAAGTAAAGATAAACAGAAAGAATTCCTTAAAAATGTATTAAATGAAAATCTTGTTGATAAACTATTCGATGAATATGATGATGTAATTCAACTTTTAGAGAATAGAGACATAAAATCTCTTATGAAAATCAAAGGAATTGGCAATCAGGTAGCTTTAAAAATGATTGATGAATATGAAGAATCAAAAGATTATAGTTCTATTTATATGGAACTTGGACAGTTAGGGTTAACACATACATTTATCAAAAAATTAGTAGACTTTTATCATTCACCAGATACAGTAATTGACGTTGTAAGAAATAATCCATATGACTTAGTGCGTATGGATGGTGTGGGATTTAAAAAAGCAGATGAAGTAGCTTGTAAAGTAGGGATTGGTCAATATGATATTAGACGAGTTAAAGGATTTTTATTACATTATTTAAATGAGCAAGGAGAAGCAGGAAAGAGTTATATTAATTATCAAGAATTGATGAAAGCATTATATGATACATTAGGATATATTCCAGAAGAAGTTATAAATACTACAGCGAAACAAATGATGGATGATAATGATGTTGTAGTTCTTAATAATGGTTCAAAAATTGCACTCAAAAAATTTTACAATTTAGAAAAAAATATAATGAATGAATTAATAAGACTTCAAATCGGGCTTATAGAAGTTGTAGAAAATGATTCATATGGAATAGGTCTTCATGATGATTATATTCCAAAATCATTTAATATTGGTAATTGGGAAACAATTGTTAAGAAAGTAGAAGAAGAACAAGGTTTTAATTTTACAGAAGAACAAATAGCTGCTATTAAATTAAGTTTAGATAATCATGTAATGGCTTTAACTGGATTAGCAGGAGCGGGAAAAACCAGCACAGCTAATGGTATTTGCTCATTATATGATAACTATAATATTTTAGCTTGTGCATTATCTGGCAAAGCAAGTGTAAGAATTACAGAAGCTACGGGACTTCCAGCTAGTACAATTCATAGGGCTTTAGGATATCAAAATGGCGAATTTATGTTTAACAAAGAGAATAAATTAGCAGTCGATATTGTTTTGATTGATGAAGCAACTATGATAAACGGTACATTGTTTTTATCCTTGCTTGAAGCAATCCCAACAGGTGCAAAAGTAATTATTATGGGTGATGTTCAACAGCTAACACCTATTGGTAATTGTCAAGTATTTGCTGATATTCTTGATAGTAATGTACTTCCTGTTGTAAAACTTACTAAACCACATAGACAGGCTCTTATGAGTGGTATTATTCCTACATCAATTAAAGTAGCAAATCAAGAACAAATTTTTAATAATAAATTTGAAGGATGTGCTATACTTGGCGAATTAAAAGATATGGAATTAGATATATCTAATTCAAAAGAATCTATGGCAGATTGTATCATTCGACATTTTCAAACTGAAATGGAGAAATTTGATAATATTATGGAAGTTCAAGTATGTGTTCCTATGAGATTAAAAGGAGAACTCTCTTGTTATAATCTTAATACTAAAATTCAGAATATTTATAATCCAAAATTCAACAATGGTAATGAGATTGAAATTTTCTTAGAAAAAAAGAATGATGAAGCTAAGAAATATACGATTAGAGTTGGAGATAAGGTACTTAATACAAAAAATAATTATAAATGTACAAATTCAGAAGGTGATATAACACCTGTGTTTAATGGAAATATAGGAATCGTTAAGGAAATTGAAGACAATGGATATTGTACAATTAATTTTATTGGTATCGGAGAAGTATTATTTAGTAAAAGCGATTCAAAAAATCTTGAATTGGCATATGCGTGTACCACACATAAGATGCAAGGATCTGGTTTTACATCAACAATTGTTGGTATGGATACAAGTAGCTATATTATGAATAATTCAGAATTACTTTATACAGCCATTACAAGAGCAAAAAAATATTGTGTATTAGTTGGTAATAATTATGCTATTAGAAAGGCTATTCAAACTAAAGAAGTAAAGACAAAGCAAACATTTTTAAAAGATATGTTACTTGAAAATGCTTATAGATTAAAAAACGAAAAAGGAGAATAAAATTATATGGCAAATATTTATGAATTAACAAATGACTTTTTAGAACTTCTCAATATGTTAGAAGACGAGGAAGTTGATGAAGAAGTGATTATGGATACTCTTGAATCAATTGAATACGAAATCGAAGATAAAGCAGATGGATATGCGAAAATTATCAAGGCTCTTGAAGCAGATGTAGATGGTATTCAGAAAGAAAATAACCGACTTACATCTCGTAAAAAAACATATGAAAATCGTATCAAATGGTTGAAACAAAATCTTGAAATGTGTATGAGAGCAACAGGTAAGAAGAAATTTACAACAGATTTATTTTCATTTAATATTCAGAAGAATGGTGGTAAAAGAAAACTTACAATTGATGTTGATGTAGAGAATATTCCAGAAGAATATAGAATTAAACAACCCGATGCTGTAGATGGAGAAAAGCTGAGAGATTATTTAAAGGAAAATGGATTAGAAGGACAAGATGGTTCACTTAATTGTGAGTGGTGTCATTTAGAACCACAGAGCGAAAGTTTGAGAATTAGATAACTAAATGAAAGCAGAATTTCAATCAATAAGAAGTGAGGTGATAATATGGATAAAGAATATGCAGCAAAATATTTACGAGTAACAATGTATGATAACGACTTTTCAGGTTCACTAGAATTACTTGCAGATATGTTATATAAAATATTCATTGGAGAAGGGAGATTTCCTGAAGAAGATGAATTTCCGTTATTAGAAAAATATATACAATCATTATGGTTTTCACTACATAATATAAGTCATATTATGCGTTGGAATAAAAATATAGTTGGATTTAAGGAAAGTGCAGAAGGATATTTTCAACCAACATTGGAATTTATAGATTATCTTAATATTCCTGATTGGGATAATGGTGGAAGCATTTACATTCCTATGTTTGAAGATGCGGAGATTATTATGAGATAAATAAGAGGTGGTAATTTGAGTAAAACATATCATCAAAAAGTAAAACATTCAAATTTTCTTATATCTGATGATGGAGAAGAATTGATTGCATTTCCTATTTCTGAATATAATGTTCAACTTAGAATATTGAAAAAGGATATTATTAAAAAGTTTGTTGAGAAATGCGTGGATGAAATGAAAATATGGTATTGGAATGAAGAACTTCATGATAAAACAACTGACCCATTAATAATTGATGATATGACATCAAATGCAATTACTACAATTAGACGTATTGCAAGTGAATTTGATGGAGAATAAATGTAGTATAGATATAAAGAAATCATTTTTAAGTGATAGAAAGGAAATAGTAGTATGTATTTAAAAATAGTTTTATTGTTGGTAATGTTATTTTGTCATATCGTAGATGACTATTATCTGCAAGGATGGTTAGCATCTGCCAAACAGAAATCATGGTGGGAGGAAAATGCGCCTAACAAGTTATATTCAAATGATTATATTATGGCATTATGTGAACATGCGTTTAGTTGGACTTTTATGATTATGTTAATTCCAACAATTTATACATATTTTAATCCATGCGATATAACACACAAAATGTATATTTTTGTTTTTATTTTTAATTGGGTAATTCATTGTATTGTCGATAATTGTAAAGCGAATAAAAAGAATATTAATCTTATTCACGATCAGTCGATTCATGTTTTACAGATTATTGCGACATGGATTATATTCATTGCAATTAAATAAAGTTAAAATATTTTCAATAGATAGGAGAATAACATGGCAAGAGAAAAAGGATTTGGTGTAAGTCCAATTACAAATCATATTTACTATGGATTACAAGACACAGAGAAACATATATGGGTGGGTAACAAAACAGATGTAACGGATGGAGCTATTGCAGCTGTGTTTGAATGGTTTATGAGTAATATGAAAGATGAAGAAATTGAAAAAGAAGAATATCAGATTGCATACCCTAACACAGATTTTGAGTTGGTTATGAGGAGAAAGAAATAAAAATATGTCAATGACTGATGAAGAAATAAGGAAGTTATGTCAATATTGGAATGAGCATCCTGAGAAGTTTATTGAAAAAGCAATGGGAACGAAACTTAAATTTTATCAAAAATGGTGGATAAAATTTTTAACATTGCTTAAGGAGAAGAAAAATGAAACAATATAGTATTTTTTATGATGATTATGATATGAAACTAAAAGAATTATTAGAATCAATGAGAACGTATCCTTCTCTTAGCGAAGTTCTGGATGAGATTTGTAATGAAGTCCAATCAAAACAAGATACAATTTCATCTCTTAAAAAGAGAATAAAATATTGTAAGAATCCAATAGAAAAGAAAAACTTAGAACGAGAATTAAATGATTTATATAAGAAACGCAAAAAAGTGAATGTATTAAAATAGGAGAATTGAATAGTGTTAATTTCTAGAGTAAAAGCAAAAGAATTTATTAAAAATAGAATTATAAGTAGATAGATAATGTGAGATATACCGAGGTGTAGAGATTGAGCAAAGAAAAAAGAAAAGATAAAATTTTTTATAGCGTATTTATTGTTGCGGTGATTATTTTTGTTTCATTTTTAATATATTATTGGACTCATCCAAAATTAAAAAATGTCTCTTATTATAATAATGATAATTATTATATGGTTAATGCCATAACAGGAAACAATGAAAGTTCCCCTGATAATTGGCACTTTGGAGCAATTAAAAAAGAGGATTATAATTCGTGGAAAGATGGAACAGTAACCACTGTTTGGATTGTTAGTCCAAAAGATATAACTAGAGGATGGAGACTTAGATGTAATACAATTTCTACTATTATTATTTACGATAGAGAACATTTACCGTTAAGATTTTGAAGTATAAAAGGAGAATAATACAATGGCAAGAATGAAAGTATTTAACAAAGAATATTTAACAAAGGAACTAGGTTTACCATATGATTGTGAGTTAATTGAAGATGATATCATTGATACTACTCGATGGTCAATAGTTCATGAGATTGTATTTGAAGATAATGGAAAGTTTTACATGACTACATATTCAGAAGGAGCAACAGAATATCAGGATGAAAGACCTTGGGAATATGAAGATGAAGTTAAATGTACAGAAGTAGAACTTAAAGAAGTCAAAGTTAAAAAATGGATTCCTGTAGAAGATTAAGAGAGTAAATATGTTATACAAAATCGTAAGTATCAAACATAGTAAAGGGGAGTTAAAAGGTTTAGATAGGCAGGATAACGGATACCCTATACGAATTGGAAGGATTATTAGTCTTGACATTAATGATATTTTGATTGACTTTCCATTGCTTATTAAATATGTAAGAGATTCCGATGGAACTCCAATGAGATGGATAATGCTGTTGAGAACAAGTTTTGTAAAGTCTTTTAAATATGTTAAAGATAATAATGGAGATGTTACTTATATAAATGTTGAAACGCAAAATTCTATTTATGAATTTGAGAAAGTGGATGATGAATAATGAATTATCTGGATTATACGCCTAGAACATTAACTGAAATTATTGGAAGGGAGATATTAAATGCCAGTAAGCAATGATAATTTTTATAAACCAGAAGAAGCTCTGCACGAATTGCAAGTGCAAGAAACTATTCTTAAAATAGCAATTGACGTACAAGTTGTATTGAGAATTTTAGTTGATAAAGAGATAGCAACTCGTGAAGAAGTACAAAAATATAGAGAAGAAGTAAGCAATAGTCCTAAATATAAAATCGTACTTGATGATATTAAAAGACAAAAAGCAGGATTCCAAGCCGCTAAAGATAATCCTCAAGAATATTTACAAGCATTATTGAGGGCAAAAATGAATGGTAATATAAAATGAAATTTTCTTTTATCGGGAGGGCAATATGAGAAATAAGAATAGAATACCAGAATTTATACATATTTTATAAAAAAGGAAGTGATTATTTTATTGCCAGAAGAACAGTATAAAAAATATTATATGTGTGAACCAATACACAAAAATAATTTAAAGAATACCTATTATAAAGTGCGTTGTTATTATAATGCAAAAACAGAATTATTCGATAGAGAATTATCTTCATTGAGAGAACAATATGATGATACATCATCATTTATAACGAATGGTGAAGATAAGCGCAAATCAAATAAATATGCTCATAATTTGTTTCAATTTTGTAAAGAGATTCTAATAGAAGAAACACATCATCCATTTGATTATGCATTGTGGCGATTAACTGATAAAAATAATGTTAAATTACAATATTGGATTGATGAATATAAAAGATTAAAGCCTAACGGAGAATTAGATTTTATAGAGAAATATATATTTGATGAAAAGGAGATTTAATGAATTACGAAGATTTTCTAAAACAAAAAGATTACGTTCTGGAAAGTAGCGGATTTAGTATTGATAAAGATAAATTAAATCCAATGTTATTTGACTTCCAGAAAGATGTAGTGAGGTGGGCGTTAGCAAAAGGTAGAGCTTGTATTTTTGCAGAGTGTGGCTTGGGAAAGACCGCCATGCAGTTATCATGGGCGCATCAAGTACATTTACATACAGGTGGCAAAGTTTTGATTCTTGCACCATTATCGGTTGCAGATCAAACGAAAAGAGAAGCGGAGAAATTTCATTATATTGCAAAAGTATGTGAGAAACAAGAAGATTGTATTAATGGAATCAACATTACAAACTATGAAAAGCTAGACAAATTCGTAGCAAATGAATTTGTTGGAGTAGTCTTAGACGAGAGTTCAATTCTTAAATCCTACACTGGTAAAGTGAGGACTTCTATTATCGAAAATTTTCAAAATGTTCCCTATAAATTAGCTTGTACTGCGACACCTGCCCCAAATGATTATATGGAGTTGGGAAATCATTCTGAATTTTGTGGAGTTATGACACGTTCAGAGATGCTATCAATGTTCTTTGTTCATGATGGTGGTCAAACATCTAAGTGGAGATTAAAAGGTCATGCAAAAGATGTATTTTGGCAATGGATGGCAAGTTGGTCTGTATTTATTGATAATCCATCAAATTTAGGATATGACGGTACAGATTATGAATTACCTAATTTGAATATTCATGAAATTATAGTTGATGGAGATGAACCATTTACTGAATCACTTACATTAACAGAACGTAGAAATGCAAGAAAAGAAACTCTTGAATTAAGATGTCAAAAGGCTGCGGAATTGGTAAATAGTTCAGATGAACAGTGGTTAGTTTGGTGTGATTTAAACGCAGAAGGCGATAGATTAAATGAGCTGATTGAAGAAAGTAAAAATGTACAAGGAAGTGATAAGAATAAATACAAAAGTGAAACAATGTTATCATTCTCAGATGAAACATTAAAATGTCTTATCAGCAAACCAAAATTGGCAGGGTATGGGATGAATTGGCAGAATTGTCACAATGTTATTTTTACTGGTCTTTCGGATAGTTTTGAACAGTATTATCAGGCTGTAAGAAGATGTTGGCGTTTTGGTCAGACTCAAGAAGTTAATGTATACATAATCATTTCAGCAAAAGAAGGTTGTGTAAAAGAGAATATTGAAAGAAAACAGTTAGATTTTATCACTATGAGGGATGCAATGATTAATCTAACTAAAGAGATTACTAAGAAAGAGCTTAAATCAACGTGTAGGCTTACTACACCATATGAAGCAAATACAACAATGAAATTACCAAACTGGGAGGAATTTAAATAATGATGAACGTAATTGATCAAGCAGTAGCAAATAGATATGCACTTTATCATGGAGATAGTGTAGAAATTACTAAGGAGATTCCAGATAATAGCATCCATTACACTATCTTTTCACCACCATTTTCACAGTTATATGTGTACTCTAATTCAGATAGAGATATGGGTAACTGTAAAGGTGATGAAGAATTCTATAATCATTTCAAATATCTTGCAAAAGAATTATATAGAATTACAATGCCTGGACGACTTCTGAGTTTTCACTGTATGGATTTACCTCTTATGAAATCAAGAGATGGTGTTATTGGATTAAAAGATTTTCCTGCGCTCATGCTTAAAATCTTTCAGGATTGTGGATTCATCTACCATAGTAAAGTAACTATTTGGAAGAATCCTGTTACAGAAATGCAAAGAACAAAAGCACTTGGACTTTTACATAAACAGATTAAGAAAGATAGTAGTATGAGTCGTCAAGGACTTCCAGACTATGTGATTACGGTTAGAAAACCTGGTGATAATCCAGAACGAGTTGAACATACAAATGAATCATTTCCTGTTAATGTATGGCAAAATTACGCTTCACCTGTATGGATGGACATTAGACAAAGTGATACATTACAGAGAAAATCAGCAAGGTCTGAACAGGATGAGAAACATATTTGTCCATTACAACTTGAAGTAATTCAGAGATGTATTGAATTATGGACGAATCCAAACGATATTGTATTTGATCCGTTTGGTGGAATTGGTTCTACTCCATATGTTGCACTTAAATTAGGAAGAAGAGGAATTGCAAGTGAATTAAAAGATAGTTATTTTGAACAGTTAAAGAAAAATGTAGAGTCTGTGGCTGCCGAAGAGCCAGAAGTATTTCCAGTTGGAGAAAAAAGTATTGAGGATATAGTTGCATAAGTGAATATATTCCTAAGATGAAATACGGATTTCATTAGAAAAATATTACTATATATTGTATATAAAATAATTAATAATACAATATATAGTATAGTGGAAGGAGTATGATATGAGTTGTCCAAGACCTAATGAAGAATGTCATGAATTTATGTGTGGTAGTTCTATGAATGGAATATGTACCGAAGGAATGTCATTAATAGGAAAAAGATGTGTGATTTTAGAAATAGAAAATAAAGTAGATTTTGAAAATAAGATGAATGAACATTTAACTAAAGGTTATAAAATTGAAGCAAGTTCATGCAACAGCAAATATTATAAAGCGATTTTAGTGTTAGGAGAATAAAATTGATAACATATCAAAATTTGGATGAATATGATTTCAAAATATCAGAAAATGATATGACAATAGACATTTCAAAGAAAATGTCACTGGAAGAAATGAGTAAAAAAATTGAAGCAGCGGGCGTAGATAATATTAATGAAGTAATTGATAAATTGATTAGTAATGGAAAACGTACAGTTACTATGGTTTAAGAGAGGAATTATAATAAATTATGAAAATTATTGTAGACGAAATGCCGAAACATCCATTTGATTGTCCATTATCAAAAATGAAGAATGATGATTGGATTTGCAGTAAATATAATTCAATATGTAACATTGATATGTGTGATTTGTTGAAATCCATTACAGATTTTTGTGTAGGTGAAGAAGTATACATGGATTCTTCGGGTGTAAAAATTATAAAGAATGGTCTTGATATTAAGAAAAAAACAGAGGATGAATCATGGCAGTAATTGAGATTTGTGATATTTGTAGAAAAGAAGTTACAGATACAGACGGTATTACTCTCACATGTTCTGATATGAACGGGTTAGGATTTTTCGGGAATGACCCAGTAAGAGTGAAAAGACATTACAAAATTAGAATTTGTAAAAAATGTGTAGATAATATTAAAAAATATTGTAAGAGACAGAGAGAAGTACACGAAGAAAAAGATATTATATTAACTCATAAAGACACTGAAAGATTATTAAAAGAGAAAGGAATAATTAAATGAAATTCAAAACCGATAAATCAATTGACGATTGGGTAGAAAATCATAGAAAAAAAGGTTGCATTTCAAATGAAACTGCTGGAGAACAATTTGTATATGAATTTATTCCTACGGCAATCGGAGAAGCACAAAGTGTTAAATGTATGTGTTGTGATAAAGATTTTAAATTTTGGGATTTATAAATACTTGTGATTATGAAAGGAAATTGTATATGAGTGAACTTAAAATAAAAGAATTTTGCAAAGAAGTTGGAGAAAATAATGAAAAACATGGTTTTCGTGAATCAATTTTAAAACCAACAGATTTTGTTGCTTTAATACATAGTGAAGTTTCTGAAATATTAGAAGAATTTAGAAACGGAAGAGAAGCAACTGAAACATATTACAGAGAAGATGGAAAACCAGAAGGAGTTCCGTCAGAATTGGCAGATGTAGTAATTAGATGTTTTGATATGGCAGATTATTATGAAATTGATTTAGAATCTATAATTATTGAAAAAATGGAATTTAATAAAACAAGACCATACAAGCATGGAAAAAAGTTTTGATTTACAAATTTTAGAATAAAGAAAGAAGTAAATATTTATGACCAATCAAAAACAAATTTTTATAACAAATGGTATGGCAAGGTCAGGCAAGGATACTTTTGCTGAATATCTAAATGATTTTGTTCCTACGTTAAAATATTCATCCATTGATAAAGTAAAAGATATTGCAAGGCAATGTGGATGGGATGGAACAAAAGATGAAAAATCAAGAAAATTTCTAAGTGATTTAAAAATCTTAACAAGTAAATTCAATAATATGCCGTTTCGTGCAATAAAAACCACAGTAGATCAATTTAAAGAAGATAAAGAAAAGAGAATATTATTAATAGACATTCGTGAGCCAAAAGAGATTGAAAAAGCAAAAAAAGCTTTTGGTGCAAAAACTATTCTGATAAAAAGGAATGATGTTAAATCCATTACTTCTAATATGGCAGATGCAGGTGTATTTGACTATGATTATGATTTTGTAATAGAGAATAATGGGACGTTAGATGATTTTTATTGGGCAGTTTATAATTTTGCGAAGGAGAATATTTTAAATGATGAATAATCTTGAAATTATTAGAATCTTATTAAATGCAGAGCCTTATCATCCAATATATGTAAAAGACAATAAAGATAGAGAATATAAGTTAGAAGGTATTTATCTGGATAATGGTTTTGTAGAAATAAAAATTAAAGAGTTGGAGGAATAAAAAATGATTAAATTAGAAAATGTAGTTTTGGCAAGTCCAGAGCAGATGAACTTTGTTATTGAAGGTATGCGTAATCCTATGAACTCATGGGGTAAAAGTGATAGTCATAATTGTAAACAAAATAGTTCTTTTTGTATGGAATGTGAATGTAATAAAATCGGTTATCGCTTAGGTGAGAATGATATCTCACTTATGCAACGTCTTTCTAACGCAGGTACAGAACATCGAAAATATATGCGTATGATGCCAGTATATGTAAGGATTACAGCACCTTTATATTGGTGGAAAGAAGCGGATACATACAAAGTAGGTACAGTTGCAAACTCTTGCAGTACAATGCACAAGATTGCGGAGAAAGAATTTACGTTGGGGGATTTCTCTACTGAACATTTCCGATGGATTTCTGAGCGATGCTTAAAAGACACAATTGATGTGTTAAATGGATATAGAAATGATTATATAAGAACAAAAGACAAAGATTACTGGTGGCAGATGATTCGGCTATTACCATCTTCGTATAATCAGACTCGTAATGTTATGCTGAATTACGAAGTGCTGGCAAACATTTACAGACAGCGGAAAAATCATAAGCTGGACGAGTGGCGAGAAGTTTGTAAATGGATTGAGAATTTACCTTACAGTGAATTAATTACAGGAGAAGAGGAATAAAAATTGGATAAAACAAAAAGAATAAAACAATTAACAAAGCTTCTAAATGAGTATAGAGATGCTTATTATAATCGAGGAGAATCAATTATTTCTGATTATGATTATGATAATCTCTTTGATGAATTACAAAAATTAGAAGAAGAAACAGGAATTATTCTTTCAAATTCACCAACTCAAACAGTAGGATATGAAGTTAAATCACAGCTCGAAAAAGTAAAACATTCACATCCTATGCTATCTCTTGGTAAAACAAAATCAGTTAATGAGTTAATAAAATTTTCTAACGGTAAGGATTGTATCATTTCTCTTAAAATGGACGGACTCACCGTCCTTAATACTTATAAAAATGGAAAATTGATTCAAAGTGAAACCAGGGGAGATGGTGAAGAAGGTGAACTGATTACTCATAATGCAAAAGTATTTGATAATCTACCTCTTCAAATTAATAATACTCATAGATTTGAAATTGAAGGAGAAGCAATTATCACGAAGAATGACTTTGAGTTAATTAATTCTAAACTATCAGAAGAGAATAAATATAAGAATCCACGAAATTTAGCATCGGGTTCAGTAAGGCAATTAGATAATAAGATTGCAAAAGAACGTCATGTGAAATTTGTAGCATGGAAAATTCCATTTGGATTTACTCATTTTACAGAAGGTTTTAATTTCGCACAGAGCATGGGATTTGAAATAGTTCCTTATGTAACATATAACAGTAAAACAGATGATATTGACAAAAAAATTGAAGAATTAAAAGCTATTGCAGAAGATAAATCATATCCAATTGATGGTCTTGTAATTACTTATGATGATGTAGAATATGGAAAATCTCTTGGGTTCACGGGTCATCACCCTAAACATTCATTGGCGTTCAAATTTTACGATGAAGAGAAATCTACTACACTTAAAAATATAGAATGGACGATGGGTAAGAGTGGCACATTAACTCCCGTTGCAGTTTTCAATGATGTAGAAATTGATGGAACTATTATTAACAGAGCTTCTTTACATAATTTATCTATATTAACAAATATTCTGGGAACACCTTGGGTTGGACAGAAAATCAATGTATTTAAATCTAATATGATTATCCCTCAAATTTCATGGGCAGAAAAACTTTCAGGAGATTTTGATAAAGATATAGAGAAATCTTATATTCCTACTCCTTTAAAATGTCCTTATTGTGGAGAACTTGTTAGATTTAAAAAAGAGAATGATACAGAAGAAATGATTTGTACTAATCCTAACTGTAAAGGTAAGCTCCTTGGAAAGCTTTGTCATGCAGTATCTAAAAAAGCTTTAAATATTGATGGACTATCAGAAGCAACATTACAGAAATTTATTGATAGAGGATGGTTACAATGCGTTGGAGACATTTATCATTTGCCTTTATATAAAGATAAAATTTCTCGCATGGAAGGTTTTGGCACAAAATCTACCAAGAAGTTAATGGAGAATATTGAAAAGTCAAAAGATATTACATTAGATAAATTCATCTCATCTCTATCAATTCCACTCATTGGTACTACAGCCAGTAAAGATATTGCAAAATTCTGTGATTATGATATTGAAAAATTCAAATTAATTATGGGGAAATCTCCATATAAGTTCACTAAAATTGAAGGATTTGGAGATAAAATGGCTCGTTCTTTATTTGATTGGTGGTCTGATAATATTAAAGAATTTCTTGAATTAGAAAGGCATTTTCGATTTAAAAAGATAAAGAATAATATCAATGTAGATAAACTAAAAGGTCAGAATTTTGTAACCACTGGTAAATTACATCATTTTGCAAATAGAGATGCGTTAAAAGAAAAGATTGAATCTTTAGGTGGTAAAGTTGTTGGTTCTATTTCATCCAATACCAGTTTCTTAATTAATAATGATGTAAATTCCACAAGTAGTAAAAATACTAAAGCAAAGAAGTTAAATATTCCAATTATATCAGAAGATGATTTTATCAAAATGATTGGAGAATAATATGAATTGTATTGATAATGAATGTAAAAATGAATATTCATATTTTGGAGAAAGTTATTGTGCATTAACTAAAAAAGAAATTCCAGATGATATTGATATAACTGAATGCAACAATTTTGTACAAGCACACACTTGTATAAATTGTAAATTTTCTACTTTCATAGTTTACGAAACAGGCACAATAGATGAAGTTGATTATAAATGTCCATTTCAAAACAATGAAATAATATATCAAGACTTAAATCCATGTTCTTTTCATTTTTCTGATGTTCCAGAATGTCCGATAATAGATAAATTTGAACTCATGCAACAATGAATTAGGAGATTTTATGAACAAGTTAACAAAATTATTCATGGTGGGAGCTTTCTCATCTATACTCAGTGTCGTCCCTGTAAGGGCAGGGACGTTAAATTTTCAGACATATTTTAAAGTAAAAACAGTAAAAATTCAAAACAATCATGATGGTTATTTAAATGTATTCAATGGGAAAGATGAAAAACTTTTTGCAGCGAAACGTGATGTAAAAACAATGTATACTACTGTCACATTAAATATCAGAAAAGCACCATCTGTAGATAGTAAAGTTATTAAAACTGTACAAATCGGTACAAAATTAAAACGTATTGGTGATGGATCTTGTGGTTGGGATATTGTAAAGCTTAAAGATGGTGCAAAAGGTTTTGTATGGGATGAATATTTATCAGAGAATAATCCTTTTGAAAATTTAGGCAGATTCCGTATCACATATTATTGTAACTGTGATGAGTGTAGCGAAGGATATGGAAGATTAACCAGTACAGGGCATATTTGTTATAGTGATTACACAATCGCTGTTGACCCTGATGTAATTCCTTATGGTACTACAGTATATATCAATGGTAATGAATACTATGCAGATGATTGTGGTGGAGGAATTAATGGTAACGAGATAGATATTTACGTAGACCATCATGAACTCACAACAAAGAATGGAGTTGATTATTATGATGTATTTATCAAGAAGTAAGGAGAATAAATGTTAAAGAAAACGTATTTAATCAATCTGTCAAATATTAATGATTTGCAGAATTTTGTAAATGATTTAAACAATATGGTGGTTTCTGATGTAGATGCAATGGTTGGAAGATATACAATTGATGCTAAATCTGTATTAGGGATGATGTCAATTTGTAATAAAAATATTACAGTTGGTATCCATAGCTGTTCATCATATGATTTTCAATGTTTTAAAAATATTTGTGAAAAATATGAGGTGACTGAATGAAAAAGAAAATATATTTGTCTGGTGCAATGGGATGTTATTTAGGAACAAAAGAAGAAGGTTATGCTGAAACATGGAGAAAAGAAACAGAAAAAGAATTTCAGTTAACTAATTCTAATTTCAATATTTTCAATCCAACGAGATATTACAATTATAATGAACATTCTGATGGAAAAGAAGTCATGAGATACGAGTTAAATCAATTAAAAACATCAGATATCTTATTAGTAAATTTAAAAGATGTCGATTCATCTGTAGGAACAATCGAAGAGATTTTTTATGCATATATTTTGGGTTTACCAATTATTGGATTTTTACCAGAGTTAGATAATACAAATAATACTTTTGTTCATCCTTGGTTATATGAACAAATTGACAAAGTTTTTGAGGGTAAAGATTCTATGCAGGATGCAATTTATTATATTGAAGATTATTATGGAGAATAAACTATGGCAGTGAAACTTAGAGAGGAATCTGAAAAATCAACAAAATCTTATTTCACGAAAGAAGAAAAAGAGGTTCTTCTTGACTTGATTTGTAGCAAACAGATTCATTTAATTCTTAAAAATCATAAAAATTATGAAAATGAAAAATATCAGAATTTAGAGGAACTTAAAGTTAAAATAAAAGATATGTAAGAAAGGATACTTATGAAAACAAATTATGAAAGAATTATCGCTTTAGAGAATATAACTCTAGGCGATTGTATCTATATGTATGGAATTAGAAAGGAGATGGCAGTAATTGAAAACGGAGAAGTGGTAGATTTTGTAAAAGAAAATATTGATATGTAACGTATTATTTTATTACTGATAGGAGGATAACTATTGAAGGTAATTAAGAGAGATGCTAGTTTAGTTGAATTTGATAGGCAAAAAATTTACAATGCTATTATGAAGGCTATGGAGAATGGTTCAGGAATTGTAAAACCTAAAATTGCTGAAAGTGTTGCTAAAGAGATTGAAGAAAAATTTATAAATGAAAACACAGATGAGATTGATATTTCGGATATTGAAAGTTTAGTCTATGATAAATTAATTACTAAAAAACAAAGACTTACTGCAAAATCATATGAAGGATATAGAAGTATTCATGAATTTCAAAGAGAAAAAAATACTACAGATAAAGAAATGAATGAATTATTACAAGGCTTGAGTGAATATTGGAATACAGAAAATTCTAATAAAAATCCGAAGGTTTTAAATACTCAACGTGATTATATGGCAGGAATTGTTAATAAAGATATTTCTCGTAGATTTTTATTACCAGCAGAAATTGTTCAGGCGCATGATGAAGGAATTATTCATTTTCATGATAGTGACTACTTTGGAATGAACGCAATGTCCAACTGTTCATTAATTAATGCAGAAGATATGTTGCAAAATGGAACTGTAATTAATAAGATTATGATTGAAAAGCCTCATAGATTCATTACTGCTTCTACAATTCTTACACAAATTATTCTTGGAGTAACTTCTTTTCAGTATGGAGGAGCAACAATTACGCTAACTCATTTAGCACCATTTGTAAGAGATAGTTACAATAGATATTATGAAAAATATAAAGCTAGAGGATATAGTGAAGAAGATTGTAAAAAATATGCTGAAGAAGACACTAGAAAAGAAGTAAAAGATGGAGTACAGACATTTAATTATCAGTGCAATTCTATGTCTAATTCAAATGGACAAAGTCCATTTTTGTCTGTTTTTATGTATCTTGGAGAAACACAAGAATATAAAAAAGAACTCGCAATGATTATTGAAGAATTTCTTAATCAAAGATTAATTGGTATGAAAAATGAAGTTGGCGTATATATTACACAGGCTTTTCCGAAACTTCTTTACGTTTTAGAAGAAGATAATATTCATGAAAATTCTCCTTACTGGTATTTAACAAAATTGGCAGCTAAATGTACTGTTAAAAGAATGAATCCTGATTATATTTCAGCAAAAATGATGAAAAAATATAAAGAAGGAAATGTATTTCCGTGTATGGGTAAGCGTAAACTACAGCCCAGGATAAACCGATTGAACCTTGTTGCTTAAAGGGTGTGACTTAATAATAAGTTGCTAACGGATAGGTCTTAGCGAGAAGAAATTTGATGACCTAAGATGAGTACCGTGCCAAGCCTAGAAATAGGAAGTGTGTATCGACTAACCGTGATGAGTGTAGCGGTGTAGGATTGGAGATAAGCACCAATTCCAAGCAGTCGGCTCGTTGATGAGAGTAACGGACTCTGAGAGAACATATAGTCAGTGTACATAGTGATATGTAGTAAAACGTGTAGAAGTTTTCTTTCGCCTTATAAAGACGAAAATGATAATTATAAATTCTATGGAAGACTAAATCAAGGTGTCGTCACATTAAATCTTGTAGATGTGGCATTATCATCTGAAGGTGATTATGATAAATTTTGGGATTTGATGGAACAAAGAACGGAATTATGTCATAAAGCCTTATTGTGTAGACACGAGCGTTTAGAAGGAACATTATCAGATGTAGCTCCTTTATTATGGCAATATGGGGCATTTGCAAGACTTAAAAAAGGTGAAAAAATTGATAAACTACTCCATAATGGATATGCAAGTATTTCACTTGGATATGCAGGTTTATATGAGTGTGTAAAATATATGACTGGTAAATCACATATCAATTCAAAAGAAGGACATGATTTTGCAATTAAAGTAATGAAATTCATGAATGATAAATGCGATCAGTGGAACAATGAACATTACATTGGATTTTCAATCTATGGAAGTCCTATTGAAAATACAACTTATAAATTTGCAAAATGTTTACAAAAAAGATTTGGAATAATCGAAGGTATCACAGATAGAAATTATATTACAAATTCTTATCATACCTTTGTAAAAGAACCTATAAATGCTTTTGAAAAACTTGCTAAAGAATCAGAATTTCAAGCATTATCTCTTGGTGGTGCAATATCTTATGTAGAAACAGCTGGATTAGTTAATAATGTAGAGGCAGTTATTGAAGTAATTAAATTCATCTATGAAAATATTATGTATGCAGAATTTAATACTAAATCTGATTATTGTCAGTGCTGTGGGTATGACGGAGAAATTAAACTTATTGATGAAGATGGAAAATTAATTTGGGAATGTCCAAACTGTGGTAATAGGGATAAAGATAAAATGAATGTAGCAAGAAGAACTTGCGGATATATCGGAACAGAGTTCTGGAATGAAGGAAGAACACAAGAAATTGCTGAAAGATATGTACATCTTGACAATCATGGATATAAGGAGAAATAGTATGGCACAAATTTTTAAAATCAGTGGTTATTTAATAGATATAAATGATTCATATACTAAAGATGACGTTAGACTATCCATCACCGACAAAATAGATATGTTTAGTCAACAATTACATATTGAAAGCACAAATATTGAAGATTGGGATGATGATAACCCATTAAACTTTGAAAACTGTGATTTATCCTATTGTTCTCAATATTTTAAAAATCCAAATAATGGTAAATATTTTGATAGACCATTACCCGAAGCAGGACAAAAATATAGACATTTTAAGATTGGGAAAATTGTAACTATTGTTGGGATTTCAAGACACACTGAAACGGAAGAAGTAAGCGTTGTATATAACTATGAAGGACAAATATGGAATAGACCTCTTGAAATGTTTATGAGTGAAGTCGATAGAAGAAAATATCCAAACGTATCGCAGAAGTATAGATTTGAACTTGTGGAGGATTAAATATGAGATATGCTCAAATTAGAAGCATGGACATCTCTAATGGAGAGGGCGTAGGCATCGCCCTCTTTGTTCAAGGATGTCACTTTCACTGTAAAAACTGTTTTAATCAAGATACATGGGATTTTAACGGCGGAAAAGAATGGACGAGAAAAACAAAAAATGAATTCCTTGAATTAATTGAGAAACCATACATTAAAAGAATTTCTTTTCTTGGAGGGGAATGTTTAGCAGATGAGAACCTTGAAGAAGTATATGATTTAATTAAAAATGTAAAAAAAATACATCCAGAAAAGATACTTTGGATGTATACAGGTTATACATGGGAAACAATTTTTCATCCAGTTATAACAGATGATACAAATTTTGAAAGAGATAGGTTGATTAAATTACGTCAAGATATTATTTCTATGTGTAATGTCTTAATAGATGGTAGATATGTAGATGAACTAAGAGATATGAATTTAGAATTTAGAGGAAGTAGTAACCAAAGAGTTATTGATGTACAAAAATCTCTCAGAGAAAGAAAGGTAATTCTATGGAAGACAAACCAGTAAAACTAAAAGAAAAAGTATATTATGCTCGTATTCATCACAATACAGTTACATATGATGTATGTGATTTGGTTGTACAATCTGTTCGAGATACATATTTTGCTGCAACTGATAAGAGAGATAAACACCGTTATCTTTTTTCTTATAATGATATTAATAAACTTATTTTCTTTGATAGAGAAGATGCATTAAAAATTGTATTAGATGCACAAGCAAATAGACCTAAAAAGTATCAATATGAGGAGGAATGATTCATTGGCATATTTAATGAAATTTAAAGGTAAATATCGTTTGAAAACAGCTATTGATAAAATTACGAATGATTTTCCTAGAGATGAAAATGGAATGTTAGAACAGAATGATATTTATATTGATTGTATGGGTGGTTCTCAAATCACACATTATGGACGTTCTACTTTAATGGCATACATTCCATCTCTAGGAAGAGGACATAATATTTTAATTGCGATTGCAAAAGAATTGAATGTACCAGAAGATAGAAATTATGAAGTCTTATATTCAAACCTTGAAAAAGAAGGAACGATTAAAGATATTCATGATACCGATGGTGAAGTCGAATTCAAATTTGATGCGAAAAATATTGATTTCATTGCTAAATATCTCAAGCCTAGAACATCAGGTGCAGGCATCAGTCCTTTCTCAACTAAAAATTTACCCAAAGCAAAATATGAAATAAGTGAAGATAATTTAAGAGAATATAAAGTAATAACGGACACAGTTCCTAAAGATAAGTTATTAACCCTCTCACAAATTACAAATGATTTTTTGTTTAAATATCTTCAAAAAAAGAAGCAATATAGAGCAATTAATATTAAACAGGATATGCGAAAAAAGATGTTAAAAAGTAAAGAGTATATTCATTGTATTGGTGAATGGGGTAACTATTTAGAATATTTGAAGAAAGAATTAGAGAAAAGATTATAGGAGGATTTTATGAATAGTGATTATACAATTAGTAAAGATTTTCAAGTTATGGGACAACCATCCTTTTCAAGATTAGATTGTGCATATGGAGATGCAACTATTTCTACACTTAGTCTTAACTTTACATCTGATTTTACAAAACAGTACGACACCAAAATCACATATGGATTTAATGTTGCAGGTATGAAAATTAAATGTGCGGAAAAATTTGTAAATAAAACAAAAGAAGCTTCATTAATTTTTACAGGCGAAGGAAAAGTTCTTGATACTAAGTTAACTTTTCACAAAGAAGTTCCAATTGATGCAAATATCTATGAAAATTATGATTGGAAGGTAAAAAATGGGATTCTTTATGTAACTTTATTTGAAAAAATCAACGAAAAACCGCCAATTTTTAGACATATTAAGCAAGAAAATGAATAAATTTGACGATGAAATCTGTGTTTCATTAGAATCAAAAAATGATACAAAAAGGAGATAAATAGCATGGTGAGAAAGAACGAATATAAACTAAACAAAAAAGTAAACGAATCTATTTTAAAGAAATGCGGATTCAGAAAAGAGCATGGAGATTGTTATACATTAAAACATTTCCTGTATGAAAAATACGTCAGCTTAAATATCCTTGTGATGTTAGATGATTTAAGTTTAACAGTTACAGTAACAGATGATAAAGGGAATTTATATGCTCCATTCTATAACCCTGAGTTAGTAGAAAATAATATTGTGGCACAGGAAACAATCGAAGAATATAATAAAGTGATGGACAGATTGTCTAAGAAAAAGGTCACTACAAAAGTAAAAGATATGTCCGATAATAAGGATGATTGTTTATCTATTAAAATCAAATATTTTACCGACAAGATTGATAAAGTTGATTTTATTGGTGGTAAATCTGATTGGGTAGACCTTCGTGCGGCTGATACATTCAAATTACATAAAGGTGAATTCGCATTAATTCCATTAGGTGTTGCAATGCAGTTACCGAAAGGTTATGAAGCTCATGTTATTCCAAGAAGTAGTACAAGACATGGAAGATTATTCAGACAAACCATATGGGACTTATTGATGAATCTTACTGTGGGAATAATGACCAGTGGTTTATGCCTGTGATTGCTATGGAAGATACTACGATTAATGTAAATGACCGTATCTGTCAGTTCCGTATCATGAAGAAGATGCCAAAGGTACATTTTGATGAAGTTGTATTTTTAAGTGAAAAGGATAGAGGTGGAATTGGAAGTACAGGGAGAAAATAAAGAAATAAATTTTACGAAAGATGTACAACAAGAAGCAATTATATTAGCTGCTTATCAGTACATAAAAGATTTATTTGAAGAGGGAAAAATAACAAAACATGAACTTAATAAAGTGAAGAAAAAGTACAATATAGATATTGAATAAATTGACATATTAAGTTATAATAAATACCATACTAAGGTACATCTAGTATGGTATTTATTGGTTTAAGAGGTGTATCATGAAAAGAAAAATTGCAATATATGCTAGAGTTTCTACGGAACATGAAGCGCAGATATCTGCATTAGAGAACCAAATACAATACTATGATGAAATATTAAAAAAACATCCAGAATGGGAACTATATGAACGATACATTGATGAAGGTATCACAGGTACTTCTATCGGTAAAAGGGATAGTTTTCTTCGGATGATGTCAGATGCAAAAGATAAATGTTTTGATTTAATTGTCACTAGAGAAGTATCACGTTTTGCAAGAAACATTGTTGATACATTACAACAAACAAGAACTTTAAAACAATATGGCGTAGAAGTATATTTTACAGATGATAATATTTGGACAATGAATGATGAGGATGGAGAACTTCGTCTATCTATTATGGCTACATTAGCGCAAAATGAAAGTAAAAAAACTTCCATGAGGGTAAAAGCAGGACAAATGATTTCCTTTAAAAATGGTGTTTTTTATGGAAATGGAAATATTTTGGGATATGATAGAGAAGGAAAAAATCTAGTTATTAATCCTACACAAGCATTAACCGTTAAAAGAATTTTTGAATTATATCTTCAAGGAAATGGTATAAGAAAAATTCAATTTATCATGGAACAAGAAAAAAGAAAAACTTCATTAGGTAAAACAAAATGGAGTGCTTCTAATATTGCTCGTATTTTAAAAAATCCTTTTTATTGTGGTAGAATAGAATATAGAAAACAATATGTACCAGATTATCTTACTCAGAAAAAAATAAACAATCATGGCGAAATAGAAAGAGTAATTACAAAAGGAACACACGACCCGATTGTTTCCGAAGAAGATTTCGATAAGGTGCAAGAAATATTTAAAACTAAAACTACAAAAAAAGATAATAAAAAATACGGAAAACCATTAGCAGATAATGTATGGGTCAGAAAGCTTAAATGCAAATGTGGACATGGGATGAATAGAAAAATTAATTACGTTTCCAAAATTACTGGAGTTAAAACATATTCATTTCAATGCCACGATCAAATACACACAGGAACAATTAAGACTCGTTTAAAAAAAGGATTATCTATTGATGGTATATGTGATAATAAAAGTTTTCCCGAATGGAAATTAGAAGTACAAGCTGATTTCATTTTTAGAAAATTGTTATCAAATAAACAAGAGATATACGAAACCGCTATAGAAATGTTGGAATCTTCTGTTGCTGTAGATACACATATACAAGATAAAAAACAAAAAATAGAAAACCATATACAAAGTATTGATAAACTAAGGGCAAGAAATGATATGCTGTTAGATATGTGTACAGATGGTGATATATCCAGAGAAACTTTTAAAAAGAAAACTGAACTTAATAATCAAAACATTCATGAACTTGAAGAAAAAATCAAATTAATAAGAAAACAAATTAAAGAAAACGATACTCAAGAAGATCTTAATAAAAGAATAGAATGTCTTTCCGCATTTTTGAAGATGAAGTGTTTTTCTAAAAAAGAAAAAATTCCTGAAAGCATTATTGAAAAATATGTTGAAAAAATTATTTTTTATAAGGATGATTTTGAATGGTATTTACGACCGACAATAGGGAATGTAGATTTTTTATCCATTGATGCAAAAAACATGAAAAAAGGTACGCATGAACTTGAAAAAACAATGTGTTATGTACCTAGCAGCACAGGCAGCGATTGCCGAAGGAGGAAAATAGACAAGCGTAAATATTTTTATTTCACAACGCTGATTGTTACACGGGATGATGTAAATGAATACATGAAATATCATGCTGAGTATACAAAGGCAAATCGTTTTAAAGATATTGTTTGCAAAATCTATATATAGTTCGAGAGGGAAGCATTTGCTTCCCTTTCTTTTATCTCTCGATTAGGACTAAATCCCTGAAATAAAAAAGGATTTAGTCCTTTTTTTATATAAAAATATTTTAAAGGAGATTGATTATGAAAGTATATGTAGTAGCAAATTTAAAAGGTGGCGTTGGAAAAACCACCACAA